GTAAGAGCGTAAGTCTTGTTGGTGGAGACGGTAAGCGTATTCGCCAAGCTGGATACACCACAGTTGAATTGCTTGCTCGTTCACCCAATATTTTAGTTGAAAGGAGGTAAGGCGCATTCCTCTCCCCGCTAAAGCGGGGGAGTATCCTGCGCTAAATTCTATGAGTGAACTAGGTGTAACCGGACTAGAACATTATGCGGGTCAGACTAAGGAGCACTGGATACCTGCATTAAACACCAACTCGAAACGCATTAAGGTCTACGATCAGATTTATCGCTTCGACCCAACAGCATCGACTATGATTAAAACTACGTCGATGTTTATGTCGGGTAGCACACCACGTGTTAAGCCAGCCAGTGATTCAGCGGCAGATCGTGCCGCTGCCCAGTTCATTGAAGAATGTATGTTCGACATGACCAAATCATGGTTAGAGGTCATGTCGGACATTGTATTGTTTTTGCCTTATGGCTTTTTCGATATGGAGATTGTGTACTGGCGTCGGGATGGTACAAAATCCAAGTATGACGACAATCGTATAGGATGGCGCAAGTGGGCACCCCGTCATCCGTCTACGCTTCACAAGTGGGAGATGGATGAGAACGGTGGCATATCTGCCATGGTGCAACGAGCACCCCCAAATTATGACACCACCACACTACCCATTGAGAAACTACTGCACTTCACAACCAGCGGCATGGGGAAAAACAATCCAGAGGGAGTTAGCATACTCGACGGGGCTTACAGCTCTTGGTTCTTTGCAAAGAATCTAGAGATTGAAGAGGGTATTATAGCTGAAAGAATGAGTGGCACACCGGTCATCACTCTTCCTGAGAATGCAGACCTTGACGAAACAGACCCGAACTCAGATTTGTCGCGTGCCCAACGTTTAGTTCGCAATATTAAGATTGCAGAGGATATGGGCTTAACCCTTCCATTTGGGTACGAGTTTCGTTACACGACTCCACAGCATGGTACTATTATGAATCTAGGTGACGTGATTATGCGTCATCGTCGTAACATTGCTCGTTCATTAGTGATGGACTTTATCATGCTGGGCGGGGGTGACCAAGGCTCCTTTGCAATGCATAAAGACAAAAGCCAGTTGTACATTCGATCCTTGAATGCTTACATGGACAAGATTGCGGATGTCATCAATCGCCATGGCATTCCTAGGTTGCTTGATATGAATGTATTCCCTGGTATATCAGGTTATCCTGAGATGTATTTTACCCCGATTACCAAGATTGACATTGGGGATTTCGCGCAAGTCATCTCTGGTTTGTTCAACAGTGGTGCGCTATCATATGATTTGGAAACAGAGAACCAGGTAAGGAGAGAGATTGGCCTAGAGGAAATCGAAGAGCCTGGTGTGTCATTCAAACAATTTGCACCGCTATCGGCAAGTGGGTACAATGAACCCGAAGCGTCTGATATGCCTGAAGAAACCGAAGAAGAAGAGGAAGAAGAAACAACAGACGACGATTTTGAGTTTTCAGACTTACCCCACGGTGCAGCAGTAGAATATACAGATGACTTGCAGGCGAGCCTGATGGATATGTACACCGAGTGGGGTGAGGAAGTTGCTGAAGACTTGGTGGAGTCTGACGACGACGAATTTGACGAGGTACTGGCTGCGGCTTTATTATTGCTGGCTCGTAAGATGGTGAGTGAGCTAACAGAAGCCATGATGAATATGTGGCGAAAAACTACAGGGCGTTCTCCATCTGTTCAAGGATTGAGAGCAATCCTCGACGAGTTGCAATATCAAGAAGAATTCGTAAGAGGTCGCCTAATCCCTGATTTGGAAAACGATATAGGGGGGAAGGCTCAGGAGTTAAAAGACAAGGGGGCCAAACGTGATGTAATAATTACTGCAATTATAGGTGCAGTAGCAGCACATAGATACAGGGTAGGTATGTACGCCGGTTCTGTGTTTAAGGTTTGGGGGAATTATGCACGACCCCTGACAGCCTTTGAGGCTATGGAGGGGCGTGGCGAAGTAGAGTTTGACTGGAGCACCGGCAAGATTGTCGGTGAGGGCGTTCTGGCGCGATATTTCGGCCCTAGTGATGAGAGGAATTGTCAGGGTTGTGCATACTGGGTAGAGCGTGGTTGGACAGACCCCGCTATTATACCACTCATAGGAAGTCTAGAGTGCAATGGCAACTGTAGGCATGAGATTCAGTACAAATATCGTGGCCGCATATATTAAAGAGAGGGGTTTATGTCTATACTCGTTGCGGTGTCTGACCTGCATGTCAATGGTACTCCGGCGCTATGCCCACCGATTTTCGAGCGTGACGGGACGGGGGCTTATTATCCCAACAAATCGCAAGAATGGCTTTGGGATTGTTGGCTTGATTTTTGGACAAGGGTTTATCGTATAAAGAAAAGAACCAATCAGAAGGTCATTGTCGTACTGGTTGGTGATTTAGTGGATATTAACAAACACAGTAAGTATCAGCTAATATCACCTAATCCAAGCGAGATTCTGGATGCTACAGAGACTGTTCTACTTCCAGCGTTGGACACCGCCGATAGCATCTATGTTATCAGGGGTACAGAGGCTCATACTGGTGGTGTGAGCTGGTTAGAAGAACAACTTGCTAAGAATATTGGTGCTGAATCAGATGAAGTGGCTGGGACGCATTCGTGGTATTGGCTTCCGTTACAAGTGGAAGGGACGCGGTTTGGGTTTGCTCATCATCCAGGCACCAATTCTACGAGACCGTGGACAAGGGGAAACGCAGCTAACCGTGCCGCTGCAATGGTAATGGATGCATATTACTCAGATGATGAGCGTCCAGACGTAGCGGTCTTTGGGCATGTGCATCATGACGAGGATTCGTATGATAATCACCCTGTTCGAGCGATGTTCTTGACCCCGTGGGCGCTACACACAGCCTTTGATGCTAGATGTGGACGGGCTTTTACTACTCCTCAAGTTGGGGGAAACATTTTTGTCATTCATGAGAATGACTACGATTTACACAAGATACGTTATAAACCAGAACGCCGAGGATTTCAAAGAGCTTAAGGTTTAACCTACCTGACTCAATCAAGGGGGGCAGGATGGACAAGACATTGGATGTAAAAATATCGGGTGTTACAACCGCCGAGATTCACGAAGAGTTGCTAAAAAACCTTGCGTCTGGCATACCAGATGACGGGTTTGCTTTGCAAGGTATAGCGAGTGACACCACGTTATCTTGCGCGACTGTAAGGCGCAGACTAGAAGAATATTTGGAGAATGGCGTGTTGGATACCGATTTGCGAGTGGTAGACCATACACGCCAGCGTGTTTATTGGTTCAACGATACCGACAACTTCGAGCGCGACTATCAGAACCTCGTAGATGATTTATCCCCTCATGTCCCGTCACAGGCGATCAGTATACAGGGATTTGCTGAAGACCTTGGCGTAAGTGAACAGACAGCCGCCCGTCATCTTAACAGCCTTGTCGAGGACGGTGTTTTCAAGACTAAGATTGTGCCACTGAACGGTACGTCTCAGCGCATTTATTGGAGACCCTATGAGTGACGTTTATGTTGTTTTATCCATGCACCGTAGCGGTTCTTCAGCGGTGGCTGGTATAATGCACCACTTGGGTGTGGATATGGGGGACGATTTGATGCCCGCCTCACCTGATAACCCTAAGGGGTATTTTGAGGACATGGTGTTTGTAACACTTAATCAGCGTATCATTGCTGGTGCTGGTGGAGCATGGTGGTATCACAGCAATGAATTTTTCAAGCGTGTAGAGAATGTAGGGGGGTTTGACAATGAGATAAGAGATGTGTGTTTTGCCAAATCTGGTGTGTGGGGGTGGAAAGACCCTCGAACAGTGGCAACCTATCCGCTTTATGCTCCCTATTTAGATAACGTACACTTTGTTGTGGTTGAAAGAGGGATACATGCAATAGCGTTGTCCTTGAATAGACGTGATAATATGCCGGTCAAGAAGGGGGTAAAATTTGCGTCTGATTACTACCATCGTATTAACAAATTGTTGGAACGTTACAATTGTCCGTTTCATCGTGTTAGTTACGAGGCATTGGTAGAAGACACGGTAGGAACTATTGATGACCTATCTGGTTTTTTGGAGATTGACGGTGACGTACCTGTTGATTTTGTAGATGAGAGGTTAAAGCATTTCTGATGCAAACACATACTGACGGTAAGCCATTGGATTATCACGATAAAGACGGGTGGCACATTATGTGTGCCTGCGGACATCGTGTAGGGGGCTTAGAACGTGATGACAAAATGTTGCTTTGCCCAAACTGTGAATGGTTGTTGAAAATAACGGGCGGCCCCGTTAATATAGTGTACGAAAACAGGGTGCCTCAGGAGGAAGATTGTTGTGAATCCTAAATTGTCAGTAATAGGGTTGGGGAAACTGGGCTTACCCACGGCGGGGGTGTTTGCCGCTTCGGGGTATGAAACTATAGGTTATGATGCATCGGAGAGGGTAAGAGAATATGTGCGGGATCGAGTAGCCTATATTAGCGAACCCGGTCTAGACGATTTGTACGAAAAAGCAGGAAGCAAGTTGCGAGTTGTAGATTCTACTTACGAAGCGGTAATGCAATCGGATGTCACGTTTATCATCGTTCCCACCCCGTCGCAGGATACAGGTTGGTTTGATGCTTGTTATGTTCACGATGCCCTGGGGGAAATCATTACTGCTCTGAGGGAGAAAAACAGTTATCATCTAGTAGTCGTGGTCAGCACGGTGATGCCTGGAACAATGAACACCGAGTTTATGCCACGCTTGTTGTCACTGGGCGACCCAGGGCGACAAAATTGGGGCTTATGTTATAACCCAGAGTTTGTTGCTCTAGGAAGTGTCATTCGCGATTTTCGCAATCCAGATATTGTGCTAATCGGTGAATCTGATGCTTATTCGGGTAGATTGTTGCAGGATATTTATGAGAATGTATCCCCAAGGGCCGAGATAAAGCGCATGAACTTCGTCAATGCAGAGTTGACGAAGCTGATGATTAACACCTATCTTACAACCAAGGTTACATTCGCTAACACAGTGGCAAAATTTTGCGAGGTTCTTCCTGGTGCGCATGTCGATGTGGTGACCAATGCTGTAGGTGCTGACACTCGAATTGGCCGAAAATATCTCACTGGGGCGACCGCTACAGGGGGGACGTGCTTACCCCGTGATGTACGGGCCACCATGGCATTGGCTCGTACTTATGGAAATGATACCGGTAAGTTGCCAAACGTGGTAAATAATTGCAACGAATCTGAGGTGTATCGGCTTGTTAGATTAGTGAGAAAGCATACCCCGATAGGCGGAATGGTGGGTGTGTTGGGACTATCTTATAAACCGAAAACTGATGTAATAAAAGAATCGGTTTCGATAGCGGTGATAAAGAGCCTTTATAGCGAGCATGACATTTGTGCTTACGACCCTGCTGCTATGGACAATGCAAGGAGGGAATTAGCGCATTTCGATGACCGTATAAGATTCTGTGATAATATGGTAGATTGCATAGAACAAAGCGACACATTGCTCATTGCTACTAGATGGCATGAATTTGAAGGCATCGAGGGGTTTTTCAAAGACCAGACAATCATAGATGTTTGGCGTTTACTTAATCCAGACTTGATTGCAGAGGGAAACCGTTTGGTGCAAATAGGAGTGTATCCAGCGTGATTCAAGTGTCTGTGCATTTGAAGGAGCAGTCTCAACCAATCGTGTACGAAGAAGTCAAGAACACATATACGAAGGGGCCGTTCTATTGTGTCTATACTGCCAACGAAGAGAGCCACAAGTTCCCTGTGAGCGATATTTTTAGGGTCATTGAGGACTATGGGTTTCACGGTAGAGAGGTTGACGAATGACAGGCCCAATACACATCGGGGGTGTAGGGCGTACTGGAACATCGGTGATGGCTGAAACGTTTCATGCCAATCCAGACATAGTTTACTTTTCCGAGCCACGTTTCTTATGTGACCCTGGGGGCCTGATGACCTACATCGAGGGTACGACCCCGCCTGAAGAATGCAGGGTGATGATGAAAAATCACTTCATTCCTATCATGCGTCGGTATCTGAGGCAATATGGATATGATGATTCTGTCTATACTTCTGAGGTTATAAATGCAATTCTATCCGAGCTGGCCCCTGTTAATCGTGTAAGGTGCGCGGTCCAAGTTACAGAACGTTTGTTTGGGTTGATGGGGGATAACTGGGTTGAGAAAACCCCGCATACTGTCAGGTGGGTACATTACCTTTACGAGATGTTTGGTCAGAGGATGCGCTACATTCACATGATTCGCAATCCTCTTGACACGGTTCACAGTCTGATGAGGCAAGGCTGGGGTGGTGGAGATGTTTGGGAGTCGTCAAACTACTACAGTAGAATCTTGGAAGATGCTTGGAATAGTTACCGTGAGGCCGGTAAGCCAGCCAACTATCTGGTGGTGTCTCTAGACAATCTGGTGGACAACCCAGTGACTGAGATAGGCAGGGTGGTAGAGTTTACTGGAGTATCCCTTACCGCTGACCTGATAGACACAAAGAAGTCTCACAGGGGGCGCGGGGGTACTTTTACTCAAGCGGAGAAAGATATTATACTGACGCGTTGTGAGGCGTGGTATCAGAGGTGGTTGGAGAAAGCAGATTGAATAAGCATATTCAGTATCTGGGATATTTGATACGCCATAAGTGGTATGTGTTCAAGAAGTGTTGTGAATACGGCATCCCCCTGCGCGGGATAATCCACGATTGGCACAAGTTTCTGCCTAGTGAGTGGGGGCCTTATGTTGAACACTTCTATGGCAAGAATGTAGACAGGGATGAAGACGAGGTGTTTGATTTTGCATGGCTTCAACATCAGAAGCGAGCAAGGCACCATTGGCAATGGTGGGTCATGCGCAAGGATAGTGGTACTGAAAAGATTTTCCCTATGAGCGTCGGGGCACGTAAAGAAATGCTGGCTGATTGGTACGGTGCTGGAATGGCTCTGGGTAAGCCTGACACTCAAGCGTGGTACGAGGAGAACAAGGACAAAATAATGTTGCACCCGTACACACGGGTGTGGGTAGAATTGCAGCTGGAGGATGGATTGTGAAAAGGGCTTTGGTAGCTGGTGCTGGTGGCTTTATTGGTGGGCATCTTGTTCGTTATCTTAAGGACAAGGGATACTGGGTCAGGGGTGTTGATATTAAAGAGCATGAGTTCTTTAATCCTCCAGCTGATGAGTTCGTGGTGGGGGACTTGAGGCAATGGCACACTTGCTATCGGGTTACAAGGGGTATTGATGAGGTTTACCAATTGGCTGCTAATATGGGCGGTGCTGGATATGTCTTCACTGGTGAGCATGACTTAGATATTATGCGAGACAATGTACTCATCAACACCTTGATGTTGGATGCGTCTCGCTTGAACCAAGTGGAGCGTTATTTCTTTTCGTCGTCGGCTTGCATATATCCTCAAACATTGCAGGAAACTATAGATGATGTTGATTTGGCTGAAGGCGATGCCTACCCCGCTTTCCCTGACAGTGAGTATGGATGGGAGAAACTGTTTACCGAACGTATGTGTTTGCAATACGGGCAAGACACTGACGTAGAGGTTAGAGTGGCGCGTTTTTACAACATTTTCGGAACGTTAGGCTCGTGGAATGATGGGCGTGAAAAGGCTCCCGCCGCCCTGTGTAGAAAGGTAGCTGAAGCCAAACTGTCTGGTGACCACACTGTCAATGTTTGGGGGGATGGGAAACAGACTCGTTCTTTCTGTTACATTGATGACTGCTTAGACATGGTGTATGCCTTAATGCAGTCTGACTATCGGGAACCAATAAATATCGGAACGGATGAGATGGTAAGCATCAATGATTTGGTAGACCTGATTGCCGATATTGCTGGTATTGAGGTAGAAAAAGAACACGACTTGACCAAACCGCAAGGGGTTAGAGGACGTAACGCTGATCTTACACAGATGCGGAGGGTTCTGGGGATAGAACCTCAATACTCTCTGAAGGACGGAATGGAGATATTGTACCGATGGATATTAAGTCGAGTGACACATTAGTCACCCTGCAGAATCTACGTGAGAAGTGGAACGTGATTCCCTCTGGCCCCAAAACTAGAGTGCTATCGTCAGATTTGTTGCGTATGCCCCCTACTAGTATTACGCTATATTGGGAAAGCGTGAGGCACCGGTACACTAGCGAAGTAGAAGAGCGTGGATGGTATCATGCTTATTACTCGGATTATTTGTCCGACAAGCGCGTCTTGGATTTCGGGTGCGGTGCAGGAATTGATGGGGTGACATATGCTGAGCGCGGGGCCAGTGTGACGTTTGTGGATATAGTGCAAGATAATGTTGACCTTGTTAAGCGCGTGTGTGATTTCAAGGGGATTGAAGCAGATTATCTTTATCTTGAGAGATTGAAAGACATCAACAGACTAGGTGAGTACGATGTTATCTTGGCAATGGGTTCACTGCATCATGCCCCATACGATTTTGTCAAGCGCGAAGTAGGTTTGTTGTTGCCCCATTTAATATCTGGTGGGCGGTGGTTGCAACTAGCATATCCCAAGGAACGATGGATACGTGATGGCAGCCCCCCATTTTCCAAGTGGGGGGAGATGACCGATGGGGCAGATACCCCGTGGGCTGAATGGTACGATGTAGAAAAGGTTCTTTCTTTGTTTGATGTTGATGTGCGAGTAATCATGACGAGAAAGTTTAACAACAACCGTTTCGCTTGGTTTGATTTCGAGATTTTGTAACATCATGTTACATTGAGGGAAAGAAGAATGTTAAGTATAGTAGTTGTTTCTAGGAATGATGATCATGGGGGTGGGCTACTAGATCGTATGTCAGCTTGTTTTACCGCTTTCGATGCGTATTATCGAAAATACGATTGGGATATGGAAGTGGTAGTGGTAGACTGGAACCCACCAGAAAAGCGCCTCAAATTGCATGAGATATTTTCTAATGTGTATGATATGCCCATGCGATTCGTGGTTGTGCCCCCCAGCGTTCACAATCAATATCTACACAGCAATATTATCCCATTGTACCAGATGATTGGAAAGAATGTTGGCATCCGCCAAGCGCGTGGTGATTGGGTTCTGGCAACCAACATTGATGTCGTATTCAACGACAATTTAGCACATCGTCTTGCCTGTCATGAGGATATGTTAGACAGGGATGCATTTTACCGCGCCATCAGATTCGACACATCGTTACGTAAGTTACCGCCTATAAACATTAATGAGCAAACCCTGTTGTGCCGAATGAATATCATCAGGGTAATGAACGCTCCTCCAGATCGTTTGCACACGAACGCCTGCGGGGATTTTACGTTAATGACGAAGGGAAACTGGCAAGAAATGCGGGGGTATATGGAATGGCCCATCTGGTCAATTCACATTGATAGCCTGGGGTTAATTCGCGCTAAGGGGTTGGGGTTAGACCAAAGGGTTTTTGATAGGAACCATCGGGTTTATCATTTAGAGCACAATGATTTGTGGGTCAACAATAAATCGTTCGCTAATGAGTTGCCCAAGTTATCAAATATTTACAACTGTGACGATTTTCTAGAGGGGGTTTTCGATGGAAGGATAAGAAATGAATCAGATTGGGGATTACTGTCACTTGAACAAGAAGAGGTAGAAGAAAACGTGATAAGATTATCTGGCACTCTATCAGCAGGGTTGAAACAGCAACAAGAAATTGTAGACACCCTGCCCTTGACCTAGGGGGTTTTTGTGAAAAAGACATTGCTCTTTTTGATGCTGGTGTTATTGTTATTAGGATTAGGATTTTCGGGTGGGCCACCATACCGCTATGTTGACCCATACAGTAACCTGTGTGAGGGGGACACTGGCGTGTGTCGTCAGCGCTGGGGGTGTTGTGGGAGCGGAAACTGGGTATGGCCCACTGACAGCCGTGTCCTCGATGTGCGAGGCTTTAGCGGGAGTCACCCTGCAATTGACATCATCGTAAATAACGGTGACCCTGTATATGCCGTTGACAGCGGCATGGTCAACTGGGCCGGGTACAGCACGTGGGGTTATGGTAACTTAATAGTTGTAAACCACGGGCACCGCCAGACTTACTATGCACATTTAGGCGAGGTGCATGTAAGTTGTGGGGAATATGTGCAAAAGGGTCAAGTTATAGCCACAGTTGATAACAGGTTAGGGAAACAAGGCGCTTCTGTAAATCCGCATCTTCATTTTGAGTACCGAAAGGGCGAATACAATTACAGCCCGTGGTTGATGTTGGATAAACCGGAAGACAGAGAAGAGGCGCCGGAGAAGCCCTCTAGCGGTAGCGGGTCTGTAGTTACCCAGTGACAAATGAAAACCCGAACGGGCCCAGACGACCGCAGCGCACGTAATGCACGTTATTCGCACTGGAGGCAAGAATGAAACCAATTTTGATGAACTCGTTTAGCGTTCGCGCCATTTTGGGCGGAAGAAAAACGCAAACGCGGCGGGTGATTACGCCGCAACCAGATGTTTCAGGCGGGAAGATAATATTCCCGTGGGCTACGTTTTACCCAGGCGGGTACGTTCACACCTACAACGAGGATGGTATAGGAGGTCAGAATTGGCCCGCGCCTGAATTCCCAGACGAGAACAAATTTCAAGCAGCATTGGCCCGGACTCCGTACAAAGACCCGTGCCCCTACGGCGTCCCTGGCGACCGGCTGTGGGTGCGGGAAGCGTGGCAATTGTGTTCGTATGGATCACAGTTGCCAGGGCTAAAAGAGTTCCGTGTGCGATATAGGGTAGACGACACACTTCGTTGGGTGAAGTGTGAGCGCGATCTTGCAGTATTGAAGACGGTAGGTTTCAAGCCTTCGATTTTTATGCCCAGAGAATTTTCTCGCCTCACGCTAGAGATCACGAGCGTGGGGGTAGAGCGGATACAAGAGATTAGCAAGCAGGATGCTATAGCCGAGGGTGTTGACTGGCGTAAATGCCCAATGTATCAGACCGAGGCCCAGTTGAGGCATATGGTCAAGGGGTGGGGAACCGCGATGACTGTTGACTATATTGACGGATTTAAGCGCCTTTGGAATTCCATCAATGCCAGCCCAGGGTTAAGTTGGGCAGACAATCCCTGGGTGTGGGTTGTGGAGTTCGAGAGAATTCAGTAAACAGAATTGTTGCAGCAGGGAGGGAGACGGTGGGGGACAAAACTAGGATGAAGCACGTTTGGCATTTTCGCGTGGGGGAATGGGAGGTGTTGATTGGGCTACTCACTCACCGCAAGATGAAGTGGTCTGAGCGGTGGGGGTGTGTAAGGTCACTATCGAGGCGTGGGTTCTGTTCCAATCTGGGTTTGATTGCGCTTGACATTTTCCGATGGGGAGGGGCCCAGTAAACAGGGGGCTTCAGTAAATCCCCACCTGCACTTCGAGTACCGCAGGGGCGAATACAACTATAGCCCTTGGTCAATGCTACCGTCAACACAAGTTGCACCGACACCGACACCTAATCCCTCTCAAGGAGGGCGAGGAATATCTGTAGTTATAGGAGGAGATTAACGTGAGGATTTATACATACCCGCGCCCATTTGAGGGTCTTTTCAAGGATACTCAATACAACGCAATTATGAGCTGGATGCAACTACCGGTAGAAGTTGTGTTAATGGGTGACGATGATAGCGTGTTAGAGTTTGCGAGTGAGCATGGGTTGCGGTGCTTGCAGGTCGAGACGAACTCGATTGGTACTCCCCTGGTTCCGTCAATATTTAAGACAGCTGAAAAAGACAGTGAGGATAAGTTTGTCTTTATCAACTCAGACATCATTCTGTTTCCTAGTTTTTACAGGTCTGCTAAGGAATGCTATCGAAAGTACGACTGCTGTCTAGGTATTGGTCAGCGAACTGACATGAATATCAAAGAGCGTGTTGATTTCAGTGATGGTTGGGAAGACCGCCTTTGGGTTCGTGTCAAGAACCACGGACGCTTACATCAACATTGGGGCATTGACTATTTTGTTGTCAAGGGGCACATTTGGGATGAGATACCATGGTTTTATTTAGGGCGATACGCATACGATAATTGGCTAGTGGCGACCGCTATTAAGAATGATGTGCCGGTTATTGATATGACTGAGGTTGTATTGGCTGTGCATCAAAACCATCCTAGAGACTATAACAGAGAGGAAGAGGGAAAGCAAGAGGTACACCACAATCGTTCCTTGTTCGCTAAGTTGGGTAAGCCCTTGGCTGGAGTAGCCCATGCTACGTATAAGATGGAGGCAAAATGAATAGGAAGCAAAGAGATATTAAGATTGTAAAGGTCTTAGATTGGTTGGACAGATATGGTTCGCTAATGGAATACCTGGATAACAAGACAACTGGGTATGGAACTATGGTAATTGCGTTGCACGGTAAACGGGCTGTCAAGGCGGGGCAATTGGGACAGATGGAAGTCTTGCCGCCAATAGATTTCAGGGTAGATGCTAAGGAGCAGGGAGATGGAAGTATGGATTGATGTAGGTGCTCATAGAGGGCAAAAATCATTGCCACACGCTGCAAGGAACCCTGACAGCATAGTGTATGCCTTTGAACCACTTATACATTTTGCCAATCAGATTGCGAGTCAACGCAAAAACTACATCGTTTTACCATGCGCCGTGACGTTGACCAATGGTGTGGTGCCGTTCTATGTCAACGCATATGAGGCAAGTAGTAGTGTGCTTCCTCTGAGCCGAAGGGGGGTAAGCCAATGGATTGGTGGGGATAAACTGCATCAGGTTAAACGTGTCTTGGTGCCCTCAATTCGTCTTGACACGTTTATGGAACAGGTACGCATTGAGAAAGTTGATTACCTTAAGGTTGATGCTCAGGGTCTCGACTTGCAAGTGGTACAATCTGCGGGTCGATTGATAGATCGCATTCAGAAAGCAACTCTAGAAGTCACCACTGTTTCTCACTGTGTCTATGAGGGACAACCCCAAGCATCAGTTGTAGTTGCATGGATGGAACGGCATGGGTTTGAGATAGAAAGCCGAAGAAGACAATCACATGGTCAAGAGGAAAATATAACATTTGTGAGGGAATCATGAGAAAGGAAGTTCCGGCGGAAGATGCGGAAAAGCGACTAGAAGAAATCGGTGAAGAGATACAAGAAGGAACCGATGAAACCAGCAAGCACGATTGGCATGGGGAGAGCGTATTGTTGGAGATAACCTATCGAAACGGGAAGGTGTACAGAAGATTGATGAGCAGATGGATGGCTGAATGGGAAATAGCTGATATACCCCGCAACCAACCTGATGTAGAAAGAGCACGTATCATCTATGATGCCTCTATAGCCTTCGTCGGCTTGCCAGACGGATTAAATGCTTGACAGTTGTTGTATACTCTTTGTATCTTAGAGATATGTTAAACTCGACAATATTTGTCAAAACTTATCACCAAAGCTGGCCCCACGCCAACACACCGCCACCTATGTAATAGCACATTAACATTAAGCAGAGCGGTGTGGGGAAACTCACACCGCTTTTTTGTTTTTTCTAGGCTTTTTCTAGTCTAAACCCCCTTGACAGGGCGAAACAATTGTGATATAATTGCTTGTGGTTGAGGATAGTAATTAAAGGAGAGACAAATGAAAATGCTTCTAAGCATAGTTGTGACCATCGCCTTGATGGCCGTCGCAGTGACTTGGCTTCCTGGGGTAGAGTTCTCGCCCCATGACTATAGGGGCATGTCTTCCCAAGGGGAATTTTGGGTAAGTCTGGTAGGTTCGGCAGTGATACATACTATCTTTAACGTCATCATTGCCTTGGGGACAGTCATGGCCATAACTTCCGTGTTCATAATTTTGGCTGAGGATGCTCAGGGGGTTCTGGTGTTGGTCATTGTCAGTGCTATTGCATCAGGTTTCTTTGCTAACATTGTGCTGTACAATACTCTACCGTTGCTTGTGTCGTTCTATCCCAAACTGGGTTGGGTTAACTCTGTGCTAATATCTCTGGCAAGTTCTGTTTTAAGCATATTGTTTGGTTTTAGTGCGAGTATAAACGTGGAGGAAAAAGGTGCTTAAGGTTTTAGCTAGCTTCTTGGTGGTTGCGGTCATACTATGCGTTGCCGTACTAGCTGTACCATCGGTGACCATTAACCCCATCGAACCACAGTATATAGAGATGGGAATGACGGGACGTATTTTCTTGTCGGTCTTTCTGACAAGCATAATATACGAGGTTTTCATTTCGCTTGTCGCCATTTCAACTGGTTCTTTACTGGCGCTGATTATCCTCTTTTTAATTGTTTGGTTCTTGGAGGAAAAGCCCAGAGATAGCCTTTCTCGTAATGTAGGAGCAACATGCGGGATGGTCGCCGGCTTGGTGGTGACCATTCTGACATATGCTTGGGGTCATCAAGTCATAGGGTTTGCCCCCCACGTACCTTTGGGATGGGCGGTAGCGATGGGGTCAGCAAGTCGGTTGTTCATTATTCTTCTGGCGTAACGTGCGTATTTTGGCGGGTAGCTCAGCTGGTAGAGCGCCTGACTGTTAATCAGGAGGTCGTGGGTTCGACCCCCACCCCGTCAGTTTTAAGAGTTTTCTAGTGACGAATCGCTTGACAAACCGGCCCAATCGTGATATAATTGCTGTTAGTTGAGCAAGGAACTTTAACAACTTATAGCGTGGGTTTGTAGCTCAGTTGGGAGAGCGCCACAATGGCATTGTGGAGGTCGTGGGTTCGAGTCCCGCCAAATCCATTCCCCAAGGCAGGAAAAGCCTATTGTTTCCTGCTATATCCTCTAAGTTAGGGCCAAGCGACGGGGGTATGGGATTAATGAGGCCCATAGTGTAAAAAGGTGACGCACTTGGGGCTGAATGAGATAGGCTTCAGCCCCAACGCACGCTAGTAGCTCAATTAGGGAGAGCGGCGGTCTCCAAAACCGTATGTTGCGGGTTCGATTCCTGCCTAGCGTGCCTCGCGGGAGTAGTTCAATTGGTAGAACGCCTGCTTGCCAAGCAGGAGGTTGTGAGTTCAAATCTCATCTTCCGCTCTGGGGACGTGGACTGGCGTCCGTGGGCAAAAGCCCTAAAAGCCCTCGCCCTTGCGAGGGAACAGTCACGGGGGTGTCGAAAAGGGAAATCGACCCACCTTGAAGCCGAAGGGCACTGGTGGGGACGCGGGTTCGAGTCCCGCCACCTCCACAGAGGCCGATAGCCAAGTCTGGTAAGGCACCACTCCGATAAGGTGGTAATTCGCAGGTTCAAATCCTGCTCGGCCTATTGGTGCTTGCCCACCAAATTCTTCACCTCTAGCACACCTGGTAAAAGTCCTTTCTTACTGGGGTGATGGGGCAAGACATCACCCCAGCTGTCTAGCGATAGACAGCACCGGGGAATAGTCCAGTCAGGAATGGACGCGGCATTTGGGATGCCGAGATCGTGGGTTCAAATCCCACTTCCCCGACTGAGGGTGCGTAGCTCAATTGGGGAGAGCGCTACATTTGCACTGTAGAGGTTGCGGGTTCAAATCCCGCCGTATCCATTACCCTTTGTGAAACAGTACAGACGAGCATGCTTCTCTTCTGTGCGGAGAACCATGATCGTGTTTCACGGGGGTACATAGCGAGGTAGGGTAGTCTGGTAACCCACTAGGCTCATAACCTAGAGGCGAAAGCCTAACGTCGGTTCAAATCCGACCCTCGCTCTTGCCCCCTCGGTGGTCTAGTTGGAGAATGTGGGTATGTAGGGGATGCCATCGAGGGGGATAAGCCCTCATAGTTTAATTGGCAAAATGTCGGTCTGTCGAACCGATGTTGCGGGTTCAAATCCCGCTGGGGGCGCTATGGCATATCTTTTTGGAAATCATAGAGTAAAAGTACATCCATTGACAAGACAAGTGCGTGGGTCGTTTGTCACGGCAAACAACCAGACAAGAGCTTGGGACGCTGGTCTCCTGAAAGAGTTCTACCAAAGAACGGTAGCACTTGAAAAGCCAGTAGTGGTTGACGTGGGGGCTAGCACAGGTTCTTATAGCCTTCTTACCACGTTGCATCCTGGGATGAGAGTGTTTGCATTTGAACCCAACCCAAGTGTCTATGAAATACTCTTAGAAAACATAAAGCGCAATGGTGTAGAAGACAGGGTAACACCATACTGTATTGCTCTATATGATGAAGATGGTAAGGCAAGATTGAGTGTTCCAAAAGACATCGGTGCTAGCGGGCTGGCGACGCTATCTCAATCTCCTCTACGTTTTAAGGCAAAGAGGGTCGTTGAAATAGAGACAAGAAGATTAGATGATATAGAGGTTCCCCCACCAGATTTCATCAAGATAGACACCGAAGGTGCTGAAGTATTGGTTTTAAGAGGGGGAAAGCAAACGATCAGGGAGCATCATCCTGTGATGCTCTTGGAGCACCATAACGTTAATACGAGACAGATGGGCTTTACCCTAGGTGACGTGACGAGCCTCCTAGAAAAATGGGGGGCAACATGGGAAAAGGCAGGTAGAGAAGACATCTGGGCGTATTGGTTATAGGCGTGTAGGGGACGTTGGTATACCCATTGGACTTTGAATCCGAAGAACGCAGGTTCGATTCCTGCCACGCCTTTTTGCCCTCATCGTCTAGCGGTTAAGGACGCTGGCCTCTCAAGCCAGTAACGGGAGTTCAAATCTCCCTGGGGGTACTGGTCTGCTTACAGCAAAAAATAACTCTCTAAAGAAGAGTATCCGAGGGTTCGACTCCCTCATAAAGCTGGCGCTGGATATAAAATAGCAGACCGTGAAATAATTGGGCTACCAACAGCAAACCAAATCAAAAGACCGGAATACCGGCCTTACCCAAATGGTAGCCCGACGGACTTGTTTAGGCTGCTTACAGCAATTCAAATGAAAAAGACCTTTAATCTTTCACCCTAATGCAGCCTGTAGGAATAATCGTCTAAGCCTGCTCACAGCAACTCAAATGGTTCCTGAAACCAAAACAAAAGCAGGCTGATAATGACACAAGGAGGAGAGGATGAACTTCTTCGACGCGATGACCACGAACGACACCCTAACAGAGAATTTTATGCCAACCCACTCCACGTCTGGCAGTCACATGCTGGATTGGTTTTTCAAAATGGGGGGGTATCGAGGGCAGAGTGTTGATACCATTGTAGGTCACTTTGCCACGGCTTTTGGGGAAAGCGATGAGCTGGCGATGCGCTCTTTGTTTTGCCTTAGAGACGTGCGGGGTGGAATGGGAGAACGACGCTCGTTTCGACTGGCGGCCCGCTGGTTGGCCCAGGTACATCCTGAGTACATCAAGGCAAATATACACAACATTCCTCACTATGGGCGATGGGATGATGTTTTGTATGTGTGTTTGGGGACACCTGTTGAAGACGACGCTTTGACCTTCATTTGGGAAGCTCTGACAGAAGGTGATAAGCTATGTGCTAAGTGGATGCCACGTGAAGGCAAGAGCGAACACGAAATCGCGGTCTATCTGGTGGAGAAGTTTGGTCTATCACGTCGAGAGTACCGCAAGTTGCTTGCCCGAAACACCGAGGTTGTCGAGAACCTCATGTGTGCAGGAAGGTGGGACAGAATCAACTTTGCCCACGTTCCGTCGCAAGCCTTTGCCAAGTATCGAGACGCTTTTGCCAGACACCAGCCCGACCGCTTCAATGCATTCCTAGAACGTGTTGAGAGCGGGGAGGAAGACGTTCACGCTGGGGCAATTCACCCGCATGAGATTGCTCGGAAGTTACTGGGTTATGCTACACCCTCAACCGTGAGAGCAATGAATGCCCAGTGGAAGTCCCTGCCTCGGCAGGACACACCAGACGGTACGTTGGTTGTTGCTGATGTATCAGCTAGCATGAACACCGGTGATGGTGTACCAATGCAAGTGTCAGTGTCATTGGCGCTGTACTTTGCTGAGCAACTGCAGGGGCCATTTGAAAATGTGGTGGTGACCTTCTCAGAGAAACCCAAGTTTTTCCGTGTTCCTAGTGGCACGTTAGAAGAGAAAATGTGTGCCATCAGGGACATGAACTGGGACATGAACACCAACCTTGAGGCGGTATTTGACCTGATGTTAATGCGGGCCAAAAGAGCCGAGCTTGCCGACGAAGAGATGCCAAAAAACATCCTAATCATCAGCGACATGCAGTTTGACCGCTGTATTGAGGATGGCGACAAAAACGCCTTAGAGATGATGAGAAGCCAGTACAAGGAAGCTGGATACACGTTCCCACAGGTCATTTTCTGGAACGTGAGAAGCAGCAGTGGCATCCCCGCAAAGATGTCGGAGAGTGGTGTGGGGTTGCTATCGGGCTTCTCGCCCTCGCTGATGCAGGCTGTGATGAACGGAGTAGCTGACCCACAAAGTGTGATGGAAAACACTTTGATGGATGAACGCTACGACAAAGTGGTTGTGCCCTCGTAGCTCAAAGGAGAGAGCGGTGGGCTTCGACCCCGCTGATGCGGGTTCAACTCCCGCCGAGGGTTTGCTTAAGCAAGGTGAAAGGGTTAAAGAAAGCACTGGTGCGCCTGTCAGTTAGACGTGGCTCATGACCTCGCACGCCGACCGCCTTGCTTAACAGTGTAAGGCTTCTGGAGTCTCGGACTGGCAATCGGGCGAGTAATAAGCTGGCTGACCCTGAATAATGCTAGCTAAGAAGGGGTTGGCCTCCGATTGCCGACAAGCCCCTGTAGTTTAATGGAAAGAATTCCTGGCTTCTAACCAGGGTGTGTGGGTTCAAATCCCACCAGGGGTGCTTGGGTCTATGGTGAAATCTGGAATCACACCGCACTGTAACTGCGCAGTTGGGGGTTCAAATCCCTCTAGGCCCACTTTTGGGGGGTAGTCTAGTGGTAGAACGGCGGTCTCTGGAACCGTAAGCGGGGGTTCAAGTCCCTCTCCCCCAGCCTGGGAGAACAATGAGCATACAAAACGGGTTAGCACAAGCGCAGGTCTACGATGATCTGTACACACCTAAATATGCTGTGCATCCTCTTGTTGAGAACATCGTCTTCAATGAGGGGGTGATATGGGAGTGTTGCGGGGGAAACGGTAGCAATATCAGTAAGGTTTTCTCCGAGAGGGGCTTTGAAGTTATCGAGACCGGTTTACCGAATATGGACTTTCTACTCGACACCCCACCGTTTGATTTTGATTTTATCATTACCAACCCCCCTTTCTCTAGAAAAGACGATGTGTTGGAAAAGTGTTATGGGTACAACACTCCGTTCGCGTTGCTTTTACCCCTAACAACTCTAGAGGGAGTAAGACGGGGTAAGATGTTTCGGGAGCATGGTATCCAAGTGCTGGTTTTGGACAGAAGAGTGGACTACACTGGTAAGGGAAGCAATTGGCAAAACACGTCGTGGTTTTGTTATGATATGCTAGAACACGATCTTGTTTTTGCCGAAATGGGAAGGACAAACCGATAGATGGTGAGAGACAGTCTAGGGTAGCTCCCGAAATGGAAGGTCAAGCAGAAAGCTGGCGACTGCATCACTTTTGAAAAGTGACGAGCCTCTTGGGCCTTACTGGTTCGACCCCAGTACCTTCCGCTCTTGGCGGGGATAGTTTAACGGCAGAACATGCGTTTGTGGAACGCAGTGTGAGGGTTCGATTCCCTTTCCTCGCCCTTGTATTGTAACATGATGTTACAATATGGCCCTGTACCGCAATTGGCAGAGGGACACACTTAGAATGTGTTAGTCTGGGTTCGACTCCCAGCAGGGCCACCTAATTTTAGGGTTTTTCTTCTTGACACCGGCTGTCGTTTGTGATATACTGGGTTAGATGACCAAGATAGGTAACAGGAGTGAGTCTAAAGAAAGCCCCAGTAGCCCAACTAGGCAGAGGCGTTTGACTTAAAATCAAAAGGCTTGTGGGTTCGACTCCCACCTGGGGCATCAGGGCCACTAGCTCAACTTGGTCAGAGCGCCTCCCTTACAAGGAGGAGGCTGTAGGTTCAAGTCCTGCGTGGCCCACTCGCCCTCGTGGTCTAATTGGAAAGGGCGCTTGGTTGCGAGCCAAGAGAGTACGGGTTCAAATCCTGTCGGGGGTATTGCGCGTTCGGGAAAAAATATTCCTACGACTTAAACAGGTCAGGAGAAAAAGATGAGAATTAACGACTATAGTGTAGTAATTGTACCCGGCAAAGAAGTTGCCGGGGGATATGTGGAAATGCAGAATGGGCAGAAATACCAAATCAGGTTGCGGAACAGCAACTCTACCCGCTGTGATGCGCGAGTGGTGGTAGACGGTGAGCATGTAGGAACCTTCCGCCTGGGGGCTTACCAGAGCGCAACGATTGAGCACCCCGTGGACGACCAAGGGTGTTTCACTTTTTACAAACTGGGAACACGAGAGGCACGACAAGCCCAGCTCAGAGATAATGATGACCTAGGGCTGGTGTCCGTGACTTTCACCCCGGAGAAAAACATGATTGATTGGCCCCCCATCAAGGGTGTCAAGGGTGTGCGCGGTCACCCTGTTTCGTATGAGACTCAGAGCTTGGCGGCGGGTGGTACTGGACTATCGGGTCACAGCGACCAGCGATACGGAAGAGCACAGCATATGAATCTAGACCACAGCCGAGCCACTACCATCAATCTACGCTTGGTATCTAGAGAGCGCGGGTATGATGAACCGCGCCCGTTGGCATCACGTGGCAATCCTGTTCCGCCTCGTGTATAATTAGCAAGGTAACCGAACGTGCAATGCGGGCATGGTGAAACTGGTATCACAACAGGCTTCCAACCTGTTGTTGCGGGTTCGAGTCCCGCTGTCCGCTTCTTGGATGAGTAGCTCAATTGGTGGAGCGACCGGCTCATAACCGGTGGGTATGCGGGTTCGAGTCCCGCCTCATCCACTATCTTGACTAACTGTATTGGGGGGCATTTTCGGGGGGAAGGAAATGCGCAGGAAGCTGAGGTGTGTGGGAATTTTCTTGGGGGGATTTCCGATTATCCCGACTGGATGGGCTACCGGCTTTTTTCTCAGTCGTTGGTTGGTGGGTGGGGGTGCTATAACACCGTTTATCGTTGTAGTATTGGCAGACATAATCTGTCTGTACTGTTTGGTACGTCGTGCAGACTGGATTGTTGCCGAGTTAAAGGACCAGGCCCTATAGCTCAACTAGGTAGAGCACTCGGCTCTTAACCGATAGGTTGCAGGTTCGATTCCTGCTAGGGTCATTAACCCGAACAAGTCGTTGAGGCGTGGGCGGCTCCACGCGACGGTGATAAACCGTCACAAATCCGGTTAGCGACCACCTGATCAGTGGAGGGTAACTGGGGAAAACACCACTGGTTTGATCAACCAAACGGTGTGCAGGTTCAACTCCTGCCGACGATACTGATTTTTCTAGTGTTAATCTCACCTATAGCATCGGCTATATAATACACAGGGCGCGGTAGCTCATATAGGTAGAGCAGGGGCCTTTTAAGCCCAAGGTCGTGGGTTCGATTCCCACCCGCGTCACAGGAGGATATATGTTATCTCATGGTAGCCTTTTTACTGGTATAGGGGGATTTGATTTGGGGTTCTCTCGTGCTGGTATAGAATGTGCTTGGCAGGTTGAAAAAGACCCGTATTGTCAAAGGGTTTTGAGAACACACTGGCCTAATGTAGAGAGGTATTCTGATGTCAAAAACATCACAGGAAGAGAGCTCGATTCAGTTGACATTATTACCGGAGGGTTTCCATGTCAAGACCTATCCATCGCTGGAAAGCGTAGGGGACTGGCTGGAAATCGGTCGGGATTGTGGTTTGAGTTCCATAGAATTATCACAGAAGTTCGCCCAAGATGGGTTGTTGTCGAAAACGTCTGTGGGCTTCTCAACTCCAATAACGGGAGAGACTTTGCAATCTTGTTGGGAGGGCTTACCGGAATCATACCAGAAGTTCCTAAGAGGGGCTGGGGGAATGCGGGAGCAGCCAAGGGACCCATCTACAAAGTGGTATATCGCGTTGTCGATTCACAATTTTTTGGAGTACCCCAAAGACGGAGAAGAGTCCTTATTGTCGGATGTCTTAGAGATAGCAGTGCCACCAAAGTATTATTTGAGCAAACGGGCGGCGAATGGAATACTCCGACGTGCCAAGGAAGGGGGAAAGGAACTACCACCTATGCTTGCCGACGCGCTCAAACAGGTAGTAATGGGTGGGGAGTTCAAAGACAATTAACGCACACGCTAGACGCTACAGGTGGGGATGCAGTAACAGTTTGTAACGAGACAGTGAGTACCCTTCAAAGCAGAGATAGAAAAGGAGTGGGAAATCAGTTTGTGGGAGAGGGTAAATTGGTTGTTAGCTACAGGCAATTGCGCTCTGACGCTTACCAAAAAGACAATATTGCATCGACGGTATCGCATCGTGACTACAAAGGAGAAACTGATTTGGTGGTTAGAGGGGTGTCTATGAGAAGTAGAAAGGGGAGTGTTAATTTAGAGGTTGGGGAAGAACAACTGTCTTGCTCTATGACTAGGAGTAGCGGGCAAAAAGATTATGTTTTGTGGAGCCCGCGTAGCCAAGATGGTACACATCGTATTCATGATATTTGTCCAACCTTGGATTCGTCTCAAGGGGGACAAAGGCATCCCTGTGTAGGAATTCGTCGTTTAACACCACTTGAATACGAGCGGTTACAGGGGTTCCCCGATATGTGGACAGCGGTAATGGAAAAACGCACAAAAAGCTTGGGTCGAGAGGATATTGACTATTTGCGTTACCATTATCATAGAATATATGGTGAAGAATTGAGTGACCATCAGGTAAAAAGGCTTCTTAGTGATACCCAGCGTTACAAACAACTCGGTAATGCTGTGACAGTTAATGTTGCCGAGTGGTTGGGTAATCAAATTGTAACCGTGGAGCAGGGGCCCCCATCGTCTAGGGGATAGGACATCTGACTTTCGATCAGAAGACGCGGGTTCAAATCCTGCTGGGGGTACTGAAGTTTGAGTAAAAAATTGGGTGCGTTTATAGCAGAGCCAGAGTGGACACACGAAGTATATCACCTGAGTTACGACGACCAAGAAGCGCTGTGTGGGCGCTCGGTAAAATCTATGATTTTCGTCGGGGAACCACAAGCACCAGGGTACATTATTCAACGCCATTTAACTTTCCAAATTGGGGTTTGGCGATGCTGTAAACAGTGTCGCAGAAAACTATACTAAAGTCACGATGACTAAGGTTGTCTTGGGCGGCAAGAAAATGGTGGATGCGTTCATCAGAATCAGCACCCCTGATTTTGATTTTCAGAGCTGCAATAGTAAAGGAGGCAGTATGGCAACTGCAAGCGAAAAAGCAAGTAATTTAATAAAATGGTTGGGCGATGAAGAACCCAGCGTTGATCTTGACCTTAACGAAGCACTGTATACGCTAAACGAGGGAGGGGGGTGGCCCGACTACATAGAAATCAGAAACAGAGAGACTGCCTTGATGTGCTGGCGACTAGTCGAGCGGTTGAAAGGAGAAAAGTTGCCAGATGAGTTCAAAATTTAAGATTGGGGGCCGTAACCATAATTGGCATTGGAGCGCCCTGCTAAGGCGTTGCACCTTTCGGTGTTGTGAGTTCAAGTCTCACCGGCCCCGCTAATAAGGAGAATGATGAAAAAACTAATTGTATTGCTTTTTTTGATCTTCACGTCTTGCTCTAGTCCAGAGTATAGTGTCACTCAACCTCCTACAAGCACACCTTGGCCTAGGCCCAGCGAAAAGGTTGCTTTGGTATGCTACAACAGCATCACGGATAGAGAGTGGCGTGTGAGCGGTGCTTACACGAGTGCTGTAGGGTGGTATGTACCAGAGGAAGAGTACGTAGACATCTACGAGGATGGAGAATACATCGAAACAGTAGATGGCCCACAGACCATCCCCGTATTTTTTGATTGTGAAGAACGGTCAACTTCTCCCCGCTAAAGCGGGGGAGTATCCTGCGCTAAATTCTATGACTTGGTGGCCGAATGGATAGGCGGGGGTCTGCAAAACCCTTGTATGCGGGTTCAAATCCCGCCCAAGTCTTTTTGCCCCTATAGGTTAATCGGCAAACCACCACTCTTGTAAAGTGGTTACCCTGGTTCGATTCCAGGTAGGGGCTTGTGCCCTTATAGCTCAGTTGGCAGAGCGCACCCGTGGTAAGGGTGAGGTCGATGGTTCGATTCCATCTAGGGGCTTTTGCTCTGATAGTACAGTGGAAGTACATCGGTTTCGTACACCGAAGACGCAGGTTCAAATCCTGCTCAGAGCTTGACCGTGTGCTCCAATTGGCAGAGAGGCTCGGTTCAAAACCGAGATGTTGTGGGTTCGACTCCCACCACGGTCATCGGTGACGTATGCCTGTAGCTCAGTTGGTAGAGCGCTGGCCTGAAGAGCCAGAGGTCGCGGGTTCGATCCCCGCTGGGCATATCTGTAGGTTAAGAAAACAGGGGGGAGTGTGAAAAGAAAATACCATACAATTGAAGGGATTTATAGAGCATCGTACATAGAAAAACGGTGTTCTAGATGTGATAAAGTTAAACCTATCCAAGCAGGGTGTGACGTATGTAATGACTGTCTGAATGATCGTACTCTTGAAGAGGCGGTTAGAGAAAAGCAAAAACCCTCTTAATTTTTTTTGAACCCCCTTGACAGCCAGGGGGTTTTGGTGTATAATTGGCAATGAGTGAGGAGGTGATTATGGACGCTAAGGTTATTATTGATAGAAACGACCTTCACCGATTGGATATGGAGTGGTTCACCGAAGAACTGCCCAAGGTGGAAAGAAGATTGAGGGCCGCTATTGGAGACCCCTATGATAATCCTAGATTAAGGTTTAGGGATGGGCATAGGGAATACCCCCTGATGGTGACCCAGAAGATGGTCATACCAGGAAAGACGGAAGAGCATCGTTTGTCGGAGGAATTCGATGGGTTTGAGATGCTGGGGGATAAGCCCAAGTCAAGATACGTCTATACCAATTTGTGGGGACTGACGCTGTGGTCACCTACACAGACAAAGTTGGTGGGAGTCAGATTTCTATCTGACCCTGACGAGAAAATGCCAAAAGAGACTGTAAACCGTATTCTCGATGCCACGCAGAAGTGGCGAGAAGGTCAGGTGCATTGTAGCACCTGTGGTAAGCTTATAGATGCTAGTGAAGCACAGAACCGGCGACACTTTGCTGGTATTTACTGTGAGAAGTGTTGGGATAAACGCGTTAAAGAAGACGCTAATTGGACAAGCTAGGAGGGTCTGAAATGATTGTTGTATGCGACAAATGTAAAGCCAAGTTCTATGCAAGTCATGCTGAAGAGGGGAATGGATATGCTGTTATGAAAAAGCCCACGGCTTGCCCCAAGTGCGGTGAACTATACCCCAAGAATTCCGCGCTTGCGCTCGCACAACCTCGCAATGTTAGTATCACCGGAGACGGAAACGTCGTTGGTGATAACTCGGAGGCCAATGTTGTTTGATAAGATATTTAGAGGGATAAAGAACCTAATCGCTTGGGCTCCTGTTATCTGGGGAGACAGAGACTGGGATTGGGCTTATCTTTTCGAGATTATATCCTTTAAGTCTCGAAAGATGGCTCGTTCTTTCAGGGAAAGCGGTTTATCAACATCAGCCGACGATATTGCCAACGAACTTGAAGAGCTGGCTGATGCTATCGATAGATACATAGCAGACGATTACCTAGACGAAACATTGAGGTCTATATCCTTCGAGGAGCATTTTGGGGATATTTCTATGGGGTTCGAGCCGATAGAGAACGGGCTATACCAATATACTGGGCCAGAATTCTCCAAGGTCAACAGCCCAGGAAGGCAAGAAGCCGCCGAGCGTGTATACCGCATAGCACGGTACATTTCGGAGATAAAGAGGCAAGAAGACAAAGAGAGGATTATTAGCCTGTTGAAGGGGTTCGAGCAATGGTGGGATTAACTCTATTATACTTGTTCTTGCAAGCAGTTGACTTAATTGTCACCTACGCGTGGGGGGTTGGTGCTGAGGCTAACCCCCTTGCTGTCTCGGTTTGGCAATCTTATGGGTATCTTCCCCTCGTGGCTGTTAAGGTTATTATTCCCGTGGTTCTTTATGGGCTGGGGAAGCTAATAAAGCGACGCTACCCTGATATTTTGTGGGGGTGGTGGGTTACCGCGTCTGTAGCTTTATTCATTCAACTGTTGACGGTTGCTATCTGGGGAGGCGTAATATGCGCAGGTTATCTTTGGTTTTGGCTGTCTTAGTAACCCTCTTGATTTTTACCCCTGTTAAGGCGGATGGAGGGTTTATCGATGACGATTATGTGTTGGTTGAAGACAGCAATGCTCGGTATGGGTATCGGTTTGTTGAAAAGAAGGAAGTTATTCGCTTACAAGAATGTTTTCCCTTGCCAGAAATCTATACTCAGCAAGAAGGGCGTTACTACCACTACCTCCCGTTGGTTTTCAAAGCAAGTGAGATTATTCCTGTACCAACACGTCCTACTCCTACCCCCACACCAAGGCCTACGCTAAACGACGAACACATAGAGCTCCAGTACGGGCCTCAGATGATGGGGGTAGAAGAAGTTCCGTCTGTTTACACGCGTTCCTATACCCAAGTGGCCCGTATTGCGTTTCTGGACAGTGGTTGGTCACCAATTGAAGACCAGCCCACCAATGACATTACGGGCTGGAACTATTTCACGGGGAATGCTGACACCACTGACGATGATACACATGGTTACCATGTGCAAAGCATTAGTGCCGCCCCTCATAATGAGACGGGAATTGCAGGGATTTGCCCGCACTGTGAGGGGGTACATCTAAAAGTCTGTGAGGGAGGAAGGTGCTCCCTCAGGGCAATCATTTTGGCAATCGATTGGTGTACCGAGAACGACGTAGATGTAATGTCTATGTCGTTTGGGGGATATGGAGACCCTCAAAGCGAAGCGTGGTCAATGGTGGAAAACGCACTGAAGCGTGCAAGGGAAAATGGTGTGTTACCAGTGGCGGCGGCTGGTAATCATCATATTGATGTATTAGTATATCCCGCTGGATTTGATAGTGTCGTATCGGTAGGCGGGATCGATGAAGACTTAGACCTCGCATACTTCAGTAATTACGGTGAGAAATTAGATTTTGTAGCACCTTCGTTTTGTGTGTATGCCTACACGTCCCCCGCGGAAACGTGGTATAAATCGGGAACATCAATGGCGACCCCACACGTTTCTGCGGCGGCTGGAGTAATCAAGTCTTTATATCCAGAGTTCTCCCCTGACGAGGTTTACGATGCGCTTAAAGACAGTGCTTGTGACCTAGGAGAACCAGGAAAGGACAATACATTTGGATGGGGTGTTCCTACTATTCACAGGGTAGTTTACCCTGAAATGGGATGCAATCACTACAAGGGGAAATAATATTAATGTATATACCAGTTCTTCGCGTTCAGGGGAGTAATCTTCCTTCTGCTTGGGAGAAGTCTGTCTTAAAGGTTTATCATAGCGGAACCCCAATCCAAACGGAGTATGATAAACCTGAAGACCCCCCATCGCTAGACGCTACAATGACTATCGTGGTAGACAGCCCCCTAGCTGAACCCATGATAAGCCGCATGATACCATGCGGATTACAAGACCTACAAGAGTACACAATGGAAGTCAGGGATGGCATTAAAGACCACTGGGTTCGCGACCCTGATGACCCTAACGATACTCGGTGGGAGTATACGTACCACGAGCGCTTGTTTACATACTCTGTACCGGGGATTGATGAGCTTTACAATCAAATAGAAGTAATGGCGTGCAAGCTAGCCCAAGCTCCCTACACGCGTCGCGCCCAGGCGATTACCTGGAAACCTTGGGAAGACCCGTTTTGCCACGACCCAGCGTGCTTACAAAGCATCTGGTGTCGTATTCTCCCTGATACGGATGGGGTGTGGTATTTGAACACCAACGTCCGAATGCGTTCAAACGATGCCTACAAAGCCGCTTTTATGAATATGTTCGCATTTGTGAAGTTACAGGAAAAAATCGCTGATCGAGTCAGCGAGCATGCTGGGCGTGAGGTTCGCGTGGGGCGCTATGTTCATCAGGCCGATAGCTACCACATCTATGGCTCCTACATGGAAGAGGTAAATAATGTATTCCTCAAGGCAATAACAAACAGAAGATTTACCGATAGAACCTATCGTTACGACAAAATGAAACCGTATATGGAAGAAGCCATTCCAAGTATCCTGGAGAAGGCCAAGAAGTATAAGGGGGAATAATGCTAGCAAGTTACTGTTCCGACGCTGTGGGTGACCACGAGACCATCATCAAAAAGGAAGGGTCGTTGGTATTTAGGACGCCACAGGACGCCCTAGAGTATATCACCAAGTACGACATGAGATGTGTTGTGCTGGTGAACGCACAAGGGAGATGGGAACGAGACACCGCGCCGTATGACGGTGATGTTTCCTTCCGTAACCTCAACAAAACAATGAGGTTTGCGGTATGGGTTGCAGAGGAAGAGGAAGAGGAACTTAATCCTTTGTATTCGTGATGCAGTGCCCCCATAGCTCAATGGAAAGAGCCACGGTTTCCTAAACCGTAGATGCTGGTTCGAGTCCAGCTGGGGGTATTCATTTTTTTTGGGGGGGGAGTAAGCATGACTGAAAAGTTAAACCGTAAAGTTTTATTGCTCGACAGGACAGGACGCCCTTTTCGCATCATCACCGTAAGAGATGCTATCGAGATAATGATGCGAGAGGACGATGAAGGCAACGTGCCTGTGCTTGCAATCGACGGTGTGGCTGCAAAACTAAATACCGTTGATGATGTGTATGAAGTACCGAGCGTATTGATGCTAAGTGTTTACCACGACGCCCCCCAGCAATCAGTACCGTTTACAAGGCGAAACGTTTTCCGCAGAGACAAATGGCAATGCGTTTACTGTGGAAGGCGGGTGGGTGATCTGGATGATGACGGTCGCCCCCTTCGCCATTCTGATTTTACTATAGAGCACATCATTCCCCAGAGCCGAGGCGGTAAGACCAACTGGGGGAACGTAGCATGTTGTTGCAGGTATTGTAACAACCGTAAAGGAAACCGTATGCCCCATGAGGCTGGTATGTCTCTTAGGTTTGAACCTAAAAAGCCCAGGGGTAGAGTGGTTGTGGTAGAATATCCAGATGAATGGAGGATTTACTTTGAAGAATAAAATGCCTGAAATCATGTTGTTGGTCATATTTGTAGGTTCCCTAATATTGCTTGGCGCTGCAATGGGGCAACTGGTGCTGGCAAACCGAGCCTGTAAGGTTCTGGGATACGATGAAGCCTATGTTGTCGGAAACAACTGGGTGTGTGCTGAGGACGCCCCACACGGAGAAGTTGTTTACTTTTTCGACTTGTTAGAGAGAGTGTCTACCGATAGATAGATGGAATACAAACTACATACAGGGAATTGCTTACACGTTCTTTCAGAGATGGAAGAAAACAGCGTAGACACCGTTATCACTGATCCCCCATACGGATTACATTTTATGGGGAGGGATTGGGATCACGGTGTTCCAGGGGTTGCCTTCTGGGAAGAGGTTCGCAGGGTTGCCAAGCCGGGAGCGTTCTTACTAGCCTTCGGTGGGACGCGTACACACCACCGTCTAATGGTGGCGATTGAGGACGCGGGGTGGGAGATTCGGGACACGATAACTCATTTGCATAGCGGTGACTTTCAGCGAAGTGCATTTTTAGACAGTTTAGATGCAGAGCAAAAGAGGGCTTATCTGGATTTGCACTATCCAGGGTGTGTGATGGCTTGGGTGCAGGGCCAGGGGTTTCCGAAGGGGTATAGCCTAGAGAAGGGGTTGCGCAAGAAGCTAGAGACAGCGATAGAAGAGCAGGGCTATGAGTTCACGGAGTGGGTTGACGAATGATACTCAAGAATTGCTCTGCGTACTCAAGCTCTATGCCTTTGATTGAGAGGTGGCATTCTTGACAAAGTGTAATTCCATTGCCAGCGTCAAATCGCTTGCTGGGATAGTCGCACCAGGGATAGATATGGTGAGCTTCTATATCGCCCTCGCTGGGCTTACCGCACATCTGGCAGGCGTATCCGTCACGTTTGAACACTGCATCACGCCATTCCTTGTACTCATAGCGGCTATGCCACTTGTGGCGCTCATCGCTACTACCGCCATTCCATTGCGGATTGTCGGGGCCACGGTATCGCCCTTTGAGACTATCGGAGATTTTCTGTCTGGTTTCATCCGAAAGCTCGACGCCATAGCGCGAACTGTCTGGGCCAGTACGTTGCTTGGCAATCTCGCTAAGATGCTGGCGTTGCTCTTCGGGAAGTGGCTGCCCCTTGTTCCATCCAGCCATTTGCTCCCATCGTGCGCGTTTAGGGATACCGTACTGGTCAAGCAACTTGGAGACACTGGACTCAGACGAACCGAGCATTCGCCAAATCTGGTCTATGCTCAATTTCTGTTCCACATAAAGTTCTTGCAAGGTTTCCTTGCTGGGGGTGACAGGGCGTTGCGCCCTGCGTCCTTGGCGGCGTGGTATTCCATACTTGTCGAGCCAGTTGTAGATGGTTTGAGAGGACTTGACACCAACAAGGGTGGCAATCTCTGTACCAGTCATCTGTTGCTCAATGTAAAGTTCTTCAAGTTTGGTCTTTTCAAGCATCGACAACCCTTTAGCACTGTGTCTCAATCATCCTAATTATAGAGGTTAAGCCAGAAAACTCCTTGCTTTAGCGAGGAGATGAATGGCGTTTTATGTACTTGACAGACACATAAAACGTGGTATAATATTTAATATGGCTACCAAGACAATGAAGTATCGGCTCTATCCTAGTTCTGCACAGCGCACAGCTATGCAGAGCGTCTTAGATGCTTGCCGATGGGTCTACAACAAAACGCTTGAAGTGCGCAAGGAAGCCTGGGAAGAACGAGAAGAATCGCTTTCGCTGTACGATACAATCAATATGCTTCCTGGTTGGAAAGCAGAGCACCCTTGGTTGAAACAAGCACACTCTCAAGTCTTGCAGGATGCTTGCACACGGGTTGACTTGGCTTTTCAGCATTTCTTTCGACGTTGTAAGGATGGTGGTGAGAATCCAGGGTATCCGCGCTTCAAGGGTAATTGGTATAAGTCGTTTACGTTCCCGCAAAGCGGGTTCAAGATAGTTAGCGATGATAGACTTTACCTCTCCAAGATTGGCAATGTTAAGATTGTGCTTCACCGCCCCATCGAGGGAGAGGTCAAGCGTCTTCATATTAAGCGAGACGCCCTCGGCAATTGGTGGGCTTGCTTCGTGGTAGAGTTTGAACCAGAACTGCTTGAACCCACGCACAAGACAGTTGGCATTGACCTCGGCTGTAAGCACTTCGCTACCCTCAGCGACGGTACGCAGATTGACAACCCCCGCTTCTTCCGCAAAGACGAGAAAGCCCTTGCTAAAGCACAACGCAAGCTCTCGGAGTGTGACAAAGGCACGCCTGAGTATCGCAAGCAGAAGCGGGTGGTAGAGCACATTCACCAACGCATCGCTAATCGTCGCAAAGACTTCGCGCACAAGCTGAGTAGGCGACTGGTGAACGAATTTCAATTCATTGCATTTGAGGCATTGGACATTCAGGACATACAGGAAGGCAATTGGCGCAGCTTGAACAAGAGCATCTCCGACGCTGCGTGGGGACAACTGGTGAGATTGACCCAAGCCAAGGCAGAATGGGCCGGGCGGACGGTCGTCACTGTTGACCCACGTAACACGTCGCAGATGTGTTCTGGTTGTGGCAAGATTGTCAAAAAGCCTCTGTCCGAACGTGTCCATAAGTGTCCTCATTGTGGTCTTGAGATTGATCGTGATCTTAATGCTAGTCTAAACATTTTGGGACGAGGGCTATCGTCCCTGGGCAAAAGCCCTAGAAGCCCCCTGCTTTAGCGAGGGGAGTAGTCACAACACGATGACAGAAAAAATACAAGTTGAAGTGGCGGGTCAGACGATAGAGATTGAGCGACGCGATGATGGCAAGTTCATCAAGCCGGATATTCTCAAGCAACTAGAGGGATTCAATGTTGCCCTCAAGCCAGCGTGGGAGCCAATCATCGTGGCGGTGAACCCGCGTGACGGGACGTTCGTCAACAATGCGCTCAAGTGGGGGGTTTCTGGACTATGGATTGATGGGGGGAGGATTGCACACAACGAAGAGTGTAAAATGATGCGTGCCCAAGATGATAAAGACGTTATGAGTGGAGGCGGAAAATATCAACAGGCTGGGCGGCACCAAGACGTATTGGAGCTTAAACCGGAAGGTCGATGGCCCGCGAACCTTATCCTAAGTCACGTTCTAGACCAGCCCTGCTTCTGCGGCGGTGATTGGCCCGAATGCCCATACTGTGGTGGGGACGGGGTGATACCAGGATGCCAGAGGCGTGGGACACGAAAGGTTGAGGGGCATAGCGGATACCCGAATGGGCCTGGGGGTAAGTCGATGCACTATACCGACCAAGAGAGTAGAGGGCAAGAAGTAAGACCCGACGCCTGGGAGCCCAGCTTTGTGGATAGCGATGGCAAAGAAACTGTAGCCGATTGGGACTGCTACCCCGATTGTCCCGTTAAGGTTTTGGCAGAGCAGAGTGGGGAGAGACCTGGGCCGTGGTCACCCAAGGGCAACAAGAATGACAGCAGTGGGGGATATGGCGGATGGGCAAAAGGAAAGCCTGAAAACAGCAAGTATCACGGCGACACAGGCACCGCCGCACGCTTCTTCTACACACCTAAGGCATCTTCATCAGAGAGGAATGAGGGGTGCGACCACCTTTACTGGATTAAAGACGAAGACACTTCTATAGAGTGGCGACCAGCAACTAGAGAGGAATGGCTAGAAACAGACGAGAAGAAAGCAAGGGGAAACATTCACCCCACGGTCAAGCCGGTTGCCATTTTGAGGTATTTGGTACGTCTCACCAAAACGCCAAGCGGTGGTGTTGTGCTAGACCCCTTTGCTGGTAGTGCCTCTACAGGAGTAGCGTGCATCCAAGAGAACCGTGATTTCATAGGGATTGAATTAGAACCGAGCTACGTCCTGATTGGCGAGGCGAGGCTGAAGCATCACTACGAAAAACCAGTTCAGAAAAGCCTGTTTGATTGTATGTAGTGAAATTGCAACCATGAAAATAGCAAGAGTTTTCCCTAGAGTAACGTCGATGACCCCTCAAGACCCCTTGGTTTTTGACGATTACCCCCCTCTATTACCACCAGAAGTAGACCAGGTGCATATATCAGCAACATTCACCTGGGATATTGATAGGGCAAAACGCCTATATCAAGCATGGAGCAATGCCTATAATGACATAGATGTGCTTATAGGCGGGCCTGCTTTCGATAGCCCCTGCCATAATTTCACCCCTGGTTTGTATGTAAAACACGGAGTCACGTTCACCACTAGGGGGTGTAACAATAATTGCCCATGGTGCTTTGTACCAAAACGTGAAGGCAAATTACGGGAGATTAAGGATTTTACACCAGGGTATATTATACAGGACAACAATCTTCTGCAGGCAAGTCAATCACATATTCGTGGCGTGATTGAAATGCTCAAAACGCAAAAGGCGGCAGTATTCGCTGGGGGCATAGACGCAAGGTTGGTTGATGACTGGATTGTTGAACAGTTACAGAGCATCACCGTTAAAGAATTATTCCTAGCCGCTGACACAGAAGCGGCCCTGCATCCATTGGAAAAGGCACTTGATAAATTATCGGCTTTGGGACGGAACAAGCTGCGTGTGTATGTCCTGATAGCATATGGTGATGAGACTATCAATGAGGCCGAGTCTAGACTAGAACAGGTATGGGAGCTGGGTGGATTACCATTCGCACAGCTTTATCAGCCCCCAGATCACTTTATAGAATATTCACGGAAATGGAAAAACCTAGCAAGGTGCTGGTCGAGGCCAGCGATTATGCGAGCCATGCATCGGGACAAAGCAAAAGATGAGAAAGACGCAAGACAAATGGTGTTGATTTGATTAAGTAAAGGAGGTGGCAAGTGAGTAAACACACAAGGGGGCCGTGGCGGGCGAGTAACGACAACGCGCTCGATAGCTGGGTTGTCTATCCATCCAGGAGCAATAACCCCTTGCCCAAAACGGAAGCAAATGCACGATTACAAGCTGCGGCACCTGATTTACTGGAGGTTTGTGAGGTTATTGCAGCCCTCGCCTGCAATCTGCCCGAATGGTTCTTTGAAGAACGTGAGTGGTCAGACGGTGTATATTCGTGCAACGACAAAGTAGAGGCTGCTATCCGTAAAGCAAGGGGGAGCGACAAGTAAATGGCACTGATCTGACTGACAAGCAAAAAGGGAGAGGGTATGACACCCCCTCCCTCTTTTTTTGCTTGCCGTGGTTCACTCCAACTTAAATTCCGGTGACTTTAACCTACAATCGTCTAGTTCGTATGTGAGCCTGTCCGTGGTCAAGACCTGCCCAGACACATTAGGACTAACCACTTCTACGTCCTCGTTACACACCACTGTGAAAACTGCTCCTGTTGGAATAGCCATAGCCTTAAGGTCAGTAACCTTGATGATAATCAAGTCACCAACCTCGACGTTGTGGAAATCCGGTGAGACGCTCTTGACTTCCACAGGCATAATCCCCTTTCCGTTTTGTTCCATGCGGTAGGAACCATATCCCCCGCTACCCCACCCGTAAACAGAACCACTCGCTTCTGTTTCAGAGTGGGAAGCCATAGAGTCTATCATCTTCACCTCTAAAGTATATGTTTCGGTACTCACTCGGACTTTTGACCCTACGCTCCACCCATGCTCGTTGTCTGTTTCGGGTGATACCAGGACTTCACCCTCTACCCCCGCGCTTGCCCTCTCAACTGGTTCTTTTTCGGGGACGCAGGAAACAACCCACAACAGCAATACCAACATCAACACGCGCTTAAACATACCCCCCTCCCTATCTGAGTTGCATCGGCATAATGAAATGAACAAATGTCTGGTCTTCATTCACAAACTGAACCGCTTCTGTTTCGTCAACTATCCAGAGCGACAGGTTGTCTCCTGCCTTGAGAGCGTCAACAAAATACGCTCCGTTTATCATGAACTCTAACTCATCCCCCTTGTGAATGAAACAAGGAAAGCTAGCCTCTCCCGAACCCACTTCTACATACGACGACAGGATTATTTGGTCTGCAGTTATCTTCACCTTGAGTAGATTGTCGTTCTGCTTTGCGAAGACCATTACAGCCCTTGACTGGTTTTTTGCACCTTTTCCTATTTCCACTATGGTGTTTACGTCTTCCTCCTTGCGTTCTGTGAAGGGTGAAAAGTCTGGATATTTCTGCTCTGTAGTTTGCGAGCTTAGCACCCAATCACCAGACGTAAATACTATGTTACCACCAGCCCATCCTATCCGAACCGTACCCATACAAGCACGGCTTACAACCCTGATTGTCTCTCTGGGTACTAAGGCACGAAAGTCGCCTCCGTGATATTCGATGTAAGTCGCGGAAAGTCTATTACCGTCCGCACCCTGGAAACACAGCTTCCCGTTATCTGTCGATTGAACCAAGATGCTTGACAACATAGGGCGGGCAATATCGTCAACTGTAGCGAAGATGGTTTGACCAACTGCTCGTTTGAAATCCTCCTCTCCAATAACGATGTCTTCCCCATCTGGTTTTGTTGATACGTTGGGGAAATGCTCGGTGTTCATAGATTGCAAATTCGCCTGTGCTTTGTCAGTGCTTAGTGTGACCCTATCACCTTCTATAATGACAGTAACAAATTCCGAAGATTGTTGTGTGTTAAGCCAGTCGTGAACCTCTTTGACTGGCACCGTTGCTTCTACTTCTTCACCATCTGTTTCTATATCATCAATCCAGAAATGCGCTCCCATTGTCCCTGAGGCTGCGGTGAGGCGCATCTCTCCTTCCTCGACCCTGATTAAGATATGCCCGTAAATGGGTACGATAGGACGTTTTGACACTACGTCCTTAAGCATTTCTACCGCTGAATACAGTTTCTCTCTTTCAACTTTAATCATGTTACCAAAGTCCTAGATTACTAAGAACGCGAACGAGAACATACGCCCCGCCGCCATATGTGACTACTGTACTGACTAGGGCGCACAAAAAGATTAGAACAAACGCCACAAACAACACCCTAAACACCTTGTCATCATTATTCATTTTTCCTCCAGATTACACCATCACTGTCGTTCCCATCCTTCCCCACACGAGTTATGCGAGAGCATCCTTGTTTCCTAGCTGCTTGTATAGCATCTTCTAGACTGGGGTGAGCCGACGCGCAGTCGTACCACCCTGTACCGTTGTTATACCACACTAGGTATTTAAGACCATATACTATACCTTCACACCTAGAACATCGACAGGCCCCCGTGTGCGGGTCTTCTATTGCTCTCTCCACATACGGCAAATAGAGAGAGTCAGACAACCTGTGGAGATGGTGTGAAAGGGCGTAGTCAGCTATGTTCATTTTTTGCCCTCCATGTATCTGGTGACAAAACAGACCGGTGAATCATCAACACGTTGTGCCAGTAGTCCAAAAGGGCTTTTGTTTTCTTTATCTCGCTTTCTAATCCAGCCTTACGTTCAAGCACTGTTTGGTATGCTTGGTCGTTCTGCAAAACCAACGATTCCCCCGCTGCACGGGTGTCCGAGTTTCGGTCGTTAATCAACCCAGTTCGATACCCATTGCTAACTGCGCGTGTTTGGAATTTTTCAGCTTTTACTCTCAGGGTTACCATATCCATTTCTAACGCGATGAGCTTTTCTTGGGTATCGCGGTATTTGCTGGCAATTTCCAGCGCGGTATCAAATAGCGTGTTGCTCATTGCCCCCCCTCTAACATGATGTTGACACTATCCTTATCAAAATCTATCCACTTGTAAGAAGTTAACCCTTGCTGGCAATCTCTGAAAACAGTCTTGCTTTCTCGTTTCTGACAATAATAGACCACCTGGCTGTCTATTACTACGACGCGCCATTTTCCTCTTTGGCTTCGTACCCTGAAAACATTTGATACCCCTATGATGAAAATCGTTAACAGCACCACCATAATAACAGCACCAACCTTACCAAAGGTTAGCTTGCCATACATCCTTGCCCCCCTTATAATCCTCAGGGAAAATGATTCTTCCGAATTCCCCGAAGTGCTCTACAAAGCCAGCTCTGTTCTCTCCCAGATAGAAAACCGACACCCCTTGTTTACTGGGGCCTTTGGTGCCTCCCCCTGGGATGACAAACTCAACTCGTTTGCGAAACAAGCAAACAGGTAGTCGATCTAGCAGGGATTCGTACCATTCGTAGCCCAAGGCGGAGCGCGTCAAGAGACACGCCGCCCCAACATTCCCCATATCATATTCTACGATGAGCCTTTCGGCCCAATACCCCTGAGATGATTCGTTCCCAATCTTCCCATAAGGAGGATTAAGCCAGACTCGCCCCTCCCATTGCTGTTTAAGGCCATCGTCCTGTTGGGTATAAAACGTTCTGGCCCTAACAGTCTCTTGTGCCTCCACACAGGAGGCGGGGTCGAGGTCTATTCCCCCCATCAAAGACCGCGCAGCCTCGATGATTTCTGAGGGAGTATAATACTCAACGCTTTCGCTACTAAATGCCAGAACATGGGCTTTTTGGTTTTTCATACAGCAATTATACACCATATACCTAGGTTTGTCAAGCGATTCGTTAGTCATCTTTATGTGCAATCACCGCCAACCTTGACAATTGATACCTCACCAAAGTAAACTTCTAACGTACAATTCTTAGCTCGCGGAAACTACGCCGCGATGCAAATGATATGATATAACTAAGCTCACCTGAATCTAAGCGGGTGTGAGATTACAAATCTCGCACCCGTTTTTTGTTGTCGGAGGATAGATTATGCCATATTCTAAAATTTCTGAATTACCCGATAGGGTAAAAACACTTCCTACAGCTGCACAAAAGCAATTTCTTAAAGTCGTCAACAGCGCATTAGACAGTGGCGATAGTGAGGAAAAGGCTTTCAAGAAAGCGTGGGGCGTCATCAAGAAAAATTACAAGAAAGAGGATGGTAAGTGGGTAAAGGCTGAAGATGTAACTTATTTTGTCCCATTCTCTGAGCGTGAAGACGGTTGGTATCTGTACTTTCCAGTAGGAACCGTCTATCACTACGGGAAAAAGATAGAGTTTACACAGAAAGACGCGCAAGAGATGGTAACAAACTTTCAGGTGCATAACATTCCCGACTATGACCTGCCGGTTAATATCCTACACCGTGACGAATATGGTGTCTATGGATATATAGATGACTTAAGGTTCACGGGAAACGAGGTTCAGTGGAAACCCCATTTCAGAGAAGAAAAAATCGAGGAGATTAAAGACAAGGGTTATCGTTACGCCTCACCGGAAGTACGATTGAGAAGATACCAGGCACTGGATGGAGATTACTACGACAACGTAGCACTTGGTATTGCGCTTACCCCTCGCCCGCGTCTGGGGCGTGCAACAGCAATTTTCTCTGACGATCAAGGGTGGGAAACAGGGGAAGAAGATAAAGCAATAGATTTGTTAAGACGCGCTTACGAGCGCCTTTCAGATATGTTTGGCAACAATGAATCAGAGGAAAAGCACGAAGCACAGAAGACTCGCTCTGAGAAATACAATATCGCCATTCTTGAACACGGGCATTTAACCAAGCCCGCCAAGTGGGAAGACCTCAGCGACGATCAGTTTGCCGACCCGGTGAATTATCGTTATCCCATTCATGACAAGTCTCATGTCCAAAACGCATCCTCGCGCTTTGCACAGGAAGACTTTTCATACAAAGGTAAAAACGTTGTCGAGAAACGTATCGAAGACGCTAAGAAAAAATTCAAAGTAGGAGAATATCGGGAGAAAGATGATATGAGTGACATCAAGGTAGAAGAGTTAGCCCAAAATATCGCTGACCATCTATCTGAGCGCTTTCCCGAACAGTCGATTGATGTTGAAGCCTTATCTGAGCAGCTTAAAAGCGGTGTATTCAACTTCGAGGCCAAGGTAACAGAACTGGAAGAAGAAGTAGCCGCATTGCGAGAAGAGAAAGAAAAGGCTGAGGCTGAAGCGGCTAAGTTCGCGGAAGAGATTAAGATGGTTGAGCGCAAAAGAAGGGCAAAAGAATTCTCAGATAAGGCAGAGGAGCTTGGGCTGCCGGTTGAGAATGGTGGCGATCTGTTGATGTATTTCCACGACGCGGATGACACGGAAGACAAGGCTCGCTATGCTGAGCTGGAGTCTCTGTTAGAAGCTATGGGAAATATTGATGAGACGGGTCGTTTGTTCGATGAGATGGGTAGTGGTGGCCCCGCCCCAACTGACCCTGTGGTCAAGTTTGAGGCACTGGTTGAGAAACACCAAAAAGAGCATGGGGCAAGCGTTTCAGAGGCGACGGTGGCTGTAGCAGAAGCCCACCCAGAAATCTACGCCGAGTATGACGCGGCTGTTACCCGCAACGGTTCGCCTAAGCAGGAGGACTAATAATGGCAAAACAACAGGACGGAATTAACGTTAATGCCAAAGCCGCAGGAGATTTGAGCGATTACCAATACTACTTTGTAGAACAGGACAGCACCAACGAGCAGGTCAGTCGGTGCAACGCTGCTACAGACCAGGCACTTGGTATTTTGCAAAACAAGCCTGCATCGTCAGGCAGGGCGGCACTGGTAAGAGTATTGGGTCATTCCAAGGTGGTAGCCGGAGAAACACTTACGGCTGGCAATCTGGTAGGCCCAAACGCACGCGGGTCAGCCACAGCGCTCACCCCCGGTAGCGACACTACAGCCTATGTAGCTGGTGTCGTGGTAGTCGGAGCCGATAGCGGCGAGAACGCCGAGATGGTTCTGTTAGGTGGCCCAGCCAGGGCAGCGTAGTAACGGAGGATAATAATGCCTATTCTAAGCCCAACAGCTGGAGACGTTCATGTTAATAAAATGTTGTCTAACATCTCGATTGGATACAGCAATGAGGAGTATATCGCTGACCAAGTATTCCCTATCGTGATGGTAGACAAGCAGTCGGACATCATCCCGGCCTATACGCAGGACTATTGGTTCAGGGATGACGCTTCGCTTATCCCAGAGGGTGGTGTAGCACCTGACATCGGCTATGAGGTTGATACCTCAGCGACGTATTACTGTCAGGAATATGGTGCGCGACACTTTATCTCTGATAAGCGTCGAGCCAATCAGGACACCCCATTCGATGCTGATCGTGAAGCAACGATGCTTGTGACAGAGAAGTTGTTCATCCGTCGAGAGCGAGCATTTGTGTCTTCATTCTGCACCGATACCGTATGGGGTACAGATAAAGACGGTGGTGTAGACTTTGTAAAATGGTCGAGCTTTGGTAGCTCTGACCCTATCACGGACGTTCGAGACTATAAGCGAACCGTTCGTCGATTGATTGGACGTGATCCCAACACCCTTGTTTTAGGTGATATGACCTATGACAAGCTAATGGATCACCCCGATGTACTAGACCGCATCAAGTACACAGAGCGCGGCATTGCAACCACCGAGTTGCTAGCTGCACTGTTTGACCTTGAGCGTGTACTGGTAGGGCGTTCAATCTACGCCAGTGCCGATGAGGGAGCATCAAGTCAGACGTATTCGGCTAACTGGGATGACGACGCACTGTTGCTTTATGTAGCACAGCGCCCATCCCTGTTCACACCAAGCGCAGGATATACTTTTGTTTGGAAGACTGGCCCAGAGGCAGGTTCAGGCCCACAATGGATACGTAAATATCACGACGCTGAGAAACGTGGTGATTATGTAGAGGGGCTAACTTGCTACGACCAGAAAGCCACGGTTTCCAACGCAGGTGCTTGGCTTGAGGATGCAGTAGACGCATAAACAACCTAATAGGAGGAGCAATGTCAATCGGTGATAAGGTCTATGCCAGTAAGTCGTTTGGATATGCTGGTGAACAATTAGACCAGCGACAAGTCATTGAACTGAAAGGTTTACGAAACGATGAGAAACTGTTACGGCACGGGTTGTTCAAACCATTGCCGGATGAAAACACCGAATTGTACGAGTGCGGGCGCTGTGGGGCAAAGTTCCTCACAGAAGATGCCCGCACCGTACACGGTGTAAAAAGGCACGCTGGGGAAAAAGAGGAGCCAGCAGAGATTGTAGCTCCATAGCCCCCTAAAAAATATATATAGACCCACGTGGGGGTCAGTACCTACGTATACCTAATAGGGGTGAGTACCTATTCTAACCCCCTGCGAAGGGGGTTTTTAATTACTTGGGCGCAGACTGGCGTCTAGGGGCAAAGACCTCAAACCCTCTCTTTAAGCGAGAGGACAGTCACGGAGGAAGACATGACAAGAAAATGGAGAATGACAGAGCACTTTCGAGGCCCAACTAAGTTCGGCACAGAAGACGACCCCGTTGATAGCACATGGTATGGTGATACATCGAATGCTGTTGTCAAATTTGATGCAAGCGCAGATGAGTTATACTTCGACGGTTGTGACTTGTGGTTGAAGGATAATGACCAACTTGAATTTGGTGACTCATCCGATGTGATTGTAGATTGGGATAGTGGTAACTCTCAATTGTTGGTCAACATCGCAGAGGCTGGTCAAGTTCAAGTGGCTCGCAACTTAACAAGCGGGGCAACCAACAGCCCGGTGGTACTGGTCAAGCAGGACAACGCAAGCGACGATCAGGCCGCTCTTACCGTAGAACAGGACGCTACAGCGGCATTGGCTGTTGATGCTAACAACTGGTGCGACATCGGGTACACCACAAGCGCCCTTAGTGGTGAACCTGATACAGGTGCCATCCGAGTAGTAAACCAAAACAGCAAATACTGGATTGGTATCCACACTGGTTCTGGTACATACAGATACGTCGAATTCTCAACCACAACCACAGCTTAGTAGGTTGCTACAGCCGCAGGGCTGGGGAATAGTAGCCCCAGCTAGGGGGACATATGAAGGTTGACGTTTTAGTGTGCTTTCCTGATATTATCGTATCAAGGTTTGTCACAAGCACATTGTTGCCAGTAACTCATCAGCCAGTGGTCTCTCGCGTTCTAGCGCGAGTAGGAATGCGAAGTGAGTACGCCCGTGAGGTTTTGCTTGAAGAGTTTATGCGTGGCGATTCTGACTTTGTATTTATCATCGATGCTGATATGGAGATACCCAGCAATGCCTTGCCTAAACTCCTTAGTCACCGAAAGAGGTTTATCACTGGTTTGTACTTTTCACGCGGTGACATGGCGTTTCCTACAATATTCCAGACAGAACCGATTGACCAGTGGCCCAAGACAAGGTATTTCTACTATCCAGATAATCAGCTTATCAAAGTAGGCGCTTGTGGGCATGGTTGTCTATTGATACACAGGAGCGTTTTGGCTTCTATGGAAAGACCATGGAGCCAGTTGGGGCCGTTTAGAGACCAACCATTAGTAGGTAGCGACTTAAGGTTGTGTCTCAAGGCTCGTACAGAAGCAAAGGTAAATATCTGGTGTGATACCAGTATCAAATGCGGACACATACGTCCACAATCCATCACTGAAAGAGACTGGGTAGAAAATCGGGAAGAAGGAATAAGAGCATGGGAGGAACAGAAAGATGAAAAATGATGCATCTTTCAACAAGTTGAAAGCACGTTTAGAATGGCACCAACAAGAAGTCAATAACCTCACAATGGCAATTATGCAATTGAACGAGAAAATAGACGAGGCTATTGCCGCTAGAGAGAGGCACAATGGTGCTATTAAAGAGCTACAACATATTGCTAACGCAATCGCGGAAACAGCAGGTGGGAATCCTGTCACCGACCCCTTGGCGGATAGTGACCAATGATTGTAATAGGGGTTTTGAGAGAAAGGTTTGGTCAATGGGAATTTAAGGATGCGTTGGACAACATGCGCATTCATTTAGCACAAAACGACATTCCCAATCTGGTGATAGGTCAACGATGCACAAATATCTTCAAAGGGCGTCAGAACATTGCTGAGAAGTTTCTAAAAATCGAAGGGGCCTCCCACCTGTTCTTTATAGATAGTGACGAGGTATTTCATCCTCATACCGCAAAGCACCTTTACAACCTTGACCTCGATATTGTGAGTGGTGTTGTATATCAACGTGAGCGCCCGTTCGCACCGTGTGTTTACAAGCTGGCACCCCAAAATAACGAGCTACACTTCCCTATGGCGAAGGAGGTGCAAGCGTGGTTCGATAAACAAAACATACCAACATTTTATCAACCACAAGTGCTAAGCGGGATACCCGACGATGAATCTGTTTTCGAGGTAGATGAGGTTGGTACTGGATGCCTGATGGTAAAACGAGAGGTCTTTGAGGTTATACCCTCACCGTGGTTTTGGACAGGGCAAGGTGTGTATGGGATGACTTCAGACATCATCTTTTGCCGCAAGGCACGCAAGCACAGGTTCAAGATACACGCGGACTTCAGGGTACAACTGGGGCATCTAACGACGTATGCTATAGGTGCGGCGGATTTCAGGCGCACGAAAGAATGGAAAGAGGTTTATGATGAGAACAACCAAGAAGTTTCATGGTAAAGAAGCCACCATTGACGCAGGAGCATCGCTTTCTGACGAAGTAGATACCGAGGGAATGTCTGTTCGGGGCATGATTATGCCTGCGGGTTGGACTACCGCTGATTTAACCTTCCAGGCTGCCCATGAAACAGGTGGTACATACAATAATGTATATGACAGTCAGGGAAATGAGGTTCAGGTATCTGCTGCGGCTTCACGCGCTATTGGGTTTACGACTGTAGGTATGGAAGCATTGTCGGCGTTTCCTTACCTCAAGGTACGCTCTGGTACTAGCGGAGGGGCAACGACACAGGGGGCAGAGAGAACCTTGGTGTTTGTGTTGAGGTCATAGTGAAGATACTAGAATACGCCAGCGATAACAGGTCTACAGCTGTCGATTTGACCAGCAGTGGTGCTAATCAGATGTTAGCACAGTCGTTTCAATTAAAGCAATCTGGGACTGTGGGCACCGTGCGGTTATACCTCAGGAAAATTGGTGCACCACTTGGGTATCTACAGGTCAGTATTCGAGCCGACGATGGCGCTGGGTTACCAGATACCCCTTTGACCAACGGAGATTCTAATGGGTTGCCAATGGCGTCTGTAGATACATCTTGGGGGTATGTTGATTTTACTTACGACATGGATGGGCGACCGGAAATGGATGCTTCAACGACATATCACCTAGTATTGTTGGCATCGTCATCATATTCTTATACTGATGGAACCACAGAGATTGCTTGGGGTGCAGATCAATCTTCCCCCCACTTTGTTGACGGGGAAGGGGAAACGTATAACGGAACCATATGGTCAGACATCGGCACCGACACCGACTTTTGCTTTCAAATATACACTGGTGAGCGAACAGATGTATCCTATCCATCGATAAGAAGCGTAGCTCACGCAGTCAAGCAACATACCAACAGCGGTACAATTGACTATAGCGCTGATTCCAAACTATCACCGACAGAGGTTTATGACTACGCTGACCAAGTTTCAGACCAGATAGACCTATGGTTGCAAGGAGCTGGGTTTGAGACACCTATCACTGACACTATGGCAAAGCGCATGCTAAGACCATATGCTGATGCGGGGACAGCAATGTGGTGTGAGCTGACCAGCAATACCGCCAGTTTCCGAGGAGCACAGGGAGCTGGTACTCGTATGGGGGCGTTCCGTACTTTGTACGAATCGCTACAAGAGCAACTTAGAGAAGGTGGTGAGATTGTAGATGCATTCGTGACGCTGGGTATTGCAAAGGAGGATACAATAAAATCAGCAAGGGGATTAACGGCTGGTGGAGTAGAGGATAGTGATAGGGATAGCTGGGATGACGACGACACACTAATTAAGCCCCGATTCACACGCGATATGTGGGACAACGAATAATGTTGACTATTGAAGTAAAGACTAAAGATATAACAGAGCTTTCCGAGCGTGCCGCTAAGGTAGCGAAGAGTGGGGGAATGCACGTACTTGAGACAGCGCTCAAAAAGCTCAAAGCCTATTTCACCAAACGGTTGCAATACGAGGCCAACCTTGTACGATGGCGCGGGGTTTTAGCAGACTCTGTGAGAATACTAGAAGAACACAAAAAAGGATTTGTCGTAGGCCCCGACCCAAGCAAGGCCGACAATGTAAACTATGTGTTGGATGGTACAGACCCACACACCCCACCGTTTATACCAATCTATATGTGGGCTAAGAGCAAGCTTGGTGTCACAGAGGGAGAGGCGTGGCAGATTTGGCATGGTATCAGGCTTCGCGGTACGTCTGTTTGGGCAACAAGACAGGGTTGGGGAACACATGGTGAGAACCCATTTGTTGACCGTGTTGCTAAAGACGAAATGACCAAAGATGTATTGGAAGGAACAGCTTCTGAACTGGCGGTTAATATTATTATGCAGTTAGCGGGTGACGGGTCTGGATGGCATTCACCCAGCCAACGATTAGGGTTACCAGGTGAATAGTGAGTATTATATCGGTATTACAAGCAACTGAAACAGTCATAACTAACCATGCCAACTATAGTGCTAGCAACGTGTCGATTGGTGACTGGTCGATATTAACTACAGGTTTATCGAGGGCAGTGATATTAGAATACGAACCGAGTTCACATGGCCCTGGAAACATACCAGTAGCTGGGCATGGTCGATTTGCGAGCGATCACGTTATTACAGTGGGCGTTTACCACCGCATGGATAGCAACTCAACGTATGAAAACTTGCTGTCGGATGTTGATAATGTAATGGCACAGCTAAATGCATACCCCCATTTAGACAGCGCCACGGGGGTTAGGCGAGCCGTAGTAACAGGTTCCAGTGGTATTGAGTTGCGGGTAGACGAACCGTATTATATGCGACTTGACTTGAGGTTAGAGGTAACAGAGGAGGTTAGCACTTAAGATGAAATTTGAATCGATTAGAGGAGGAAGTCCAGAGGAGTTGTGCCACAAGCTAGAGCAGTTTTCCAACACACACGAAATCATGCAAGTGGCCTTCGCGATGTGGGGAGGGGGACTGGTTCTGGTAGGTTATGAAGACATTCCACACATTGGAACCAGATTAGAAGAGGACGGTGATGACAGGGGCGAAGAAGAATGATGGTGATATGGTAGTAGCAGTGCTCTGCAGAGATGTAGAGGCACTTACCGAGGAGATGAGGCGAACCCGTAACGATCTAGGTGAGCAAATTCAATCTCTTACCGGTAAAGTAGAAGCAACACATGATAAGTTAGACAGAAGAGTAAGGGAATTAGAGCGTCGGGAATCCAGCACGCAAGCTAAGATGGAAAACATCGAGGGGGCAATAAAAAGCTTGCGAGATAAAAGCAACACTATCGACATCGTTAATTTCCTAGGAGCACTTATCGCGGGTATCGTCGGTGCATCAAAATAAACACGTAGCTCTGATCTTTCCACCACATGCAGCGAGTACAAGGGACTGTGCTGTAGGATATTCTAGAGCCTTTCAACAGCTCAACGTCCATTGCACCAACATTCACTATGAAGAAATTTGGGAGCAATGGGAGAAGGTCATTCAGTCTACCAGTCTCAACACGGCAACAACATACGAGCGAGCCACAGCTGATGTAGTGTTTAAGGTCGTAGAATGTCAGCCAGATATTGTGTTCATCGTGGACGGAACGTCTATTCACGATATATTTTGGGACTGGATGCATAGATTGAATATACCCACAGTAGCAATACTTACGGAGTGTCCTTATAGAGATAAAACAAACTCGTACATAGTCGAGAGAGCAACACACACGTTCGCCAATGACCTTAGTAGCGCGGAAGTAATGGGAATAGATTTTCTACCATTGGCATACAGTCAAGAGATACATCACCCTATGATTGTATCCAGCAAGTACAGAAGCGACGTGGTATTCGTAGGGAGTGGTTTTCCAGAAAGACAACACTTTCTAGAACAAGTAGATTGGAGTGGTATCGACTTCAAGTTATTTGGATACTGGAAACTAGATGATAGTCCATTAAAGAAATTTTTTAACCAAGATGATGTTGTATTGAGGAATGATGAAGCAGCGCAGTATTATAACGGGGCCAAAATAGTTCTTAACTTAGATCGGGTAAGCGTAGATTTTCAAGGTCAGGAGACTATACCAGGAAGAGAATCTGTTGGCCCACGTATTTACGAGGCAGCGGCTTGTGGGGCAACGATTGCTTCACAAGATACAATACCGGAGCTGAGCGATTTGCTTGGGGAAAACTATTTGCCCTTTGCAACGCCAAACGAATTAGAAGGCATCTTGAGAAAATGGATACGAGATGAAAAACGTAACGATAGAATGCTCATAGGTCGAGGCGCGAGAAGCGCTGTAGCTAATCACTCGTACCTCCACCGCGCTCAATACCTGTTGAGGAAATTGAGCATTATTGACAACTGATAATGATGAATTCTAAAATTCACGATAGGAGGTACATAACATGGCAAGTTTAGATGGTTTGAATGGTATGATGTACGTCGATGGTTCCCACTATTCGTCTTCAACCACGCTGTCAATATCCCTGGATAGATCGGTAGCGGAGGTCTTAATCCAAGGACAGAACTACACCGAGAAAGCTGTAGGGCCTTACTCAGGTGAGTTCTCAGGTGGGGGAGTAGCAGACGACACAGAAAGCACATTGATCGATTACACAACCACTGGTTCATCGCACACCGTAGCAATCTACCCAACGAACGCAACGTCTGATTACTGGAGCTTCACGGGTTATTTCACAAGCTGGTCAGTGGATGGGCCTGCCGATGGCTTCTGGACAATCGACTTCAGTGGAATCATAGATGGAGCCTTGACATCAACCGGTTTTAGCTAATGTAACATGATGTTACACACAATCTGGCCTCTCCTACCCAAACGGGCGGAGGCGAGGAGGTACATAAATGAGTAAGCGACGCGCCCCAGTGATAGTTGTTAAGTCAGATGATTTAGTGATAGAAAGTGGGGGGGAAAAATATCACCCTCATGAGGGCGAAGAAGTATCCTTCCGCAAGCGTATCAGTCCACGCGATATGATGGTCGTAGCGAAGGCTACTAAGCTACAGGAAGGCGACGATGAAGGAAAGATGGCTCGCTTTTACTACGATGATGTCTGCCCTATATTGGCGCGGGCTATCATCCGGTGGGACTGGACTGATCCATACACTGGGGAAGAACTAGACAACCCTCCAAGTGCTGATACGTTGAGGGAGTTAGATGCATTTACAGAGCTACAATACTTGCTAGAAAAGTGGCTTGAGGGAACAGCACCAGAAGCGTTGCCAGAAGAGGGAAACTAGATGCAGCTACGGCTCTCGTCCTAAATATATTAGGCGGGAGCCGTGGCGTTGATATACCCCCAGTTCCCATAGAGGCTGTTGAGCTTTCGTTATGCGAGATGTTTCATTGTCGCCCATCCGAGTTGCAGGAAGAAGATGGATGGGTATGCATGAGAATGTACAATTTACGTCGCTGGCGAAACGTAGCACAAAACTTCCGTGAAGACCCTCACAACGTGTCGCGAGAAGACCGTATGAGGTTACGATTGCTAATGTCGGGGAAGATGGACGCCCTGCATATGGAGGTTGAACCGCAAAGTCAAACTGAAAAAGTAGCAGAATTTATGAAGCAGGTAAACAAAGAGGCTAAGGATGGCTCAGGGTGAAATAGCACGACAAATTGCTATCAACGTTAAAGATGGTTTCAGTAAGCATCTTGAACGATTGAAAAGACAATTAAAGAAAATAGTTAAAGCGGCAAGCAAAATAGGTAAAGCAGGTGCTGGGTTAAGACCAGTATTCGACAAGGTTTTTAACACAGCAGCCCAAGCTGCAACCAAACTCACGCGAGGGTTGATTGGGGGCGTACTAGGTGCTCTTAAAACCATCGGGAAAGCAGCGGTTGGTTTAACCGCCACTGTTGCTGGGTTGTCGTTTGGATTCTATAAACTATCTGAAAGCATTGGTGCTATACAGAACAAACGTGTTGTATTTGAGGGTTTTGTAGAGGCTGCACGACGCGGCAATCAAGCCTTTGCTGAAATGGCCCCCAATATAGATGTCTTTGTGAACAAGCTTCGTGTCGCTTCTAGGGGTATGATGTCCTATACCGATATGGCAGAGGCGGCTAACCATGCCTTTGCCTTGATGGGGGCCGAGGTGGGAACTAAACTACCCCGTGTATTTGAGGTTGCTACTGCCGCTGCCAACATCATGGGTAAAGACGTGGAGAAAATGGTAAGCTCTCTCGTCATGGGTGCTGGGCGTCTATATACCAGGTACTTCGCCCAGCTGGGCTTGATGGTTGATCTCAACTACGCCCAAGAAAAATACGCTGAGCAATTGGGCATTACTACACAGGAGATGTCACGCCAACAAAAGTCCGTAGCGTTGTTAAACGAGGCATTAAGACAGGGTGAAGCCCTAGTCGCCGCAATGGGTGATACAGAGGCATTGCTGGCTTTTCAAACAGGAGCCGTTAAGGCTAGTTTTGTTGATCTCAAAGACAACATATTGATGGCCCTTGGCCCAGCCCTTACGGTCGCGATGGGCTACGTCAGAGAATTTGTAACAAAAACCATTCCTCTTGCCAGTGTCTTTGCAGAATCCTTTATGAATGTGTTTTACAAAGTAAGCGATGAGTTACCTCACAGTATGTCCAAGGGTGTCTTAGGAGCAGAAAGCGCTGTTGCTAATGGTGCCCAGCGAATGGGAACAAGGGCAGGAGAATGGGCTGTAAACGCAGCGTCTTGGGGTGCTAATATTGGTAGTAGTTTAGCTGTTGGTATCCTAGAGGGCTTCACATACGCGATTGTCACCGTGATGAACACAATCAGTGCCATTTTGGAAAACTGGTTGGCCCCTGGGTCTCCTCCTCGTGTTGCACCAGATATTATCAATTGGGGTATGGATGCCATTGCCGAATGGTATGGCGCTATGGAGGAATATGACCCCCAATTCAGCGGTGTGCTTCAGAAGCTAAAGAAGCAGTTTGAAGCCAAACCCAAGAAGCAATTAATGGAATGGGGGGTTTCGGCCATTGCATCTTGGGCCAAGGGATTAAGCATCTTTGACCTTGAATTACTGGAAAAGCAAGTAGAGATGAAGCTGGAAGACGCTCGCAAGGCTTTAGAGCGTATGGAAGGCAAGCTCAAAGGGGAAGAGACAGCTCTATTTGAAATGCAGGTATTGGGCAAAGATGAGGATGCCATTCGTGGTCAGCTGCAACAGGTACAAGCCACTAGAGCGGCGGTCAAAGAGCAAGAGAGACAGGTTAATGTACTAGAAAATCGCAAGAGTGCTATCCAAGAACAGCTAGAGCTGTTCCGAATGCTCAACCGTATGATAGACGAGGTTGATGAAGGTATTGGTAGCACAGCTGACAAGATGAAAAAAGCAGCCAAGGCTGCTGGTGGGGCTGCCAAGAAATTAGGAGAGATTACACGAGGTTTTGACTTCCCAGCTGGTGGCCCATCAGTCATCAAGGGTCTCAAGAAAAAGATGGGGGGATTTGCGCAAACAGTGCGCGAAATATTGCAGGAACCTTTCAACCGTGTACGGGAATCATTCAACACTAACGTTGCTATGATGATGGATGCATGGAATGATCTCTCCGAGACCTTAAATAAAAGCAATATCCCAGACTTCTTTTCGGAATACAACACTGTATTGCTTGTAGGTGCTGGGGCAACCGCTCTATTTGGTGCCAAGGCGGGGCTTGCTTTAGCCATGATGACCTTGTTGGGCAAAACGGTTGATGACCAATCCAGGAATAAGTGGCCCCACCTACATGCCGCATTAAGCCCTGTACAAAGAGGCTTGCTTGTTATGGGGCGGATAGCGGAGTGGGCACGCGATGTCATAATTGACTTACGAGGGGCAGTTCACGGGTTGGTTGCCATACCGGTTATAAAGATGGCACAGGGTTTTCAATCAGTGGCGGACTGGTTGGGAAAGATCGGCGGCCAAGGAAGCGGTCTTGAAGAGTTTGCCAGGTCATTTGAAAAAAGTAACGACCTTGTGATTGACACAATGTTGGAAACTCGCAGAGAGTACAATAAATGGGCAGATGACTTTGAATTAAACATCAACAATGTAGCCGAGGCTGCCGATGAAAACATCAGAAAGCAAAACGAAATGGGGGCTGCGGCACAACGATATGCGCTTCAGGCTGACAGATATTTAGGTGAAGCAAGTGATGTTGCTAGCAAGCATTTTGAGGATATTGGAGCAAGCACATCCAACGTAACCCAAGGTACAGATGAAGCACTTAGCGGGTGGTCAGCAACCCTAAACAGATGGCTTACCGAAACTGATGATTTCGGTGTTGGTATGGAAGCACAAATGTCTGGAATGAGCACGCGCATTTCAGAAGAGATTGTACCTCAGATGGCAAGTAGCATAGAAAGCGAGCTGGGGGGTACGTATGCTTCAACGGGGGAAGCAACCGCACAATGGGGAACAGAAACAACACAGCAATTCAATCAAACGTATGACACTATAAAGGGAGATACTGCATCTTGGTCTTCTGGTACACAACAACAATTTGAAGCGCTAAGCCAGGAGCTATTAGGTGACAGTGGCATTGTACCAGTAATGTTTGACGACTTTGAAGAGATTGCTGAAGAAAGACTAGGTGACTTGCTTAACTTATTTAGGGAATTTGCCGCCGAGACGTGCGCAGCCCTAAACGGGGTAAAAGACACCCTTGCCAAAATCTTAAAGAAGGTCAAGGAACTCAAGAAGTGGGCTGATGAAAACAAGGTGACTATTAGAATTCAGGTGCAACAATCAGGTAGCATTCCTGAAAACCTAGAGATGCACTCGCCCCCACCGTTAGCAACGGCTGTTTCGATGGTCAATGATGAGTTGCGGGAAATGGGGCAATTGATGCGTAGCGTGGGAACATCACGACCAATAGGAGCACCCGTTGCATCTTCTACACCAGCACCAGCCGACGCTCCCAGCACAGTTCAATTTAATGAATCGCTGGTAGGTACGTTGGTAGTACCAAACATGCAAGTTGGTAGACAATTTGCTAAGGATTTATCAGTTGAGATTGGCAACATGATTAACGCTAGGAGGCAACCGGCATGACAGATGTAATAAAAATATCCAATGGAACAGATTCTGTTGATCTTTCCTTTGATGCTTCCGGAGCTGGGTTTCAGATGCTGGCCTCTGGGGCCTCCTTAGGGTTACCTGAACACCAACACTTGTATCACCAATCGGATTGGCAAGATGGTGAGAGAATCATTAGAGAGAAGTTGGGCAACCGAACATGGCCTATGAAGGTTGCACTCAAAAGCAATTCTTCTGACGACGCTATTGCAAACCAGTTGATAACTCTCAACCGACTTATCAAGAGAGCTAGAAGACATCAAACCCACCAAGATGAAAGCGAGGTTTACTTAGAGATACAGTTAGAGGGTGCCACTAATTGGACAAGGTACACTGTAATAGATGCTAATTTCGGGGGTGTTGATCTATTTGAATATTTCAACAGGCAAACCCAAGATGTAAAATTTGGTGATGCTATAAGCTTTGATTTAATTACCGAGCCTCTAGGGTATGGAGCATGGCAATATATTTACAACGAGCTAACAAATCCGGATTTCTACAAAAACACCTATGGTTGGAACGAAGTGGGCAGCCCCACAGAATTCGAGAGAACAACTAGCGGTGTTGGAGCAATATCGTCTTTTGTCAACGGTACTGCCGGTCTTTTCACTACAGATGCAGACGGTGAAGGAATCGAGAGTGATACAATTTCATCCAATGATATTGAAAAAGCGTGCGTAGCCTATGCCTATGTCTATACAACAGACAGCGGAACAATCACTGCGACCCTGCGAAACCATACAGACGGTACAGATATTACTAGCGATACAACAAGCACCACAGATGAAGGTGTAAAGCTGTCTTTGAGTGCAAATGTCCCAGCTGAAAAAGATGTAAGGTTGCGAATAACGGCTACTTCTGGCATGACAGTATATGTAAACAAATGCTATCTGCAATTCAACTCAACAGCGATAAGCAACAGCCACACAACGTGGTGTAGTCAAAGCAATATATCAAACTACGACGGTGATAGTGGTGCTGTAGCATATATCGATGTTCACGGTGCTCCAGGTGATGCTCCTATGGAAACACATTGGGTAATAGAAGGCAATACTTTTACAGAATACCATATAGGCAAGTTCTCCTATCGCGTTACAGAAAATGCCAATGACTACAACTGTTACGATTATCATATAAGCGGAGCAACTGATATTAGCGTTTCGCCTAATACATGGGAAACAGTAAAAGCACACCAAACCACCATTGTAAACCAACCAGATATGTACCCCGGTACATACATGCTCTTGGCCCCTATGAGCATTTCGTCTGGGTCTGTAGATGGAAAAGCAAAGGTCTTAACAAGTGGCCCCTACTATGATTTTGCTTTTTACGACGAAACTGACAGCGCCAGTACAGAGGTAGTAAATATATCGCTTTCCACAACCTCCCAAATGATTGCAATTGGGCCTATTTACTTTGGCATGAATCCAGACGACCATGTTTCTTTAATTCCAGAGGGAGCGGGATGGCCTGGGGGAGACTATGCAGTGGACTATCAAGAAAACATTAGGGTATTAGTAAACTTAGAAAGCGCCGCTACAGTAACTGCAGACTTCTTCTTGCTAGTAAGCGTAGATGAAGAATACACAATATTCAACGCCCCAGATGACTATGCAACATGCTTTATACATGAAAGAAACGGTGTACCCATGAATATGGTCTTGAAAGCAGACGGGGCTGAGGGATACATTGGACACTATGCAATACTAGGACAAGTGCCTCAAATAGAACCAGATATTATGCAACGGTTTGTGATAACAAGCACAAATAGTGATGATGGTTTTTCACAAGGTTCAGTAAAGGTGTATATTAAGGCTCGACCAAGAACCGAGTTCTTATTAGGAACCAGTTAATGCTAAGAGCATATCTATACGATAACAATCTATCATCTCCATCACCGATAACAAACATACTCATGCCAACTGGTAACATACGTTTGTTATGGGAATTAAATGGAGGACTACAATCCATAGAAATGGATTGGATTGGTCACTGGCAAAAAGCATACACGTTTTACCGAAGATACATTGGGTATCGTGTAATTGTTGTTGACCAATTTTGTGACAGACCTGTTGCAGACGGGTTTATTACTGGACTTGCCATGACCCCCACAGGGATACAAATACTAGCTAGCGGGGCATGGTTTAGGCATTTCGATCAGTTATATGCTTTCGACACCACAGCACAGGATTATCAGCAGGGTACACTAAGCTATGAATCCGGGGGGGTCTTTAGGGATACAGGACAAGACTTTAGCGATTGGAACACGGGAAGCGGTGATGCACAATACAAAATAGAGGTTTTTAACACAGGACAACCGGATACAAAGTATAGCAATGTAACTGATACCGACAATCATCTAACGTCATCTGATGGAAACGCTGACCGTGAGTGGTATGCTGAACGATTTAGAGTAGACATCAATAGCCAAATCGTAAGAGCAGACGTGGAGATGAAAAAGGTTGGCACACCAGCGGGGACTATGACCGCCAGTGTTTATACAGAGTCTCAAGGAAGGCCCGGAGAGATTGTTGGTAATGCCTCTCAGTCTCTGAATATAAATAGTAGTTTAGGAACAAGTTACAGTGACATATCTTTTACATGGGCTAGCAATGGCCCCACACTTGACGCAAATACTGATTACTTTTTAGTCATAAAAACAAGCGGTTATACTTACAGTAATGGAGTAACAGAGGTTGTCATAGGTTCCGATTCTGATGGTCGTAGCGAGGAAGCCAATGTTATGTTCAAATACGATGCTGACGCTAGCACCAATTGGACTAGTGTGGGATCAGGACATAGCATGACGTTCAGCATCTATACAAGTAACGTTGGGTCTATAACTTGGGGTTTTATGGGAGATGTGGGGACGGGGGGGAATACCTATATAAAAGTGTATCGCAATTGGGAATGCGATGATGACACACAGGGCTGGCTCGGTGACACAGATTTCTCAGACCTAACTCCTTACTCGTACCAAGCGCTAAAGAACTACGCCTATAAAACCACCAGCGAAGTTATTAAAGAGGCTCTAACAAATGACGTTCCCTTTGCTAGCGACAATCAGAGCAACATAGATGAGACAAACACCGTAGTGGGGTTTTGGGAACCACCTATTGAACAGGGTGGAATGTATCCAGGGGAATTGATTGACAAGCTATCATCATGGAGCGACAGTTCAAATAATCAGTGGAATTATTGGTTGAAAAACGCCGCATTTGATGGTACAAGCCCTCAGAAACCAATACCATATTTCAAAGCACAGGTCAATGATGGTACGTATGATTGGAGTATCTACCGTTCCATGCTAGCACCAAGTTCTAGAGTAATGGAGCGTTCAGTGCAAGAAATGAGGAATGCGGTTAAAGTCATTTATAGAGACATGGAAAATGATGGGGTGATAAGCATAGAACCGCAAATATCTTATCTCACAGATACAACCAGTATATCGGATTACTGGCGAAGAGAAATTATCGTGTCTGCAGGCGACGCAACAAGAGCTATTGCTGAAAACTACGCAGAGCTGTATCGGGAAAAATTCAGTAACCCACTTTTATCTAAGAGTATAGTTTTGTCGTCAGGTTATATTCTCGATAGTTACAATAAACGTTATCCCTTGTGGTCACCTATAAAGTATTCAAAAAGCTATTTCAAGATTTCAGACTTAATACCGACAGCCGATTTATTAACTTCAAGTTGGGATAGATTGCAGTGCTCACAAGCGACTTCTATGGAGTATAGTTCTACCAATAATCAACTCAGAATAGTTCTTGATCTAGAGGATGACTCGTTGGACGCATTAGTAGCACGAATGAGTGATTTACGATGACACTTAGACCACACAAAAGGAATGTCAGGGGGGACGTAGATGCATTGCGACCCTATGTAGCTTCACGCTCTAAGACGGGTGGTTACACCGCTGTTACTGGAAGCGGTCGTAACAATCTGCTAGGGGGGCATGTTGGTGGCTTTGAGATTGGCGTCTACACTCTGATTTCAGATAACGGACAGGTTGGCCTAAATTCCGAGGTCACAGCGGGTACAGATTGGAGGTTCTGGGCAGGTAACGCCACCCGCGCGTCAGCTCCCTTCCGTGTAGATAGCGACGGGAACCTGGTAGCATCAAGTGCAACGATTACAGGTACAATTACCGCAACCGCCGGTGCAATCGGTGGGTGGACAATCAACTCTGACAACCTAGCAAAGAACAATGCCACGCTACATTCCGACGGGTATTTAGAGCTTGGTAGCGGTACAGATATTGTGAGGTTAGACGCTCAAGATGCCACATATCGCATCTGGGTTGGACACAGCACAGCGGGTTCGGCACCGTTTAGAGTAACCAAAGGAGGAGCTTTTACTGCAACAAATGCGAACATAACAGGTACTATCGACGCCAATGCTGGACACATAGGCACACTGGATGTCGATGGTGTGGTAACTGTGGGAACAGGTTCCCCGGTGATACAGATAGATGGCCCCAACAAGCGTATTCAATCAAGCAACTTCACAAGTGGTTTGAAGGGAATGCGCATCAACGCTGATGGAACAGCCGAGTTGCATGATGTAACCATCAGGGGCGAGCTTCGAGCGTCCATTTTTGTCAAGGAAGAGATACACGCGGCTGGAGGAACGTTTATGGTACTTGAGGCTGGGGTATTAGAAAATGAGGTAACTACTATATGAAAAAGGTAGCAATAGTAACTGATTTCGTTAATTTTGATAACGCTTACTCGCTGTGTCGAGTGGTACGAGACCAAGGAAAGATGCTCCACCGTGCAGGATATCAATATAAATTACTGGTAAGAGAGCATTTCAACGATAATGATGCAAAACACTATCCCGGTGCCGAGGTTGTCAAAATAGAATCTGGTCGCTTTGGTAAAAACCGTGTTGAGGTTATATCACAACAAAGCGAAAAGGAGATAGACATCATCGAAGAGCAAATGGGGAATGCGCTATCTAATGTTAATGTAGTCTTGACGCACGACCTGATTTATCAGCCAGATATGTGGAAACACCATATAGCAGCAAGAAGAATAGCCAAGAAGCGACCCGATATGCGCTGGTTGCATTGGGTACACAGCGCAACCAACATGGGCACACCCGACCGCGTTATGCAACTAGACAAAACACTAGGGCAAGAGCTGGTAGGGCAATTTCCGTATTCTTATCTAGTGGCGATGCATGCTGAGGAAATAGAGCGAAAGCGCCAATTGTATGGATATGAACGCGACCAAGTATTGGTGATTCCAAACCCAATTGATTTTTTGGGAGAGATGCACCCCCTTTCACAAGAAATTGTACACGATAGTGATCTGATGCAAATGGACATTATCGCTGTTTATCCCTGTAGACTAGATCGGGGCAAGCAACCTCATATTATCTGTGAAATATTTGAACATCTTAAACAAATGGGGGCGCGTGTAAAGGTGGTAATATGTGACTTTCACAGCACGGCGGGCGACAAGAAGCGCTACCGTGAAAAAATCAAGGAGGACTATGGAGACATTGTATTGTTTACCTCTGACCACAAAGGATACAGCGTACCTCACAGGGTAGTCATGGACTTGATGGAAGTAGGTGACGTAATGGTACACCCCTCGCGTAGCGAGAGCGACCCCTTGATATTGCATGAGGCTATGTGGAAACGTATGGGGTTGATGCTCAACTACGACCTATCTGTATTCCATCAATACGCAGGATATGCACAAATGGCAAAATTCAGCTCATCCATCAATTTGAACAACGGTATGCCAGGGGATACAATAACCGAGTACGGCAACCGCAATGACTATATGCATTGGGTAGCGTTGTGCATTAAACGACAAATGGAACACAGCCCCATAATGAAAGCGCATCAAAGGGCAAGGCTTACACGCAGCCTAGATGCGGTGTGGCGACACAACTTACATTCCGCTATCGAGGGGGTTCATGGACAACCGAGCTGACATCATAATCCCATGCTGGATTATAGACAGGGAGTTGCTAGGTTATACCAAGCGATGCGTTGACAGTTTCAGAGAATATTGCCCCCAGCACAATATTATCATTGTTGACAACGCATCCACTATAGGCATATCCTATATGAAAGCGGTAAGTGATTTTTACATCAGAAACAAAACCAACAGGGGATATGGGCCAGCGGTTAATCAAGGCATAGAAGCATCTTCCTCTCACTGGATAGTAGTTTCCAACAACGACATCGAGATACTAGATAATTGGATAGAACAAGCACAGCATGCTTGGATTGACGGTATTGGTGCTATCAGTTCGCATCTGCTAGACCATGACCCCAAGCGGAGGGTGGGAATTGAGGAGGCCCCCAAGGGGCATATGTTCGGAGCCCTGTGGATGACTAGGCGTGAAGTTATCAATCGTGTGGGTATCCTAGACGAAAGATACCAGATGGGTATGTTTGAAGATCGTGATTTGTGGGAGCGCATCGAACAAGCTGGATATCGCTTTCGGAAGGTGGGGCATGTCAATCATGTCGGTAACGCCAGCTGGGGGAAGTTGAAGGGGCAACACGAAATATATGTGCATAACAAACAGTTGTTTGAAAGCAGATGGGTGTAGAACCAATTGACATCATTGTCACTACAACCAATCGTATAGACTATCTCAAACGAACACTCAATCGCATAAGGCGTTGCACAAAGTCACCGTACAAGCTACACATTATTGATGACGCATCAAGCGACGGTACAACAGAATATGTAATTAGTCTGTTTCAACAGGGGGTGCTCGAAACAATCACGTTGCATCAGGAACAACAGGGGCAGATGAACAACCTGATGCAAGAGTCACGCATTGGGGCATCACCAGTTTACGTACATGTTGATGATGACATGTTATGCCCTAATGTCGAACCGGACTGGTTATCACAGGGTATTCAAACCATTAGAAAACACAAAGATTTAGGCATTATGGCCCTCGACCACCCTGGGGCCAAGCGTGTGACAAAGGAAGATCGTGGTGATGTTGTTGTGTGTCAGGTGGTGGGGGGAACCTTTAGCTTCATCAGACGCAAATGCAGTAGGCAGATGAGCACCCCTCACCGCCATGATTTAGGAACAGCTCCGCAAATGACAATGTGCAGTTGGGCTAGGCGTTTAGGATACCAGGTGGGATACATCAAAGGTGTATATTGCTATCATTTCGGAGAAAACTCCGTTCTCACAGGGGGAATATATAAAGGGCGCCCTTCTATTCTCCCTACAAACTGGGAAACATTAAGACCTACTAACTAAAAAGAGGCAAGTATGGCTAATTATTACATATCCCCTAGCGGGAACGACGGTGGAAGCGGGACAATCAATGACCCATGGAGAACCTTTGGGCACGCCTCAACATATCTTAGCCCAGGTGACACTCTATATGCGCGTGGGGGTGTGTACTATGGACAAGGAGGAACTGATTGGTCAAGCGGTGATGGTACAAGTGGTGCTTATATCACCTTCCGTAATTATCCCGGTGAAACACCAATCTTCGATGGACAAAACTCCATAGGAGAGTGTCTATACTTACAGTCGAATTATTTGCACATCATTGGTCTTACAATTAGGAACTACGATGACCAGTGGGGCAACGGGGCAATCCTGCTCAACAACGGTGCATGGCATATCATTCTCGAAGACCTCGATATGCACGACAACGGAAGCGACACCAATCAAGACCACCATATCTACACCGGGGGCAACAACGTAGGCGATGTGACTATCCGGGGCTGCCACTTTTGGAACACGACCGCTGGTAGTATCCACGGTTGGCACGACACCAATGTCAACGGGCTGAAGGTTTACAATAACATCATCGAAGGTGGACATTGGGGCGTGATCATGACGGATGGTGCCCAAGACATCGAGATTTATAATAACACTTTCTATGATTGCGATGTGGCGATTGATTTCTACGAAGCCGGGTCAGGCATCGATGGTGTGACCAATGCCACCATCAAGAACAACATTTTTTATCTAACGGGTGGACAGATTGGATTGAAGGTCGGCTCGCACAGCACGGGTCAGGTCAGTAGCGACTACAACATTTATTATGGTGTGAGTAGCCCCATTTACTGGGGTGGCAGCTACTACAGCGTATCTCAATATGTTGCCAACACCAGCAATGGCGATCACTCACAATACATCAATCCTCAGTTTGTAAGTGTGGGTAGCGATTATCATTTGCAGTCTAGTTCTCCTGCTATTGACAGCGGTGATACCATAGCCGAAGTAACGGATGATTACGACGACTATTCTCGCCCCCAAGGGTACGCTTATGATATTGGGGCCTATGAGTATGTAAGCGGTACTAGCACAACGACAACTACAACAACAACCACCACGACAACAACCACTAGCACGACTACGGTTAGCACCACCAGCACTACTACAGTCAGCACGACAAGTACAACGACCACCAGCACCACGACAACAACCACCAGTACAACCACTACTTCAACAACTACCCTAGCTCCAACAGGACGACTCTTTGTCATTACCCACGAAGGTAATGATCTAAGCGAATATGACAGCGCCGATACGGCGAGCGGTGATATGTCCGTTGCTGCTGGGGCCGCGCTAGGTGGTACAAATTACGGTGTTCAATATGTCATTGATGACCAAGAAACAATGTATGGTCGCAAAAATGTCACCGTAGACACGCAAAACTTGCGGTTCAGAATTTATGTTGACCCCAACAGCTTGACTATGGCTGACGGAGAATACTTTACCATTGTGCTCGTTCGTTCATCCAACGCGAACAACCACGACTTCGTAGAGGTTTTGATGAGCTACGATAGTAGTGGTAGTGGTTCACATAGCATAGCAACAAGAACCAAAGAAGATGATGGTACTTATCACACCAGTAGCTGGAGAAACATCAGTGATGCGTCACACTATGTAGAAGTATGGGTCTCAAGAGCTGGTACGTCTAGCTCAGAAGACGGTGAAGTAAGACTATATGTAGATGGTATTTTCCATTATAGCATAAGCAGCCTAGACAACTACGCTGGATTCGAGGGTATTACCTGGATGAACTTTGGCCCTTCGTGGGGTATCGACACGGGTACATCTGGTACGTTCTACATGGACGAATTCGAGGCAAATGATAGCGGGGATGAGATAGGTATCGCTACGACCACGACGACCACGACAACCACCACAACCACGACAACAACCACTACGACCACAACAAGTACGACGACGACTACCACAAGCACTACAACTACAACGACGACAACTACCACAACGACGACAACAACAACAAGCACCACCACCACGAGCACCACGACCACAACAACCCTAGCATCCCTTTTCGATATTGATTTTGAGGAGGGTGATCTCTCAGAATTTGACTCCACTGACACCACAGACGGTACGCTTGCGGCAAATGCCACGGCAGCCATGGCAAGCACAGATTATGGTATGGATGTCGCACCGTCGGGGTCGGGTGTTGTGTTTGGACAGGTGGATTTCAGCAGTCAAACACGAGTCAGATTACGCTTCTACCTAGACCCCAACAGCATTGACTTTGACGAGAACACTGTTTTCCAAATGGAAAACTCTGGTGGAACGGGCATTGTCAGGATGCAAATAGACTATGCTTCCTCAACACATCGTTTGGCAATCTACGAAAGCGCCGGAGGGTGGGCATACTGGCATAATATAACAGATGAACCCCACTGGATTGAGATAGATTGGTACGCTGGTGATGGCGATGGGTTTATGAAGCTCTGGGTTGATGACGTGAGCGGTAGCCCTGATTTAAGCCTAACAAGCCTGAGCAACAGCAGCTCATCTCTGGTAAGCGCCAAGTTTGGCAAGCCTGGCTCTGGCGCGATGGACGAATATGGAAGCTACTACTTTGACGAAATATATGCCAACAGTAGCGGTGATTCCATTGGAGAGGCTACCACGACCACGACGACCACGACAACCACCACGACCACGACAACGACTACAACTACCACGACAACAAGCACAACTAGCACAACCACCTCCACAACGACCACTAGCCTGACCACCACTACAACAACCACAACAACATCTACGACCACCACGACAACAAGCACGATATTCTGCATAGATCACGAAGAGGGTGATTTATCAGATTATGACGTTACAGAAACGGGTGGGGGTGACCTAACAGTCGCAGCAGCCGCCGCGCTTGCGGGTACAAATTATGGATTGAACATACTCATAGACAACACAGATAATATCTATGGGATAAAGAACTTTTCCGCTCCATCAACCGACCTGCGTATCCGATTCTATATTGACCCCAACTCGATGACCTTCGGAACCGATGAATGGTTCTGGACATTCCAGGTGCATTGTAGCTCAGCTCCACACGAGATTGCTGATATAACACTGGGTTACAATGGTTCTGACTACCAGATTAGAACCTATGCTGAAGAAGATGATTACACCGAGCATTACGGAAGCTGGGTCACGATTACCGATGCTTCACACTATGTAGAGATTCACTTAGAAAGAGCATCAAATAGCACTGCTGGCGATGGCAGGTTGCGCATGTGGGTTGACGGGTCACTTGAAGATACGATTTCCAATCTCGACAACTATGATGCTTTTGGTGTTATTGATGGTATCTGGGTTGGCCCAATCTGGGGCATCGACGCGGGAACATCTGGTACACTCTATATGGATGAGGTCGTAGGAAACACTACTGGTACAGAGATTGGGCCTCTTACTACGACCACAACGACAACAACAACTACTACGACCACAACCACCACGTCAACCACCACAACCTCAACTACAACGACAACAACTACCAGCACATCAACCACCAGCACAACAACAACCCTTGCATCTGGCGAGCTCTTTAACATCACTCACGAATATGGCAACGTTTCAGATTGGTGGGATGGGTCTGCCGGTAGTGACATCAGCATAAATGCTTCTTCAGCCCTAGCAGGGACTAATTATGGACTGGAAATATTAGGTGATGGTGATGGTGGAACAGACTGCCGAGTATGGAAGGACATTAACCCCTCTGCCGATCTCAGATTCAGGCTCTATTTCCACCCGCACGACACGATACGCGATTATCAGTTGGTCGAGTCCTTCCCAATATGGGTGGGTGAGGGGGATGGTAGTGGTGGGGTCGTCAACCTGCTGTTGAGATTTTTTATCTTTGCTTCGTCAGACGAAGGCACTGGAATCACCAAGCTCAGAGTCACAGCTTACCAAGATGGTGGGCTTTCATCAGTATCATCATCATCGTATCAGACCGACACTGATGTTGAAGAATTCGTAGAGATTTATATTCAGCGTGAAAGTTCTGACGGTGCTAGTGACGGACAGGTGGATTTCTACATTCACGACGTGCTTCAGGAGAGCCTTACTGGGCTGGAGAATTATAACCTATTTGAGAGCACCGATGTCTTCGTAGTAGGACCAGAAAACGCCCGGCGTTTCAACGGTACTGTCTCCGTTGACGAGATCAGGGCCAACGACGACGGTGACGCCATTGGGCCAGTGGCAACAGGCACCACAACTACCACAACAACCACAACCACCACGACCACGACCAGCATAACTACCACGTCAACCACCACAACGCTTGCTTCTGGGCAATTCCGTATGGACGTGAAAGACTCCGTTTCTGGCGCACAGCTTTTTGCGGTCAGTGACATACTGCGTATGAAGGCTTTCGATGGAACCAACGTGCTTGATAATTGGCTGAAGATTCATAGCGTAGAATCTGGGGGAGACGATTACCATTCTTATGTTGTAGAGCGCATGGATGGCACTGCTGGTACATTCCCTAGTGGTACTGCCGTTGTCAATTATGGTCAATCTGGAAGCGGGTACATCAAAATGACCAGTGATGCAGCAGATTCTCCATACATCGACATAGCCACACATTCTGGAGAGCCTTGGACAGACGCGACGTTGCACGTTAGAATGGGTATTCTAAGCGGTTTGGGGATATTCACCGAGCCACCGACACAGCCTGATGATGAGTATGGCATAGCGGTAAGCAGTGATTTGAGTAGCAGCACAGCCAACCATATTGTGATGAGCAACTACAGGTTGGCAATATACGGTGCAGAACAAGAGTGGTGGGACAACAGCGGAAATGTTCGTGGTAGCGTTATTCCTACGGCTACAGGAGCACAAGACCTATTCTGGCTGGGGACTCAGGCCAGTAAGAAATTCAGGGTCACCGCCGAAGGCAATCTGTACATAGCCAGTGCTGATTTGACAATTACAGATGGCGCTTTTGATTTACGAAGCTCAACTAGTGGTGCTAGAATAGAGATTACAGATACCCAAATAGCGGGATATGACAGTAACAATGTAAGACAGTTCTACATCAACGCAAGTAACGGTGAAGCATATTGTGGGGGAGGAGCTGTTACTTTAGACGAAGATGGTATCAAGCTAGCAAACGACCACCTATATCCATATAATAGCATCAGATGGGGAAGCGCAGAAGACGCCTCTGCATACATTCAGTGCCGACACACCGGTAGCCAAACAATGTATATTCGTTCTGTAAACGCTTATCTTACAGGTGACAACACATCGTCAATAAGAATACAGGCAACTAGTTTGAATACATCAACTGCTGGGGCTTTAATTACTTTAAGTTCAGCGCCTTCTATAAGTTTTTCGCTTGATGGAAGCACAGCAATGTTTCTTACAGGGGGAAACACTTTTATTAGCGGAGGTCTTAATGTTGGAGGGTCATCGTCAGACGAGCCTAATGCTGGTGAAATTCATTTTAACAGTAGCACATATAGATTAAGGAGAAATGGTACTCATATTGAATGGTATAATGGTTCATCGTGGGTACAATTAGACTAGGAGGGTTGAAAGTGAAACTCAAATTAAACACCTGGCAACGAGTAACATTGTCGATAGCTGTAGGGCAAGTGCAAGGAAACTTACAAGTTATGTACTTGGGGAATAAGATACTTAAAGCGCTAGAATTAACACCTCAAGAAACAGAAGAAGTAGGATTACAGATTGACGATAGGGGAAGAGTGTTTTGGGATGACACTCAAAGAGTCTTTACTGTAGAAGTACCGAATGAATGCAAAGCAATCATGCAACAATCTGTGAGGTCGTTCCAAGGATGGACAGCTGGACGTTATGAAGAAATTGCAGACATCTATCAGCAACTAGATATGAATATGGAGGAAGAACTAAATGCATAAGCACACATTATATATCCTAGCCGGGATAATCGTATACGCCTGCACCAACGCCAAGCGGGGAAGTGAGTGAGCGCATCTTATCCACACACCATAGCACCGGTGACAGAGTATATGCACATGACCATGACCCTATTTGGAATTTGTACGACTTTGACGAATATGTAGACAGCGATTGCTCAGACGGTTCGTGTGAAGCTCTGCCACGTTGGTTATACAACAATTACGGGGGTGATGTTACGATAGGTGAGGTTTGGTGGCCTGGATATGATGGTAATTATCCAACAGACCATAACAACATTCTGGCGGGGGGAGCCTGTAGTGAAGCCAGACCTAGCAATGGAAGTGACCACAGTGAAGTAGGGACAGTTTGCAACCCTGACCAGTTCGGTGATTATGACACTGTGGTACTCAAACACTGTTTCGTAAATAGTCAGATTAGCGCTAATGAATTGCAATCGTATCAGGGTGCTTACAACAACCTCGGCTCCGTGCTTGCTCAGTCTGATGTTAAGTTTGTGTTCTGGACACTGTGACCTCACATGAACGATACAGCCTATGATCGCCAGTTCTCAGAGTGGATGGTGAATACGTGGGCACCGCAATTTGATAATGTTTACGTTTACGATGTCTTTGAGTATATGACATGCGGAAGTGAGAATTCAGTTTATTCCGCGTACACCGTGTCAGACAACCATCCTACACCACTAGCCGGAGAAATCCTGGTAAAGGGTGGTACTAATGCTTGCGGTGAATCTGTTCAACCATTTGGGGAGTTTCTAGGACAAGTGTTAATGGATTAAAGAGGTAAAAATGACCAACTTATTCTTAAACGGCTCCTTTGAGAAAGGGCACCGTGATGAAGTAACGGGGCAGGTGCCCGTTCACTGGGGGTTTAACTTCACTGAAGGGGAAAACCTCGGAGGGGGAAGGACACAACAACCAGAAACCAATATAAAACGCAAGGTAGATGTTCCTCCCAGCGAGCATCATCTCTATTTTACTGACGGTGAACACTGTTTCAAAGTATTCAAAGCTCATGCACCTATACACGTCTGGCTGCAACAATCTATATCCTTGGAGCCACACCAGACGTATACCGCAGTTATCCCTGTGTTCGTGGATACATTCAGGTGGGTTGGGGAAAAGAAAAAGCCAGAAAAAGGAAGTTACGCAGCGCGTGTTCGATTACTATATGGGCCTCGCAACGCTAGTCTTTCTGATTTGAATGCAACTGATTGGTATAGCGAAGGTGAGGTAGATAACTTCTATCTAAACAAACACCACCTAAAGTTTGAGTTCACTCCTACTACCAGCCAGGTCACTATTGCAATAGAAATGGAAGCAAAGTGGGGGCTTGACAATAACGGGTTTTTCCTAGACGGCCTGACCTTAAAAAAGAAAGAGGATGACACATCGACAACCACAACGTTACCCCCTATCACGGGTTCTACTAAGATAGGTGGGTATTGTCTTAAAGAGCACCCAGACACGCTTAGAATGGCTAAAGCGGGGGCTGCCACGTTACTCCTGAATGGGACTTGGGGTATATCAAATGAAGCCCATTCTAATACCCTCTGTATAGGTGCCCCAGCGCAGGGCAATCCATCCGCACAAGCACAATATAAGTCCGGAAAATCACCACAGGAATCAGCGAGAGAGATTGTCGAGCGTGACAAACATATCTGGGAGAACAACCCCGGAATCGTTTACATGACAGCGCACAACGAGCCGGTTTTGTGGGGCGATGACTACGATGACGCTGATGCTATGGCATGGTACGCTCAATTCGAGATAGAGCGTATGAAATTGATGGATGATTTGGGTATGCGGTGCTGCATTGGCAACTTCTCTACAGGTACACCACCACTACATCTCTGGGAACACTTCATGCCAGCAATCAGGGCTGCTTGGGATTACAAAGCAATACTAGGTCTGCACGAATATTCCCACCCCTGGATATGGGGTTGCTATGGGCCTTATCAACCCGATGGGGGGAATGAAGACGACGAGGGGTGGTTGACCTTTCGGTATCGCAAGGTTTACCGACAGTGGTTTCAGCCAGAAGGATTAACTGTTCCTATTGTGATAGCCGAGTGTGGGGTTGACCCACTTGCTAACAAATATGACAATGTGCCATTTGGTACGTGGAAAGGGTTAGGAGATTTCTGGAAAAATAATCATGACGGGCCTATACCCTATACCGGTGACGCCGCTTCATACTATGCAGAACAAGTTCGCTGGTACGCCAGTGAGTTGGCAAAAGACCCGTATGTTGTAGGGTGCTGTCTGTTCTGTTGGGGCAATTATGGAGGGGCATGGGCAGACTTCGACGTGGCTGGAACCGAGGCTGCTGACGACTTGATTGCTACCATTCAATCCTCTCCAACCACACCATTCAACTATGATGATTATGCTCAGAAACCGTCGAGCACTACAACTACACTCCCACCGCCACAACCACACGAACCAAGAGTGCCATATGATAGAACCTATGTTCTGTTGCACGACAAGGAATGGTATCAAGGTGTGTCTATAGGCGCAAGCAAGACACAACGCACGGTTGGAATGAGCGCCGATGACGCTGGGCTATGGGGGCCAAAGACCCGCAGGGTTCTAGCTATTAACCCAAATGAGATTGGTACAGGGCTAACACAGGCATGGTACGACAAGCACTACCCAGGTACAATTTTCGTGCCCGTCTATGCTGAAACCCCCTGGGAAGCTGCAATGATGATACTGCCCCCGTTACCAGAAGGTGAAGATTGGCGAGTGGGGCAAAACTGGTTGCCATGGCGTGACTACGACTTTGGTGAGCACCCAGGAGGTGGTACTATAGGAGCCTACGGGTGCTTCATGACTGGTGTGACCATGATTTTCCGCCGGCGATACGGTATAGATATTACACCCGACCTCATGGATAAACTCTTCACAGATAGCCGAATGATGTTTGACAATGACCATTTCATGCTTTGGGGTAATATCGTTGATGTGTTCCCATCGTATTTCGATGATGTCAAGCACATAAACAGAGCACACAGCGCATCAGAACTGCAATCTCTAATGGATAACGGGTGGGAAATCATCTTACCACGCTCAGACTACAAGCACTATGTTTATCTGAAAGAGATACGCAACGGGAATCTCATTATCACAGACACTTGGGATGGTAGGGATAAAACGTGGAGATGGAATCAGGCTGGAGGAATCAGGGCTGTTCACATAGCAGGGCATACACCAAACCCTAGTCCAACGCCACCAGTTGGGAAGTCTAAGTTTGGTTTACACGACCTAGCTGGTGGCGCATGGATGCAACGTCATAATATGAAAGGGGTTTGTTTGGCTCTACATCAAGTTACAGATACACCAGTGGGAATTGATTGTCGAGAATTCAAAGACCACGGCATTGAAACTTATGTGCGCATTAACTGGGGGTACGCTGGAACAGGCACTATCCCACCGTCAAACAAGGTGTCTCGTTGGATTGACGTGGTGCGAGAAAGTATCAAGCACTCTAGAGGAGTTGCCGGATGGATTATCGGCAACGAGATTAACAACCCGACCGAGTGGCCGGGAGGCTACCCCAACCCATCCGAGGTCATCACACCAGAACACTATCTATCGGTATACAACAATATCGTCAACGGGTTAGATGCCAACGTAACGCCAGCATCACTAGACTCCTACAATGTGGTAGCACAGGAGTTTGGGGTTACAGGAGACCCCGCTGATTGGGCCAGGGTAATCTATGAAGGTGCAATTAAAATGACCTTCATAGCACTTCACGCCAAAACACAGGGCAATGACCCTGCGCAAGTATGGTCTGAGGAACAATTCAGCCATGCGCCATTGTTGGGCAGGTATCTACATCTAAAGACGCTGGAAGATCAGGTCTCTTGGATACCCCCTAAATGGCATGGCTTGCCAGTCATAGTCACAGAGCTAAACCCCCAACGCAAGGGAAACGGTGAATTGGGGTGGGAAAACGACAACACAGAGTGGGTTGAAGAGGCTGGTGTGTATATCAGGTCACTTGGCATGGACGCAGTGTTCTATCGTTACCAAGAAGCGGGTGACCAAGCCCCGTTTGGGCTTGAAAATCAACACGCTATCCTGAAAGCTATACAAAACCTTGCTTGACGTGTCGAAAAAGGTATAATGGTAAACATGCTAGTGGGAGCGATGGGGAGACAGTCTGAGCCACTCAATGATCTAGACAAAGACGTTATAACCTTTGCTCACCTGGACATAGTGCAAACATCATATAATCCTACTCTGTCAGATACACGCTTGATTTACCACCCTGAGGCGGACGATAAATGTGCATTGCGAGTAGCGGATGCGTATGACAAGGGCTTTCGCTATTTCGTGATACATCAATGTCCCAACTCTCTAGGAGGAGGATACAGAGAGTGGTGGTGGGATGGGAAGCAATACGGGGCGTGGTGGGCAGGTATTGTGTCTCAGATGAAAAAGCACTTCCCAGAAGCCAAGTTTATCTTACCGCCTTTCTGGTATGGCAGGCAAGATAATAGCCTGTTCGGTAGCGCCAAGAAGATAAACGAGGTGTGGAAGCTGCATTCGGAGGCTATCTACAAAGCACAGGATACAGCCGATTACTACCAACTACGCGCTCACTGGAGTCAGCGTGGTGGTATGCGTCAGGCGATTTTTAGAATAGATTCCTATCTAGCTCACTTTGATATACCGGTAATAGTTATCTTCTCAAACTCATCGGCAATCGTGAGTAAAGAAGATAAAGCAAGTGAGTATCTGGAATTCTATAGAGAGCTGAACAACCGAGAGAATGTATTTGCCGCTCTCTCGTTTTGCATCTCGTCACCATTGGAAGAACATAAATTTGAAACATGGCGAGGGGAAAGTGGGGCGTTAAACGAAATCCCGAAGGTGATTCGGGATAGGGGGTTCTGATGGATATTACAATTGGAACTGTAGAGGTCGCTGCTCTAGTCGTTGGGATCGTGCAAACAATAAAGCTGTTTTGGGAGCCTGATTCCAAGGTAACAATGGGAATTGCGCTTCTGGTTGGAACGGTTCTCTTGGCAACGGCAGAAGTGCTGGGTGCCGGATACCTAAGCAATCAAGCCACAGAGATTGTGACAATGATCGTGAGGGTTTTATCGTATGCTACGGCTATCCCAGGTTGGTTCTCCGTGGGCCGTGATGAAGTTGTAGCAAATCTTGTACGCAAGCAATAAACAGCAGTGACATGCAAAAAGCGCGGCTTGATTAAACGAGCCGCGCTTTTGTGTTTCTACTAGCTTTTTATGCCAGGCGGTTTTCTTACCCTTAGGCGATTTTCTAGCACTTCGAGCCTATCCGGTATTTTCCCTAAAACAGTGCCATCCATTTTCGTCAACAGGATGGCAAAATGTTCCACCTCCCCATCCCCATATCCGTTGTCGTTGTCATCATCGTATGTTGTCAGCTCTACAATGTAATGGAATTCGGGTAGCTCTGACCGAAATATAGCAATTTGAGGGCGACGGTGAATTTTTCGTTTCACTTCTGTTGCTATGTTCCTAGCGTGCTCACCCTCTTCCACTGCGATAGATTTCTCTATTGCATATTCTATCGCTGCTTCTTTCGCTCTTTCTAGTGCCTCATCAGGGTCTTCGTCTTCTTCGATGGGATTGTCCTCTAGCCCAGGAAGACGGTTAGCTTTCTCTGAGTCTACCCCTACCACGACGTGCTCATCGGTGTATTGAAATATTCTCTGGATTTGTTCGGAAGCCGACCATACTGACAGCCCAGCCACGATTTTCGTGGCGGTTGGCAAGCTCATCCCCAGCTCTATGAACTTGTCAATGTGGACGTGCCTCCTCCAAAATGTAGAGCGCTTAAACCCAGGAATATTATTCTCGCACCATTTGATGAACTGTTCCTGCGAAGTCCATCTTTGGCGCAAAGATGTCGTTACCTTCACGTGTTCTGGTATCGCGCCCTCTTCTTCGTACTCTTCGTCTAGGACGTGATTATACCATATCTTGGCTTCTTTCCATTGTTGAGACAGAATTAGATGAGAGAACCAGAACTGGGCCTCCATCTTTTTCTCTTTCATGTATCGACACGCTTGGGCAAAGCTGTTTAGGTTCACGTCGATATTAGATTGAGGATACGGAGCATGCCAATCGGCTACCAATGCATTTGCCTTGTGACCTTTCTCAGATAGGTATTTCGTTAGTTTCTTGTCTTTCATTGTCTTGGTAAATCTCTAGGGCATCCCACCACGAAATCTGTTTTGTCACCCCAATTGCCACGATGGTTTTGCCCTCTTCCTTCACTTCATGGGGTTCTCCCCCCTCCTTCAATTCATTCCTAACATGAAGAGCATATTGTTCCAACAACTGGAACCACCCCATATGCCATTTCTTCATGTCAGTCTCACCGAAGACCTGTTCACGCAGATTCTTTCGGTGGTGTTCATTCTCATAGCCCGCCTCCAAGAGAAGATTAAGTATGTGCTTTACGTATTTACCCACCTTAATCCCTCTGTCTGCCGCCTGCCGGGCGGTCAGCATGAATTCGGCAGTTTGTGCCTGTTGCAATTCCTCGCTGGTCAGGGGGGGTGTATTGGTCTTCTTCTCGCTTTTCTTAACCGGGGCCGGGGCACTGAATAGCTCCACCGCCTTTCTCACTTTGGGGTCTCGGATTTCCGCTTCCCCAGCCAGCCATTCAAAGTATTGCTCATCTTCACCCCATACCTGGGCTAGGGTTTTCCCTTTATGCTTCCCAAAAGGAATCTTGACCTTGCCGGGGTCATCGATGTTTTCTACAGGTGCTTCATGACGTGACGAAGCCCCTGACCCCAACCTGACCTGCCCCTTAAATATCTTGTGCCCTACACCCAGCATGCTGGCGGCCTTCGTCAGGGCGTCCGTCAGGGCCGATTTGTGGGCATCAGCCTGCGGGGAACCGCCACCCCTGGGCTTCTTTCCACCAAAGGCAAAAATTGGTTCGCTCCAAACTGCTGCCCCAGATTCGACATATTCCCACTGACTCTGCGGTCTATTCCAAAATATCGGCCAAATACCTACCTCTTGACCGACGCGGTACTGCAATGCCACTTGAATGATAAGCTCTCCACCATCCGTGACCTTGGCGGGACAGTGAACATACCGCCAGCCATAACCTGCCAGCCCGAAAGACTCATTGAGGCGTTCAATGACGAACGCCGCCTTAATGCTTGTCAGCTCAAACCCGCGAGACGTGTCCGAGCTTAAGGCTTCTTCGGGCATGTCTTCCCGAAGAACCCCCGTCACCGCAGGCAACCAGTCTAACGTTTTTTCATCACTCATTTTTTTCTCCTTACTTATCTAGCGATAGATGCATTATATCATAACAACATCAAACTTGCAAATCAAACCAAGTGGAGCCACCAGAAGGTCTCTCTCACAACGCGGGTTGTACTACGTCGTAGTACAGACTTGACCTAAACCCCTATATGTAGGGGTATCGACCCTGTTATACCCCCATATATGGGGGTATAAAACAGCACTGAGATTACAGCATACTTATTTGCAATCTAATTACTCCTTCGCAACCCACATATGGGGGTGTCGAAAGCCCTGACCCCATATATGGGGTTCGTAAAATTCAATACCGTGCAGTTAATTATTTTGCACAAGAGGAACATTTGTGCAACTTACCAAAGTCTTCATCGTCTCTTGCTACATCTCGTCTGACGTATCCCATCCCTTTGCACACTTGGCATTGCCCCTTCTCGTTTTCATCACTAATAATATTGCCAAGGATTTCTTCTCTGGATGGCACTGGCATGTTTCTATGAACGGCTTTCCAACACCTCAGTATGTAATATTTGATGGGGCATATACTGTACCATACCCCATCCCCCTGAAAACGAATGAGATTATGGTCGCCTCCACAGCGACAGGGGGTTTCTTTTTTCTCTTCCCAATCATCAGCAACCTTAGCCGCGCTCTTCATGTAGGCACGATGGGCCTTCACAGCATTGGCCTGCCTTACACGACAAAAGGGGGGGTATTCATTGTTATCGCGACATTCGTCCTGAAGGTTTGCAAAACCAGCACGTAGGTTTTCTATTTCGTATTCCAGATCAGAAAGCCGGGTCATCGGGTCTCTCCTCGAATAACTCAGCATGGTCATCAGCAAGAACCTTGTTGCTGAGATAATCACTTCGTGGGTCATAGTCGAAGACTACCCACGTATCATCATGCCCTTTACCTTGACGGTTTTTGATTCCTTGAATCACCGTCGCGGTAGCAAGGTTTGGGTCTTTACCAAACTCTGTGTCACCGTTGTGACGCCCTACAGCAAACAGTACGTCCGACCACTGTCGGATAGCCTGTCCGCCGTAGGCGTCCACTGTATTACCACTGACACGATTGTTTTCCCTGAACTCGTTTTCCATTTTCGGGGAACCATGAGCCAAAAGGAAAACAGCCGCGTCATGAGCTGACGCTAAGTCCTCTTTGAAGACTCGCCCTAGCGTGATGAACTGTTCCCAAATCCTACCGGATTGACGCCCAGCAAAGGCCCCCAGGTGGTCTACCACATGCAGAACTAACTCACCTGAGAAGCCCGTCTGGTGCCTTTGAAACCGCCGCTTCAAGCCCGCAATGTTAGTAGGCTCGTCATAGACCACAACTAACTCACGTATGACTTCCCTTGACCACTCCACAGCAGCCCCAATCTCTTTGTCCAAATCATCAGTTGGGCTAAAGGCCTGATTGGGAGTACACCCCGACATGGAGCAAATAATCGTTCGGTAGATAGAGGCTTTATCCAACTCGAACGAATGGACAACACTGGGCTTTCCCATCTCTGTCCTTCGGGCAACAAAGTTTGCCCCCAGGCTAGACTTACCCACACCAGGAGCACCGACGCAGGTCACTAGCCTGCCCGCAGTCCAACCCCCAGAAGGGTAACCCTTGACAGCCAATGGGCCAGTTATGCCCTTGCCATCTAGGCGCTTATACCCACAGGACTGAGGAGCAGAGTGTCCAGCCCTCTCCTGTTCAATAACCTCATCGAGGGTCATGGCGTGCCCCCTCTCAGAAGATAACCCCCGTAGCGACTCAATCAAATCAGCCACTACGAGATCAATGTTTCGACTTTCGTGGATTTTAGGTTGGTATTTTTTTAGAATTTGTTTGGCCTTCTCTCTGGCTTTGGCATCCTTGAGGATTTTGGCGTGCTTCACGGGATCACCACCAATGTCAACACTCCCCATCTTAGCACGCCATCCTTGCACCAAGGACTCGGCTTCCTTGGCATACCCATTGTGCCGATAGACCTGCTCTACCTCTGTGAGCACGTTGGGTATCGTGTAGGATGCGTCACCACCTATACTGTCGAGCCACACACGTTGCGCGGCACGATAAAACGTGCTCAGATGATGGTTGGGCATCACGTCAGCCGATAACCCTACGTCATCTGTCAGGCGTTGGATTATCTTGTCATGCCCACTTGACAAGTCATCAATGATTGCTCTAACGATGACTTGTTGGGATTCAAGAAGCGTCTTGTCTGCCATGCACCTCCTCCCACAAATCCATCCGATCTGTCATCTTGCACCAGACCTTGAAGTCGTGCCGCTGATAGATCGGGGGGCCGTTCTCGTACCATTGCCTAGCCTTGTCATACCACGATGGCCCGTTCGTGGTAACAGACCAGTTTATCGGAAGGTGAATCGACCTTACCTCTAAACCCTTGGACTTCATCATTCTGAGAGCAACCTTGACGATTTCAGGGTCAAGATTGTATTGCTTCAACACCATTGACGCTTCTTTAAGATAGCGCTTGAACGTACCCATACACGTCCACGGGTCTTCCTCGCGCTCTAAGATATTAGCCCAGAACCACGCCGCCAGACTGTGGACAGGGCTAACAACCCTCTCTTCTTCCTTTGGTTCTGGTTCTTCCAAATCCATTTCAATCAAAGGAAGCTGAGACACGTACCTTTCGTCTATCTTATCCATCCCCTTCCCGTTGTAACATGATGTTACAAGCTGCAGAGCGAATAACCACAATCAGGGCACGACCAGCACCCCGACTCTGACACAAGTTCAGCCTCACAATCGGGGCAGGTGCGCACGTATACCTGCTCACTACGGCTACCATCTCTGTAAAGCGTTAAGGACTTGCACCCCAGTGCTTCGGCCAACATAATGGCGTCCTTTACGTCTTGGATTGTAGCCGAGTTTTCCAAGTTGATCGTCTTGGAGACCGCCGAATCAACGCTTTCTTGAAAAGCGGCTTGCATCATAAGGTGCCTCTCCCAAGGAATTTCCATTGCGGTTTTGAAAATTTCCTTGTCGCCCTGAGGTATGTCTAAATGTTGGACAGATTGCTGGGCTGATACATCGGCCCACAAAGCCTCCGATGCAATGCCCAATTCCTCGGCACGCTTCTTAAACTCAGAATGTATCTCTTGGGATAGACCTAGATTGGTCTGTTTGTTTGTGACCAACCCGAACAGGGGTTCTATCGATGGGGAGCAACCGGCAAGCATGGATATGCTTCCCGTCGGGGCGATTGATGTTAAGGTGGTGTTACGCCCCTGACTTTCATCGTGGGCTACGTCATTGATGAAAGCCATCAAGCCGGATGCCAAGGCGACAGCGGTGTCGCTGTCGTAGGGGATTCTCATCTTGATGAGCATATCGGCCCAGCCCATCACTCCTAGGCCGATGTTACGATACTTCTTGGTGTTTCTTTCTACTTCCTCAAGGGGCCACCACGCCCTATCAATGGCAACGTCAAGGAATCTTACACCCAAGCGGGTGTGTTCCTCTATTCCATTCCAGTCTATGATACCATTATCATCAACAAACTTGGACAAGTTTATTGATGCAAGGTTGCAACTGCAATTATACGGCAGAGGCTTTTCTCCGCACGCATTGCATGCCTCAATAGGCACGGGGAATGGATTCTGGCGATTGATCTCGTCTATGAATATCACACCCGGCTCACCGTTCCTCCAGGCGTGCTCTGCGATCAAATGATATAGCTCCTTGGCGGGGATGGTATCATATACTTTCCCGCCAAAGGTTAAGTCCCAATCACTATCATTGCGAACAGCTTCCATAAAATCATCGGAGACCGCCACGCTGATATTGAAAGTGCTAAGGCGACCCTCTTCTTCCTTGCACCTGACAAATTTCACGATGTCAGGGTGAGATACATTGAGTATTCCCATTTGAGCGGCGTGCTTCTTGCCAGCCCGCTTCACCACGGTCATCGCCTCGTGGTAGAGTCTCATAAAGGAGACTGGGCCGGACGCCTCTCCACCGCTCTTTCGGATAAGATCACCCTCTGGACGTAACCTAGAGAAGCTGTATCCAGTGTTATGTACCACTACAAAAGCCCCTGTACCTGGAGGAGATGCAAGATATGTTTGATTGCTGGGAACAGTTAAGTCGTACAAGATGTCACCATCTTCTTGCTCCACAGAATGGACAATTTGACATGCTCGCACAGACTGAGCCAGCTCAGGCTCGTTGCAAGCCTCAATTATATCACCAGCAACGTCCCTTGTGGCAATCCCGTTTTGTAGCCAGTTTATAAGCGATTGCTCTCTGCCCAGCAGTGGGGTTCGAGCACGCCATGCTTGAGTACCTAGTTCTATTCCGTTGCTTGACAAACCCTTTCGCCACGTCATTGATAATTGTAGCGACCCCATTACCTGACACGGAGGTTTTATGTCATTGTACTTAGCACTGCAGTCCATTACAGATTCAATGAAAGATTGAGTGGTCATATATCGTACTTCCCAAATGGGCTGTTCGTTTTCATGGCGTGATTCTCTAAACCTGACCTTGGTGCGTATGCCGAGGCTTCCAGCCAAGGCCATTAAACCAAAGGCAAGTTTCTTACTCACAGTCGAGGCTTGGAAGCGGCTCTTTCCCTCATTATACCATCCGTCTGCATCTAGGTGCCCCACTATGAATGAAAACCGACATGACGGTGAGCTGCTCCAAACTTCTTCGGGGATACATTTATCGTAACAAGTCTTGTATCCTCCAAAACTGTCTCTAATCCTACCCGCCACATCGGAGTAGCTAGCACACTCCCACATATCAACCTGAAATCGTTTATCCTTAGACCGAGAATATGGAACCCCCATGATCTTGGCAACACGACTAACAGCCTCCTCACTGTCGTCACATATTCTAACTCTTGGGTATTTTTCCTTTTTGCTGTAGTCAATAGCACCATCACCAGCTATGTAACCCAAAGCCCAACCCCACTCGTCATATTCATGACGATACTCTGACGAACCTATAATAACCATGCCAGGCTCTAAGTCATCAGCCCTTACCTGTATCACTTGTTCACCGTCAAAAACAAAGAACGGGTGCCAATCACTAACCGTCATGCTAGCCTGAACACCATGCCCATTACCATGAGAAAAGTTAATTTTGTAAACTCGTTTCGGTTCTGTGTCCACAGTGTGCCACTTGGTCACCGTGGAATACTCCATGGTCTTGCTGTCTGGGTTGTAGGAAAGAACTTTAATATCAGGGTCTTTCCTAGCTACTAGCTGCTTTATTGGCATAGGGCCTTGGTCGGTGATAACAACACTCTCACCACCAATACAGCCCCCGCCCATCTTCTGCACCAGCGTCGCGTCCCTCAGCGTATTCATAATGGACGCCAAATCGTCCTCAATGGGGCCGAGGACGAAACAGCTACTGGAAAAAGGAAACTCGGTGCCCATGTAGGGCATCCGAGAGGGGATAAAACACTTGCTTTTTATGGCTTCATAGACCTCTTTGATTTCAACCCAGTCAGCAACCCTTCGTGCCAGATCAGCGAAGGTCTCCTCGCCAGGCTGAAGATAGCGTTGTTGCAGTAACGATTTTTCATTCATACTTTTTTGCCTCTTTATTAGGGGGGTAAAAGCCCGCCGGCGGGGATGCCAGCGGGCTTATAATCTCAAACTCCTTTCACTATACCAGAGGTATTAATCTCTGGTCAAGGTCTCATCAGATTCGCGAAACGCCCAATCCATTCTTCGTCGTTTTCTACCCTCCAATCCTGAAGCGCTTGTGTCATGTCACGATGGTATTGGCAAAGTTCACGTTTGCCGGTCACAGGGTTGTCACAGTATTTACATTTTTCTTGCTGTTCACTACGGTTTTTCACTTTGCCCCCCCCTACAAGCCAAGAATATTATACACCTTTTCAAATTGCTTATCAAGGTTGGTCAACACTTCAACCAGCCTTTCATCCTCAACCAGGATAGCATCTTCATACGACACCAACACACTTCTGTGCTCCCCTAGTGGTGCAGCACACCTTGGATGCACTACCAGGCAGCTGTGCAGGGCTAACTCAGCATACCGCTTTGCTTCCAAATCCAGCACCAAGTCGCACTCTCGGTCACCACACTCACAATCAATTCTCATTTTTTCTCCTTTAGGACTCCTGAAAGCACAAACAGGGAGCCTACCTCGTGGTTTTCTTATTAAACTAAATTATTCCACGCCGAGAGGGGAAAGGAAAGGAAAAACCTCTCGGCGTTGGGGTTAAACAAACTCTTTCTTAAGGCGATAAACTTGGCGAGAAGAGTACGGCCCGTCAGGAAGATGACGGGTCGCTTCCTGAACCGCTTGGATTGCAGCATCCATTGGACGGGCCAACAGATTCCGCAATTCCTCCTCCGATAATCCCGCCCTTTGCCATTTGGTTGAGGGGGGTTCTAGACCCGCCTCCTCCATATACTTCCTGATTGTGCCCTCCGACGAACCCAACCGATCTGCCATAGCGGAGACGGTTAGCCCCTCTTCAAGCAACTCTTCCCACTCCTCACGGCTCATATCCTGAGCGGGAGAGTACGGGCCGGTAGGGTGAGACACCCCATAGCGGCGACAGTGGAAATGTATACCATCAGAAGTATACCCCCCGTCACCCATGATTTCTTCCCACCTGGAGCGATCTTCCAAAATTTCGATAAACTCTTCTTCTGTGAGTCCCATTTCCATCCATTTAGTTTTCATAATCACCACCTATTATACACTAAGACATCAGCCTTGTCAAGTGATTCGATACAATGATCGGGGGGTCTCCCCCCCCCGTCCTCCCTACTCTCGTTCCCAGTCTTCAACCTCCTCTATCGAGGGGGTTTTCCCTAAGTCAGACTGCAGGGCCTCGGTTTCGCTCTGGGAAATATTCCCCCCGAACGTGAGGGTCGAGCGACGAAATTCATCATCCAGCCAGTGTCCTTTCAACCTTTCGTCTCGCATGTCGGGGGTCATTCCTCCCCCCTTCTTGACGACAAAGCACCTTTCGGACACCTTGTTGTACTCATCCTCCATGGTGTCGTACTCGATGACCACGACTTCATCCTTATCGATATAGCGACCCAAGTTGTTCATTCTTTCTCTCCTTAGAAGCTAAGCGCAACTACCATTAACCCTATTCCTAATGCCAGAACGACCGTTAAGAATAGTATACCCCACCGCCCCTTTCTCTTGGATTTCTCAAGCACCGCACTTTTCCAGTACCAAGGCCACAATCGAGCCACAGCAAAGCCCGGCACAGCGGTCACTATACCCATTACCGTAGGCCCTATAACCGCAATCTTCAACCACAATGTATCGAAGTTTGTGGGGCGATATTGTGCAACCCAAGCGAGCAGGTGAAATGACATCATAGCCTCGTATAACACCAAAAGCCACAATGGTTTCCACCACGCTATCTCCCCCCCCGCTCTGCGGTTACCATCAAAGACTATTGACCACCATATGACTGCGGGTACGCAGCCTAGGAGGATAATACCAAGTAACACCACTATTCCTTCCATCCTGGCTCCACGATAATTGCATCAACTGAAGCACCACGACCCACGAAGCCGTGGCGCTTTGCCGTTTGGTGGTCTACTTCTACCACAATTCCACCACCCTTCATCCATTGGTTCGCTTCTGGTGAACCGCAGTCGGCTATCATATAAGGGCGATAGCCGGTCTCGTCGAATCTGAGGAACACAAGAGCACCTATATGTTGGCATTCATGGTACGCCACATAACCATCAACACCTATTGGTGCAACCTCGCCGGCTTCCAATCTATATTGTACGACGGTAGGCATAATACCCGCATCGTACTGAGAAGCCGTTTGTCCGTGTTGGATTATGTATCCCGATTGTTGCTCCAGACAAACGGTGGCGTTGCCTGTCAAGGCAATACAAATCATCAAGAGTGAACTTATCGTTGTACCCATCGGCGTCTTACCATCCTTTTGCTATACCCTCTTGGATTGTCGGGCGGGCTATAACCTATCTCTTTTATGCCCACCCGTGTCACTAATACCGCTCCCTTCAAACCTTGGATTCAATTACCTAAGCCACTCCCATGCAGTTTGCGGTTGCGATATTTGTGCCCAATTCCAGATTCTCTTGCAAACAAAAAGCAAGAATCGCCGCCTATACCATCTCCCCCGCCAATTGATTTTGCTCTAGGCATAGCGGACACAAGGCTCGTTGCAAAGTGAGGTCGTTTGAGCATTGCACCCCTACTCGCTTGTATCGCCTTCTGTGGCGAACCCCATCTAGTTGGAGGATATGGGGGGGCTTGAAGCGCCCTACACTTTCGGTTCACTTTTTCTCAGACCGAAGAGGAACACTCTAGTCCTTGAGAGAAAAAGCGCTGACCAACGCGGCTCGCTCCCGCTAGGAAGCGAAAGGAATTAGTTGGCACCTACACCCCAGGTTAATCGGAGATTCCCAAGGGATGCTTTCAGAGACAGTCACGGTGTTTAAGCAGCTTCGCCGTGTAGCTGGCGTGATAAGGGCCGCCACCCATTTAATATTTAATTTACCTTTCGCAAGAATGCGAAAAGGCATGGCACAAGTTGTGATAGTCTTGCACCATGCCTTCTCGGATTCTCTGCTCTTCTTGAATTATTTTTTGCGCTGCTTCGGGGTTGGAGATACTGACCTCGATGATTGCCCCCTCGAAGGGAAAGCCTACTAACCCCCTTCTCAATCCTAGGTTTCCAATGCGAAGAGGATACCAACCCTTCACGTACCGGATGTCTTCCAAGTCACCCGCCCTATAGTAGGGGTGACCGGTGGTGTCCTCGTAGGCGTCCAATATTGCTTGAATTTTTGGCACTGTGGTGTTTTTGATGTCCTCTTTGAGGGGTTCCCAACACGGGGTGCAATATCTCTCGTATGCCTGGGAGGGACACCCCGTGTAAACTAGATGTAACCTGCTTGCTTCACCGTAACAGCAATCGCATTTCATAATCACCCCCTATGATATACCAAGCGCCTTGCTTTGTCAAGCTTCTCGTGTCTATCGGTAGATAACTTGGTCAGCGGTACTCTTGAGGGCGCGACACTTTGGGCAAATCTCTCCATGGAAAAGTTCGCTACGCTTTTTCACGGTTGTTCTGTCGATTAGCGTTCGCCCGTTTGCCCCCCTTGGAATGGGGAGACCACATAGCAAGCGGTTCTCCTGTATGTAATGATACTTGTTTTCTGAAAGAATCATGTTCTTTTCCTTTGCCCCGCCCGCTTGTTGGGCGAGCGGGGCCTATGCTAAATTGTCAGTCTTCTACGCGGACAACCTCGTCCGCGAAAAAGCCATAGCCGCCTACTATGAAAGTATATCCACAAACCCCTTTGGCCTCAACGTACCCCTCCCATCCTTCATCTACCGGTAGAGGCACTCGGTCTTCATCTTCTGCGAAGGGCGATTCCTTTATCCTGACCTTATCTCCTATTGAAATTTTTGGCACTTGTCTCTCCCTTTCTATTGCCCCGCCCGCTGTGGGCGAGCGGGGCCTGTTTGTTGGTTACTCAAATACAGTAAACTTATCCGGGTTTACCCGCTTTTGGGCGGGCGGTACGCGTTCGTATCCTGGGGCCGGTGTCATTGCGATCACCTGCCCTGGGTACGCTTGGGCGGCGATAATAGACCCCACAATCACGTCAGCGCCACCCTCTTTGGCCCGCCGGATGATTTCTCCTCCGGCGTCGGTGGGATTGAAGACCGTTTTTACGGTCTTGATGGGGGTGCTAGGCACGTTGTTTGGGCAGTCATATTCGTGTTCTACCTTGCGCCCGCACGTTGGGCAGGATATGTACCCCGCCAGTTTCTCTTTAACGTCGGCTGATATAACCTCGTCGGGTTTGACTTCGACTGGCTTCTCCCACCCTTCTCGCCAAAAGCGGACGGGGTGAGGTGTGGCGTTGAAGACCCTTAGACCGTTCGGTAATTTCTTCATCACTCCTCCTCGGTAATACGCTCTAGGTATCCGACTAGCAATTCCCTGAGCGAGTGGGTGCTGCCGGTCATTTCCATCTTGTAGACCGGTGCGTGCTCACCGAACACATTTGGATAGGCGGCTATAAATTTGTCAACCGCTTCCTTGATGTCCAGGTCACCACCGTCGAGGAATTCTTTGACAGTGATGCTAACGTTTCCGTACCAAGCACTATTCTGTGCTTGATGTAAATCACCGCTTACGAGAATCTTTTCTTGAAACATATTTCTCCTTTACATTCGTTCTCGAATGAATTCCAAGCATCTCTTTTGGACGCTTTCTGGACACCCCGTCCGTATCTCAATCTTGAATGTTCGGCGGGGATACTCTAAACCGCTAGGGAGTGTCCTTGGGTCGGCGTCAGCGATGGCTAGAATGATGGGTTCACCGTCCGGGTTTAGATTTTCCTCGTCTAGGATTGCTATTGAGTTCTCACCCCACTTTTCTTCAATCATAGTTCCCTCACAATGAAACTACTGATAGGCCCATTAATTGATAGATGCGGTTTGTTCATATCATCTTGGTGCCATAATTCTGGGCGTCCCCCGTTTTGTCTGCAATGGTCGGGGAACGTCCAGCCTGTTTCTCGGTGTCGGAACCCCTGTGCTCCGTCGTTTCCGAATGGGTACGCCGACGCTGACTCATCAGGTATAACTTGAATATAGTCATAGTCGTTCGGTTCTGTGCTGGGGGCGTCATCCTTGAATGGTTCTATGCTTGCTTGGAACCATTCTAGCATCCCCCAAGAGTGCTCTTTCCAGTCTTCGTTAATTTCGTAGACGATGTTGTTCATTTCATCCTCCCCCAAAGATGCGCTTGAAAAAACTAGGGCGCTCGTATTCTTGAGGCTTAGCTAACACGCCTTGGAAGCGTGTTAACTGACCCTCTTTCAACAGCAGCCCGTCACCAGCCCCCTGAAGCCTTTCAGCCCCGGACTGGTCAAGGATAACCCTGCTGTCTACTCCAGTTGCCACCTTGAAGGCAATGCGGGTGGGGATATTTGCCTTCAAGATGCCTGTTACGACATCGGCGCTGGGGCGCTGGGTAGCAACAATTACGTGAACCCCAGCAGCCCGTCCGATTTGGGCCAACCTTACTAGCGCTTCTTCGATTTCTTTTCTTAAACCCCTGTCGTAGAGGAGCAAGTCGGCAAGCTCATCTACAACAAGGATAATACGCTTCATTTGCATCTGTGCAATGTGTCGTGCTCCCTGGCGCTGCATCTTCTGGTAACGGCTTTCCGTTTCCGTTACCAATGCACTCACCGCCTCTACTGCTTTTTCGGCAGTGTCTATCGCCTTACCCCGCGCCAGATTGTGGGGCATATAGCGATAGCTCGCCATTTCGACACGCTTAACGTCGATGAAGACGAAACCTAACTCGTCAGGGGAGAAGCGCCCCGCCAGTTGCCCGATGGCGTTATGCAACGCCACCGACTTGCCGGAACCTGTGGCCCCAGCGACCATTAGGTGGGGATCATTCCCCCCTAGGTCAACTGACACTGTTTGATTTTCTAAGCCCACCCCTAGGGCAATGGGAATGAAGCCCGTGGGGGGAGTGATGCTTTCAAGTTGTATTATTTCTGACCGCTTCTTGGGCACAATAATTGCGGCGTGCCCGTTCACGGTTACTTGGACACCAGCCACGCCCAAGGCCGCGCCGATGTCCTCGGCGTAGCGGCCCAGTGTGCTTAGGCGTGTTAGTTTTCCGGGTTTACCGCTTGCTAAGATGCGCCTTTCGGCGCTGATATAGTACGTCGTGGCCTGTGGGCCACGTTCTATATCAAACACCGTGACGGGCCGGTAAAGGTCACGGCACACCTCTTCGATTCTCATTGCTGTGGCGTCCATACACTCCCCTTCCCTTTAGGTTTTAGTGTAACATCATGTTACACTCGTGATCGCCCACCCGAAGGTGGGCCGGTTGCTACTAGTATGCCCCTACGTCGTGCCCGCAATAGGGGCACAGGGCGGACTCCTCCACGTCCGCCCCGCAATACTTGCAACGTAGCGGGGATGGTTCTAAAGGTAAAAAGTAAGTCCCGTCCCATTCACCGACGCTTCCATCGGTGAGCTCTACTTTTGCCACCCCTCTTTCATCGTCAAACTCACCCTTTATATATTCCATTAATCTTTTCTTTCCCCCTTGTCGGCGACCACCTCAATTTGAGGGAAATCCTTGAGTTTCAGATACTTTTGCTTCTGGTTCCCTTTCGATACTTGGGGCACAAGATACTTTACGGTGGTGCCCTCTTCGGCGGGGGCCACCCAAAAGGTGTATCTCTGGCAATAGTCCCCGTGCGACCTAAACACGTAGTAAACTTCGTCGTCGTTGGGGAACGTGACAAATTTCTCGTGGGTCTCGAACCTGTGGGCAATGCCCACGGGGCTATGGAAACTTTCAAGGTGCTGGATGTCCTTGAAGTGCTCCCCAACGAATTCTACCTCGTCGGGGTCAAACAGGCCCATCACCCCGACCTTGGAAAGCATCCCTGCTGCTGAAGGGAACCAGCAAAACACTTCACCTTCTGCGGTTTTCCACAGGGCGATGCCCGTGCTTCCCTTATGGGCGCGTCCCATTAAGAAGCGGGACACAATCCCCCTCGCCCTAACGATTGGACAACCCTTGAGGGATTCTGCCCCCTTCCCCTCAAGGAATTGCCCCGCTTGCGTCATGTTGTGCTCATGGCTATGCAAGATGCATAGCTGTTCCAGGTTCTTCTTAAACCGTCGTTTTAACCACTCGTTGTAGCCCCACTGGGAGTAAAACTCCCAGTCGCTGTCGTTCGGTTTGGGGCTAGGGTATTTGTTCCGGACGTATTCTTCCAAGGTCTGAGAATCAAACTGGCGTCGGATTTCCCGCGCCAGTGCGTCTAGGTCGCCGTAAAAATTGGGGTCGGGGATTTCGGCGTGGTCATCCCCGCGCATGGCGGCTAGTCCGCCCTCGTCTAGGATAAACTGCGTTTCAGGAAACCTATTTTCGAGCTCCTTAATCATCTTTTCCTTTCCTTTCGTGGTAAACTTGAATGGACTGGGCGGCCAGCTCGTGGGCTTGAATGTTGACCGCCCTTCGTAGCCATAACTCGTTCAGGTTGACTTCTAGCATATCGCTCCACTCATCCATCAGGCGGGGGATTGCTCCCCTGACCTCCTGGCGAATGGCGTTCACCAATTTGCCTTTATCAATTTCCTCGTTGTTTTCCAAGAGGGTTCTGATAGTAACCCTCATCGTGGCGTCTATGAGGATGTCCCAGATGTCTATGTCTTTTTTAGGCTTCATTGATGGCCTCCTTCCACGTCCAAGTGTGCATGGCGGCTTGGACTTCTTCGTCTGACGGTATATCCTCTCCATACTGGTGTCGGGCGTGCTTCCAACACACCCGCTTCTTTCCGCGTTTGCCACGGGCCACACCCTCGTTATCACACCCTGCATAATCGCAGGGGTCATCGTGGGTGTAGTACCCGGCTAGCAAACCCACCCCGCACAGCTTGCACGTGCCACCCGGATTCTGGCATTGAACCGCGCCGCACAGTTTGCAGCGCGTCACGTTCTGGCACAGTTTGCCCGTGTTGTTCACCCGCCCGCACGCCGGGCAAGTGTTGTTATCGTACCAGTCTTGTGCCGTAGGGTGGGGTCGCCGTTTCCGGCGTAGTCTTTTCAGAAGGTTGTCTACTTTTACCCCAAACGGCGTCTTAAATATATGAGCCATGTCTCTCTCCTTTCTGTTGCCCAAGTATAACACATCTTGGGCGGTTTGTCAAGTTATTTGAATGTGACTGTTGCCTTGGGTTCCTCGTCTTGGGATACCCAAGACGTTACGTAACGCATCCCGTCGTCGGTTTCGCCCTTGAATACAAGGGCGCCACTCTCGTTGGTGGTGGCCTCCACTCCTTGCCGTTGTCCTTTGGCGACCCGGATGAAATCCCGCAGGTTGCCGGTGCGGATAACGGCATCGAACTCTGTGTTTAAGTCGCTTGAAACCAGTCTTACCGAGTCGTTGGCCCCTAGGTGCTTCAGCGCTTCCCACAAGTCTTGGGGGTCAAACCAGACTGTCCCCCAGTCTACAACCTCCAGTTCCCGTTCCTTCTCGAAGTCCTTTTCACCATCACCACCGCCACGGCTGCTGTTCTCCTTGACGGCCTTCAGGATAGGTTCTAGGTGTGCCCCCAGAACCTCAATGGACATCGAGGTCTGGAAGGTTACTTCGTTGTAGTAGGTGCCCGTCACTTTCACATCGGTTGCCATATTGACAACCTTTGTGTCCTCTGGGCGCTCTATCCGGAGCACCCTGGAAGCACCGTCTATGACTTTGTTGGCCTCTTCACGGTTGACTTCTTGCAACCGTTGGAGGGCTTTGGCATTCTCCAACGGTTGTTCTAGCGCTGCCCACTCTTCGGCTGCCTTGACCGCCTCTTCTCGGAGATGGTCAATCTCTGACCGTTCTCCGTCGAAGACCTTTGTTTGGGCTTGAATTTCTTTCAGCGAGGCGATTTTCTTGGTGTATAGCAGGATTTCTTGGGGCGCGTTCCTAAGTTGCCCATGCAGCTCCTCAATTTTCTCTTTTAGGTTCCGGACGCGCCCCCGTAACGTCTTCATATAGCGGGGCGAATAATCCTTCTGCCGCATCCGAGACCGTATTTCCTCAATCTCTTCCCGTGCGTTAAGAATTGATTGAGGGTGTCTTTCCATGTGTTGGGTCGCTATGTCGCGCCTGGAAACCTCTTGTGCGACGGTTTCCTCTAGTGACCAAATATGGTTGTGATATGCGGACGCTCGGTCTACTGCCCTTCCAACGTCGTTGTAGTGCCCACCCGAAGACTTCTTGACCGCTCTTTTGAACCCCGTCCTTCCCTGCTCGCTCTCTGGGCGGGTGGCCCACTCCACCACGACAAACCGGCGGGTGAGCTCCTCAATGCGGGTGAGTAACTCTTCCCGCTCCTCTTCGATTTCTTTTATGGACGCCCCAAACTCCAGGGCCTCCATAGCCCGCCGGCGGGTGCGCTCGTAACGATGAGATGCGGCTTTGACGTACCTTATTGCGGCACTTTCGCTTTTGGGTGTTCCCTCTCCCGGCAGATGGATAATCATCTTTCCTTTCCTTTTGATGTAACATCATGTTACAAACTAACAACCAAACTAGGCGCTATCAGCAACCCGACTCTAGGGACTGAGCCTGTGGCGGGTTTATCAGGCCCGCCACCCGCTTATGCGGTGGCCGCCTTGCCGTTTGTGAGCATCGGGCACGTTTGATGCAGGCTGATAAGACCTGCTCACCCGTGTCTGATAGCGCCCAGTTTGGCTGTTAATGTCCTACTATTATACTACCACAACAGGGTTAATATGTCAACTAAAACTTTCCTAGAGATCGGGCGCGGTGTTATTCGCTTTGCGAACCGTCACCGTCGTTTAAGCCTAGCTACCTCTAGCCTAGGCCCCAGAAAGTCTAGAACCGACTAGCCGCCTCCCTACTTCTTTCAGCGGCCTTTGCGTCGGTGACGCTTGGGGGAGCTCCAAGCGTCACGTTCAGCTCGGCGGGTGCGCCATACAACCGCCCCTTTCGCCGGATAGTGAATGTGCTACCCACCGGCCCACGGATAAGATACTCCGGGCCGCCGCCCATCCGACCGGCGGCCCCTTGAGCACAGAATCCCTCAGCGATAACGGTCACCTCTTCGGGAAAGTCCGCCGCCCAACCTCCTCGGTAACCGCTTTGGTCGCGGATAGCGACTACAACCTCACTCTCTCCACTGGTCGGGATGAAGGTAACCCGTTCGTTGGACGCCTTTGTCCCCTGGGGCAAGGGAACAACGGTTAACTGGCGTCCTCTTCCCGGCTCCCCTATATGGACGGTGTGCCCATCCGCGTTCTTAAAGGCCGCAATTCCCTCTTTTACGCCACCACCCTTTGTAACCGTATAGCAATTCATCATATTCCTCCTTTATTTGTTTACCCAAACGCACTGAGCTATTGCCCAGCTGATCGGCGGGGGATTGCCCCCCCCCCGCCCTTTGTTTACTCGCCCCATTCCTCCTTAAACTTCTTTTCTTGTTCCTTCTGGTATTCCAAAACCTCTAGGTCTAGCTCGTAAAACGTCGCGGGGTCGCTATCTGCGGGCCAGTTGGCAATGGCCCATTCAACGCTCTCAATGCGCTCTTTGAGCGTGAAACCGTGCTCCCATCGGCGGTCTGCGTAAGCGCCGGACTCGTCGTGGGGCAAGGCTGGAAAGCTATAGTAGCTGATGGGGCCGTTGCCGTGTACGGCCACTGTTACAACGGTGCCCACCTTGACGGTGTAGATGCAATCACCGTTGTTCCCACTTCCCACCCTTCGGGATTCCCCTAGCCCTAGGCGCGGGCCTAGGGGCCGTTTCCGGATAACGGTGTATCCGTTGTATCCTGGGGATTGAAACCCCGTGACCAATCGAACGCGCTTTCCCCGGTGTTCAGGGTGCTCTTTTAGGTACTTCTTGCCCATTTCATGCGCTTCGTGTAACATTTCCCTCTCCTTTAACTACTAACCCAACCGGATTTTCAAGTTCCCGCGCCGGAACCTAGCGCGGGCGCGTGATGCTAGTCTATTGCTCAAACTGGCACGTTCAAGTGCTGCTTCCCAAGCTACCTTGTCGCCGGTGACGCCCTGGCGGGCGTTGCTGTAAACCGCTCGCCGTGCTTGTCGTGCTGCTACCACGAGCTTGGACGTTGGAAAGTTACTTAATTCGTCATTTGTGATATTCATTGTCTTCATTCCTCACTATTTGATTTCTATCTATCGGTAGATAGATGTGATCGGCGGTGCTAGGGTAAGCACCGCCATTTCTGCTACCTTGCGAACAGGGGGGCAAAGCCACTGTTACGATTCCATGCCCTTACCTGTTCCCGTTCCCTTTCTTGTCTTTTCTCTTCCTCGTAGTCTACGATGCTCTTAGCTTCATCCAAAAGCCCGCTTTCCTCAGGATTCCCGTAAAACCCATAGCAACCGGGGATGGTCTCCCCACTGGGGGTTACGATGTGGTAGCCGTAGACCTCCCCGCGGATGTACATGTCGAACGTTTCGATTTCACTTTCAAGAATTTCCCGGACGCGCTCCTTTCGTGCCTTGGTAATGCGTTTCCATCCCGGAAACCATTCTAAAATCGCTTCCCGGCTGGCGTAGACGTAGCCCACCCGCCCAGAGTCCCATGCCGCGTGATGGGCGCGGCCATGGAAACTTCGGGTGCTTATGCTCTGGACGCTGTGGTCGTACAGGTAAAGGGGTAATGCTACGGGGTGCTCCCCCATTTGCTTCTCAAACCGCCGGTGCTCCTCGCGGGTCTCAAATCTCACCCGCTCCTCGCCAAAGTCATATCGTTTATGCCAATGGACAATTGTCCCCAGGTTGCCCCACCGCCTGGGGCTTTCCGGGTATTGGTCTCTTGTGACAACTATCTTGTAGCCTTTATATGTCTTGTTCATCACCCTCTCCTTTTCCTGACTGTAACATCATGTTACAAAGATATATTGGTCGGTCTGGCGTAGAAATAATGCCCGTTGGACAATACAACCTCGTAGCGCCCCATGTCCCCGTGCCACGCCTTGACGGTCGCTTGCCCGTGGCACGTGAAGACCTTGGTGCCGGTGTTGGGCCGGTCGCCTTCGGCGGTAGCGCGGCAATGCGCACCGCCGCACAAGAGGTTGTGGTCGCTGGCATACATCAGGGGGCCTTCCGGGTCTGCGGTATACTGACTATCCCCCAGTATGTCGCTGTCCATCATGCCAGCGATGGACGCAACCTTTGAAGCGCAAGGCTTGCACAGGTGTCTGTACTTCGTGATATAGTCCATCATTCCCCTTTTGTTAAGTCTGCCGCAATCCAAACGATAGGAAACGGGTATGTTGGCCCCTCTCCATCCCCGCGCCGATACTGGCGAAACTCTTTCAGCACTTCATCGGCGCTTTTCTCAATTCCAAGGTCTTTTAGTCTGCGTTCCAAAAGTTCTTTTGTGATTTCCATTTCTTTTCTCCATTCTACTATACCATAGGATGGTAAAGATGTCTCTTAAAACCATCCTAGAAAAGATCGGGCGCGGTGTTATTCGCCTTGCGAATTGTCACCGTCGTTTAAGCCTAGCCACCTCTGGTTTAGGCCCCTTGGACGCTATTCGTAGAATGCCGGAGCGTCCTCCGGCGAAAAGAGGCTGTAAAGGTGATTCCATGTGGTCAACCGGGGCTTGTTGCATACGGTGCGGACTCGCTTCATCTCTGGTCGCGCTTCCAGATTTGCCCGCACCTTCTGGGCTTGTTCCTGCGTTTCGCATGGGCAGACGCACACGTTGGTCTTCCCCTTGGCGTGACCCCACCCGCTCATGAATTCGTCGTTTGCCAACACGTATAGCGGGGCCTCTGGGATTTCATTTCGGCTGTTCACTATTTCACTCATTTCTGTCTCCTTTAATTATGCGCTTGTTGGTTGTGTGTGCTGATTATATACTACCACAACCAAGTAAAATTGTCAACTAAAGATTCCTTAAAATCACCGCCGGACTAGCTTATATAACGGTAGCCCGGACAATGGCGGTTGACTTGACCGCCGCAACAAGACCGTCTGGGGCTGGTCGCCCCGGACAATCAATTGCAACGTGTCGCCGTTGCTACCATCCGGAAGTGTGACCTTGCGGTCAGCTTCCGCCAGCTGGATGATACAATCTGACTCCAGCTGGTGCTTGCGAATGAGGTATAACGCATCCGCAATCAGCTGGCGGGCCTGGCGTTCGGACAAACCAAACGCTGGGTGAAGCCTTTCCTGTAGTCGCTTCTTAACGTGTGTCATGATCTTTTCCTTTCCTTCTTTTGGATTTCTTGAGTGTAACATCATGTTACACCCGCGTTTTGTTTCAGATTTGGAGGGCTTGGGATTTGAACCCGCGCCGGACACCGAGTCAAGGCCGCTTTCCAAAGCGCTTTCCCGACTATGGCCCCCCACGCTGGCGGTCTTTTGGGCTGGGCTGCCGCCATTCCCCCCGTCACCTATGCCCGTTCAAAACCTTGCCCGACTATCTCTATTATAGCCGGGCAAGGTAAACTTGTCTCTTAAAACCCTCTTAATTTTCCCAGTACCGACCACGCTGGGCCGGTTCGTTTCGTAAGCGGTTGACTTCCGAAACGATTGCTATAATGCTATCGCCAATCTTGCTGGCAATCTCGCTTCTGGCGCATTCATAATCTTGGTTATGGTATTTGTAGCGCTTGTGCGCCAGCTCATGAATGATGGTATCTACGATTTCATAGCCGGAACGTTCTATTAATTCCGGTGAAAGCGCTACCACCCTGTGGCCGGCGAACGGCGCGAATACCGCCCAAGCAGAAGCTCCGTAGTAAAGGCCCGCAAGGTATTCATCCTCTAGGCCCGCCGCCGCTACAATCATCTTCAGCGCCCGGCTGTAAACCTCTAGCGGCTTGGTGATGCTGGGCCGCGGGTTTCCGGACGCCGTGGTCAATGATATATCCTTTCCGGTATCATTCGCTATAGCGAACGGCTTTCGCCAATAACGATGATAGCTTTCACCGTGGGAAGCGTCTAAAAGTTGGCCGTCGCTCCCCTTGGTTTCCCACCCTCCCTGCCCGTCGGATTCGGATGCCCAACCTTTCTCAGTGTATACTTTTAAGGTGGGATTGCCCATAGTCTCGGTCTGATGCCCACGGTCAAGGTCTTGGACACACTTTTGCACCTCTCGCTTGACGGTATAGCGCAAGCTATCCCGATTCTCCGTCAAGACCTCGGTGCTGGGAGCGTCTAAAACCAGATACCAAACGTAATCCCCCCCCACGTGCTCGGAGCACGTGTAAAGGCCCCGCGTTCGAATGTATAATTGACCCGGCTTCTCAAATGGCCCTGGGCTGGACTTATGAACGTATAGGGTGCCAAATTCGAATTCCTTTACTTTCTGGTTGGAGCGTAACGTTCGCCCCTGTGGCACCCGTTCGGCTTTGGCGTTCTTGAAGCCGGAGTAGACGTCAATCCCTGGCAACCGTGACAATCCGACTAGCTTTTCAAGCTGATACCGGATTTCTAGGCCGTCAAGGGTATCATCCTCCGCGCCTATCACGAAACCGGTTTCAACGCCATGATCGGCGCCAGCGTAAGAGGTGGGAGGCGCCGCGGCTTCACCCTCCACCTTGAAACCTTGGCTTTTAACATACCATCTTGACCAGGCCAGCGAAAGAAGTTCTTTCGCCGCCCCAAAACTGCCTATGGCTCCATCGGATTTCTCGCTACCACCCAGCGTCAAATAGACTTCCCTAAACTTTTCAATGCCATTGATACCGTTGCCATTGTCAGTTGCGTGAAAGCCATGGTTTGTAAAACAAAACTCAATCCGGTTGGCACCGGCGTCGTGGGAGTTTTGTATCACCTCCCGTGGGATAGCTAAGTCTAGCTGGCTATACTGATTTCTGACTCGTCTTTTGAAATGATCTGTTGGTAGTACAATCTGTTCTTTCATTATCCTATCCTTTACTTTTCTACCGGATGATTGTAACATCATGTTACAATGCTACAATCATCCGGATAATCTACTCGGTAAGAGCGTCAATGTCCTGCGAAATCTGCGCGATGTCTGCTTGCAACCTTGCCAATTCGTTTTGCAACCGGTCTCGCTTTTGCACTAGTCTGCTTTTCTTTTCCAATAGACGCTTCAGCTCATTGTCTTCCGGTTCCGGTTCCGGTTCCGGTTGCGTTTGTGCTATCACATGCTCAATCTTATCCTTTAATTGAACCGCGGACTTCTCCGCCGCGAATTCAACCAGCTCGTTAGTGATTTCTTGGGCTTTGTCTTCCGGAACGTCCATGCTTTCTAACTTTCTACTCGCTCGGTCTATGCGAACTGATTTCAAGACGCCCAGACGGTCGAAATTTTCGCGGGTGGTCTCGTTTGCGTAGATGCGTATAATGCGATAGACGTGCTGGCGTGACCACCCGGTCATTTCGCAGAAATCCTTAAACGTGAAGCCGTCGCCCCACGCTTTGTATAACTTCTGTTCTTTAACAGAAGCAAATATCGCTGCCGCATCCATCAGCTTCTGTTCGGACTCCTTGCGAATGCTGATTAAGGTGTCCTTAGCGCATTCTGCTTTTGCTTTCAAGTCCTTGATTTCACTCATTTCAACCCTCCTTAAACTTTTCCCAACCAATTCTATTGTACACCAACAAAGTAAAATTGTCAACTAAAACTTTCCTAAAACCCCAAGCTGGCCATGGTTGGTACGTAAACCAGTATGTAATAGACCACCCCAACCAAACCAAGGAATAAAACGGCGAACACAAACGCTTTCATCGTAAATCCTCCCAAACGTAACCCTCCGTTTAATACTTACCCTTGACCAGTACTGGCGTCGTACTGGTCAAGGGCACAAACAAAACTCAGTATTCGTAAACAACCTCCCATTCGCCACCCACCCGCGCCTCGGCCATGGCACAAAGACGGCGATACTTTCGCCGCCCGTTTATATGGGATACACTGGCGTAATCCTCCACGGTGAACCCGTGGGAGGTTTTAACGTGATTGACTGCATTGAACCGCCACCAAACCTTATCATCGATTGTGACTGGCGGCTGTTCGCCAGTCACCTTAACGTATAGCGATTTGGCCATGTTCATTTCGCCAGCTTCGACATGCTGGCGTAATTGGTTAGACGCGTCTACTAGCTTCCCATACTTTTGTCTGATATAATACATGTTACCCTCCCACTATGACAATCACTATCTGATCAATTTCATCTACGGCCAAAGCGTCAATTCCACGCTGTGCCAATTCCATCATAATTCGCACAACCTCATGCTTTTCGACTACAATCATCCTACCCTCCTTGTAACTTTCCCAAACCAATTTTATTCTACAATTTCAAAGTAAAATTGTCAATTAAAAAAATCCTAAAATCGCCAGGCACCAAAACATAGCCTAAAACGCGCTAAAATCGATATACCTATACCATACTACCTATTGCGCCGCAAAACGCCATAAAACGCCATTAAACGCGCTATGGCCACCCTAGGCCGATACCTTACCCACTACTACGCCAGCACCCTGCCGATACCATCTACTCTATAATTGAAAAGCACCTTTATATATCACAATTCTATTGAATAGTCAGTATAATAAAATAGATAAGCGTCTTTTATAATCTACGATATAGTTATCCAACCCTATCCCACCCCCACGTCATAATGAATTGCAGACTACAACCCGATACGCAACCCAGGCCAACAAACAGCGGTTTTACTTCGCATAATATAGCATAAACGAACCGTAACCAGTCAAATTGCAATAGTCGGTTGCAAACCAGCGTCAATCGTTCATTATACATCAGCATTATGCAATAGTCTATGCAATTGATAGCGCATTAATTGCATGAGCGAGTGAACGAGCGAGCGAGCCTGCAACACGGCCACGCACCCCCCAAAAAAACCTACACCGAATTTTGCAAGTGTAAGACGGTGCTCAAAATCCACAAACAATAAAAACCATTGTACTCTCCCCAACTACCCCATCCCCGTTCTACCCTACTGACCCTTTATATACCATCCTGCCCCCCTTTTACCGTCGCTCACCCCCCTCTAGAATAGAGTAGAAAGGGTTTCTAGCACGATTTTAAGGTTTACCCCCTTGACAACCGCAATGAATTGGTGTATCATTGTATCGTAACGGTAATCAGTTTGAAGGGGGTGACTAATGAGCGCAGAACCCACGTTAGGTGAGCAAGTTGATATGGTCATAGAGGCGTACAGGAGCGAGATTGCCGACGCCCAGCAAGATTACGATGGTTGCGGGAATAACGACAGGCGGGCCGAGATTGGCGAATGGATTTCCTCATTCAGGGGTTCCCTTAGGGCACTTGAAGAAGGGGTGGAGAAGGTTATCGACAGGTACGATTTTTAGGGGGTAGTATGGTTGTATACAAGATAGTGACGCGTGAAGGGGATAAGTTGTTTTCTAGTACGGCTGAGGGGCCTGCCAGGGTAATGTACAAGCCTCATAGGTTTGTTGAGGCTCCGGAGTGGTGTCAACGCTTGGGTTATCATCTAACCGTGTTTAGGGCGATGCCCAAGGCTCTTTTGTTCACCTTTGAAGACCATGAAGTTTGGGTAGCCTGGGCTATGGGGATTAGTGAGCCTTTACAGGCACGCAGGCCCAAGGGTTATGTTAGGCCTATGTATTTAGATGAGCCGTTTGGTCAATGGTCGTGGCCTAGTCACACTCTTTTCGCTCGCAGGGTTAAGCTTCTTCATCGGATAAACGAGAGTGGTGAGCGGTACAGGGTGTTTAGGGTGTTCAAGGGGACGGGGGCATGGTAAAGGTTGGTGACAAATTCAAATACGATGGTCACGAGTGGGAGGTCACTGGTATTCATACAGGGCGTCTTGCTGGGATTTCGGCGATGTACCGTTTGAAGTTCTGGGCGAATGGGAAGTACACTGTAACATCATACAGAAGGTATTTTCCGGAAAAGAAGGTGCAGGGATTGGAGTTTATCGATGACGTTGACTAGGTTTGAAGAAGCCAATGCATTCTTGCTAGCATTAGAGCCTGAAACGGAAGATCAGGTTCGTAAGATTATTTCTGAGATACCGGACTCTCACCTAGTATATATCAGGAGGGGGGCAGAGCGCCTTGCTCAGATGATAAGGGTAGAAGAGGGCAACAGGGCGTGGGGAGAAACAGGATGAGCACTTGTTCTAGAGACCCGATGGCGATAGGAACCCCAAGAGGTAGTCGGGGTGATTGCCGTAAGGTTCATGGCAGACAAATGCCTAAAGAGCCTATAGTAAATGACCCTCTGTCCAATCTACCTGATCACCTCCCTGAAAGGTACACAGAACAGGGACTGTGTGCGGGGTGGGACGGTAGAGTTTATGACGGGTCTCAAACCCCTGACATCGACCACAATGAAGCACAGGAAGAGAAGAGACCTACCGGTATGGAGCGGATGCGCCTGAAGTGTCCCAGGTGTGGCAGGCGCGTCTTATCCAGTGTAAGTGTGTGTAACGACGGGTGCTGTTTGTATCACAGCATCCCACCTCACAAACCAAAGGAGTGGTGGAAAAATGGACAATAAGTACGTCGAAGAAGCTAAGGAACACTTAAAGGACGCGGAGAGTTTTATCTCTCTTAACGAGAGAAACTTCGATAGGGCCTTGAAGATAGCTGCTGTTAAGGCTCTGGTGGGAGCGGCTGAAGAGATGCGAGACCTGAATGCTTCCTTGGATATAATGCTGTATCATATGGGAGAGCGGTGAATTATGAATTATTTGGGCGGCAAGTATCGGCTTAGGGATGAGATTGGTGGTGTGTTAAATACCATTCGTCGCCCCGCCCAAGCTTATTGGGAGCCTTTCGTGGGCGCGGCGTGGGTGACGACACGCATTAACACTTCACCTGTTTTCTGCAGTGATGCCAATGAGTATCTGATTGCATTGTGGAAAGCCCTAATGGACGGATGGTTGCCGCCCAAAGTTGTTAGTGAGGATGAATATTATCGAGTTAAGGAGAACCCCAATCAAAACCCCGCGCTTACGGCGTTCGTGGGATTTGGTTGTAGCTGGGGTGGTAAATGGTTTGGTGGGTACGCCAGAGACAACACTGATAGGAATTATGCGCAAAACGCTAGGAACAGTCTCCTAGCAAAGGTAAACGAGATTGCGCATCTCAATCCGGTGTTTTTTGTCCATGACTTCTTGGAAGGATTACCAAGTGTCATAGAGGGAAAGCGGTGCCTGATTTATTGTGACCCACCCTACAAAGCCACTACAGGCTATGATGCTATAGATAATTGGAGCACCACCAAATTTTGGGAAGTGATTAGAGGGTTGGTTGCTCAGGGGCATGATGTTATTGTGTCAGAGTATCGTGCCCCTGATGATTTTAAGTGTGTCGTTCAGTATTCTACTCGTACCGACATACGAGGGAAGAACGGGCGCGAGGATAGAGTAGAGCGGTTGTTTGCTCACCAAGATGCGGATTATACTATTCTGCGCCCCCAACAGTTGTCTTTAGGAGTGATATGACTTTAATAATCACGCTGGTTTGGGCGTTTGTTCTGGGTCTTTCGCTTGCCCATGAATGGGGTATATTCTCGACAGTTATGATTGGGGTTTGCGCAGTAACCTCAATTTTAATGTTGTGTGCGCTTAAGCGTGCGGAGGAAGTATAATGCGTAACAAGCACACAGAAACCGCCAAGAAACACCTGGAAGAAGCAAGTCTTTTGGTGGCGGTGAGGCGCGAGCGCAACTTTGACAGGAATCTGGCCGTTGCTCAGGCTGAAGCGCTTGTGGCGATAGCGGAAGAATTGCATCTTCTGAGAGGGTTAATTAAAAGTATGGGAGGCAGAAGTGAGTAATAAATTGAGCTTGTTACGAGAGATAGCTAGGGATAGGCATGTGTACAACATTATCACGGCTACGAGGGGGCCAGATACTCCATACAACGATGCTTTCTACTACTTCAAGAGAGTCATGACCTCTCGCTTGCGGGTCATGATTGGTGCGGGGGAAGGAGAACGACATCACCCTATTACCCCTTTCAACGTAGCGAGGACGTATGCTTCTATATTCACTCTGTATATGGTAGATGATGAGAAGCGAAGTTCTCTACTCCATTATCTACAACACCTATATCATGGGTTTGAGGGGCTTAGAAACCTTGTCACCGACATCACAGTTGAACAAAGCCACGAAATCCATCTGTTGCAGAGGCTATCACGTACTCTGTATGCCGTTTGTGTCTACAGAACTAAGGCTAAAAGATGGTCTGCGTTGAAGGAAGCTTTGTGGGCATTTTACGAGCTTCATACGTGGGAAGGGGATTTAGAGGCTTTGCCTGATTGGGGTAAGGATGAAGGCGAGACAGCTAATGTCTAGTCTCCTAGGGAACGAGGAAACAGGGAGGGAAGCGTGAAATTGTTACTGGCAAGGGTTCTTAGAACTCTAGGGTTGCTGGGACTAGTGGTTTATAGTGGTGGCTGGTTCGTGTACCCTGTCGAGGGAGGCATTTCGTACAATGTGATGTGTCTCCTATTCAGAGATAACGCTGTTCCGTTTTAGAAAGCGAGGAAACAGATGAAGACTGGATATTGGTGGTATAGAGATGATGAGCAGGATAGTATCTATTTTGTAACCTCTGACAACGAGGTTACGGATGGTGCTTTTATCTATGACCTCGGTGAGTTTGACGGGGAATGGGTTCCCGTTACAACACCGGAAGAAGTTGGGGTGCTGTTGGAACGCATTGAAGAGCTGAAAGTAGAGCGTGACCGGCTGCGTCAGGAGCTGGAACAAGCGAGGGGAGAGGAGCGTGATCGCATAGAAAGCGCCTGGGAATTGGTATTTGAATATGATAACAATATTGCAGAAAGCGGTTTGTGGTATGCAGTGGTGGAGGCGCTGGTAGAGCGCATAGAGAAATTGGAAGAAGAGGCGGCGGCTGCTCAGGCCAAGCTGGATAAAGTGCTAGAACTCATAGGCAGTACCCCAAATGCACCACCGTCGTATGATAGTATCAACGATGCCATTATTGAGGCTTGTGGTGTCATTGAAAGCGATGATGATTGGCAATACCTAGATGCTGCTCTTGAGCGGGCACGGGCTGAGGGTGCAGAACTCGCCTACAACGTAATCAATAGGCTGGAGCACACTACACCACATATGAACATTTGTGATGCGGTGCGCCAAGAGATGGAACAGATACGAAAAGAGAGACGGGGGCAGTGAACGTGAAATTGTTACTGGCAAAAGCACTGAGCGCGATGGGTTTACTGGGGCTAAACATTTATGAGGATGGTGTTTGGCTTGTGTATCCTGTCGAGGATGGCATGCCATACGATAAAATGCATAGATTGTTTGGCGATAATGCCATTCCGTTCTAGGGGGGTTCTACATGACCAGGACAAGAGTTGCATTAGAAAAGAAAATCGAGCGACTAGAAAATGAGATTGAACGCTTAGAATCAGATGTTTGTCAACCAAACACCATTACCGCGTTCATGGATTTCAAGGGTTGGGAATCACTCCAAGACTGGGGAGAGATTGACTACCTTTTGGAAGAGTTGTTGTCAGAGTTGTTGGATAACGGTACTCCTATCGAGTTTGGTGGTACAGTACGAGTGCGGGTTACATTAACCTATATGGAGGAATAGCGATGCTTTACGATGGAAGACATCTTAGGTTCACTCCTGGGGAAAAGATTAGAACAGAGAGTGGAGAAAAAGGTACTGTGGTTGGGGCATGCAACCCCCAGGGGACGCATTACAAGATAATCTTGGGGGGTGGTAGAGAGCAAGTTGTACATGTCCAGAGCCTAGAAAGTGAGGAAGAAAATGGCTGATTTTGTTAGAGAGGAACTGATGATGGCGTTAGGCAATGCCATCACAGAGATGGAAGAGAATCCAGATAGAGAGATTGTCAATAAAGCCCTAGAGTCGTGGATAGCTTGGGCTGGTGAGAGGGTGTTGAAGGTCTCTGTACAAGTCGAGGTTTGTGATGAGGTTTCCCTGACCATTTATGATGATGATGAGGCCACCACTCCGTGGCCCCTAGAGATGCCAATGACCCCTGTAGAGATGGCGCATGGAGAGTTTATGGGCCTTCTCGAAAAGGCCCGCAATGAAGAAAGGGGGCGGTTGATTGAGTATCATCGTGAGAGAGCCAAAAGGGAAAAGAGGCTTGTGGAGATGGAAGATGACCGTGGGGGCAGAAGGGCGGCATGGATAAGATACAAGGTTCATAGACAGGCTGTTGAGTGGCTTGAGGGGGAGTCGTGAACGTTTGGGATGACAAGTATCCAGCTATAGTTAGCTTTTTGAAAGAAATTGTTCCTCATGACCCCACCACTGGCGTTTGCTCTATGTGTGGGAAAGAGGTTGTTGAGGAAGAGTTTGTTAACCAAGTAAGCAAGCGAGAATATCAGTTGTCTGGTATGTGCCAGGCTTGCCAAGATGGTTTTTTTGAGTCTGAGGAGGAGTGATGGAATACGCGTTGGCGAAGGGTGATTTTAAGCGGTTGCACATTTTTGTACCCGATGTATCAGTGACGTACACGCTGTGCGGTCTTGGGATTGCAAAACATGTCGTTAATCCCAACCCCGCCGTTGTCGATGAGGAGACTTTGTGTCCTCATTGCCTGGAAGCTCTTGACGATGACGTTACGGTGTACAAAGTCAGATTGAAGAATACTACATGGGTCGCTCTTGATCTCGACTTTGTGCTAGGCTGTGTCGAGGCACTGAGTATTGGGGATGGCGTTGAGGTTGAGGTAGGTCAAATGGCTTTGAGAGAATACATTAACTTGGATGAATTCCAAGGATTTTGACCTCGAAATTACCCGTGACGAGCGTGGGCATCGTGTTGTCGTTCGCGTGAGTGGGGATGGGTCTTTTATGTCTTCTGTTCACAACAACGAGCATGATGCCCGCGAGGAAGTTCGCAGGTGGGTTAGGGTGCGGTACAGTGTTGATTTATCGCCGCGCCCTCAACAATTATCTATGGTGGAAACGTGAAATTAAGAGCGTTGTCTTGGGGGTGTGGAGTACAATCTACAACCCTCGCGGTTATGAGTGCTTTGGGGGATTTGCCATTACTCGATGTCGCAATTTTTGCTGATACACAATGGGAACGAAGGGAGACCTATGAATCCTATGCATTTTATAGGGATTGGCTTGAAGACCACGGGATACGTGTTGAGAGGGTTTCTTCCGGTAATATTCGTGTCTTAGGTGCTGAAGAGCATATACACATACCCTTTTGGACTTCCGATGGTGGCCCCTTACAGCGCCAATGCACGGTTGAGTTTAAGCTCAAGCCGGTTAAGCGTCGATTGAGAGAGCTTGTGGGTTTTGATGCATCTTCCCCTCCGGCTCCACCGCCTGGGGCGATAGAGGTATGGATAGGAATATCTTGGGATGAGTGGCGCAGGGCAAAGCCCAGTAGACAACAGTACAAGGTTAATCGCTGGCCTTTGATTGAGAAGGGGATGACGCGCCAAGATTGTATAGACTATTTGAGAGGAAAAAAGATGCCGGTTCCTATCAGGAGCTCTTGTATTGGGTGTCCTTACCGCCATTCCAGTGAGTGGTTGGACATGAAACAAAATTACCCTGATGAGTTTGCTGAGGCGGTGGCTTTTGATGAGGCTAATAGACACAACCCTCTCGCAGAGAGGGGAAGTACAGCTGACGAGTTGTATATATATCAAAAATGTGTACCCCTCAAAGACGCTAATCTGGAGGGGGATACCCAAGAGGGTAAATTAAGCCAACCCAGAACACACCCTTTTGTGGTTTGTATCGATGGTAATATCTATTACAGAGGAGTATGATGGCTTTATATTGGGTAATGATGGTAGTGGGAAGCTTGATGATGGTGTGTCTGTTGGCTACCGTTATCTCTTATGAGATGGGGAAGAGCATCTTTGTTTTACTAGGAAAGGTGACACGGTTACTGTTCTACCCCATTGCCGTTCTAACCGTTATTCTGCTGGTAATAACGGTGATAGAAGTGGTTGTGTCAGGAACAGCGTATCTTTTTTAAGGAAAATCTTCTTGACATAGACCGCGTTTTCGTGTATCATATTGGTATGGAGGGAAGACATGAAAGTTAATTTTATTCCAGTGCCAGTGAAGGTCGGGAATCTTAGAATGAGCACTGATGTGCCCATTGAAGTAGAGGGAATGTCCGACGCTGAGTTGGGGGCGTTGTCTGTGCAAAAGTGGATGTCCGTAGAAGCGGTGCTGATTGCGCGGGGAGAAGCTCTTCTCCCCTGGTCAATACCCCACAAGCACGGTGATTTAGTTGCACTTGAGGACGGGAATATCCACACTTGTGCTCTGTGCATGGGGCATCCTGGGTGTGATGGCTGTCCTGTTTATTTGGAAACGGGACGTATGTTCTGTAGGAAAACACCCTACGTTGATTATTATCACTCTTGCACTCTCCATGATGCAATCAGGGCTGCTCGTGATGAGATAAATTTTTTGCTACGTTTATTCCCATCAGTGGACGCTCTTGAAGTACAAGAAAGGGTGCGAGAAACATATCCAGATTATCAATGGGAGCGATGAAAATGTATGGGTATCGAGTTTATATATGGGCAGCAGTGCATGCTCATGACTCTGGTGAATTTTCACATTATACCATGCGTGAGAAAGTCATCCACTTATCGGAGCAGAAATTGTTCCCCACGCCCTCTTTTGTGTCACCGTATGTGACGCTGAAAAAGGGAAAGGTGGTTGGAAACACCGATATTGGAGATGAATTTATTTACAGCGTGGATTATCTAGGTGAGATGAGAATCAAGGTGGTTCACGAGTATGTGTAGAGTGTGTGGTACAAGGGTGTCTGAAGCACACCCTAAGATGTCTCGCGTGTGGGCTATGCCCAAAATGATACCATCTGCTTAGCTGAAAAGCGGTGGTATCCACAGAACCTGCTTAGGAGGGGTCATGACTAAGTTTAGCGGAACGGTTGTGTCGGTAGAGGATGGGGTAATTGTAATTCACGCTGATGTAGATATTGAGGAGGGAGATTACTACTTCACTGTGAATCGAGAGCTTGGTTGCGTAGAGTATGTTGCAGAGCCAGCCCCATCAGATGACAGGGGAGATGTTCAAGAGTTTATCCTTTCTCTGGCAACAGATATGGGTATGAAACAAAGTGTGACCGTTAAGGATTGTACGACCTTGGGCGGTAACGTGGTGTTCTCTGTCGATAACACCAAGATGCGTCCTGTGTTCATAAGTAGATTGCAAAACCACATGACAGTTAGGAGGGAAGCTTGATGGACGCATGGCTTCGAGAGAAAGAGGAGATGGAGGAAACCGCCAGGGCGTGTCAAGAGGCGATTGATGTGCTTGACGTGATGATTGAAGAACTAGACAGAGAGATAGAATCCTTGCGCCTCAAGGCGGGTGACAGAGTGAGGGTTTACCTTGGTAACTGTGAGAGCCAGCACGCCAAAGCGATTATCGAGGAACAGGGAAACCCTACGGGAAAAATCCTGTATCGCTTTGAAAGCAATCATCGGCTGATGGCGTGTGTTGAATGGCCGGAGGGTGTTACATTTGGCCCTTGGTGGCAGGTTAAGAACTTGGAGAAGGCATAATGGAATCATACATGAAGACCATCCCTGAGCGGGTTATCACGATGCGCCCTGGTAGTCTCAGGATGACCAAGCAACAGTTCAATGAGATGAGGGCTAGATACAAGGAAAAAGGAGAGTGGGGTGGGGGCAACCGCTACGAATATAAAATCATTGTCCCCGAACATGAAGTGCGTTGCGTACCCACTCTAGCGACGTTGCATTCTTGGTTTCACGGGGACTGGGGGCCTCTATACTTAACCTGGAAGGACGGGTTGCTTTGCCCGTTTCACAGTGACATCGGAAGACGCAACATGACGTGTTGCAATGGTCTTCGCAAGCGTTGTGGCGGGTTGCCTATTCGTGACAGACACATTTCACACCTGTCTACCGATAGACAAAGGAATTTGGTGGGCAGAGTAGTGTGCTATCGGTGGTGCTATGTCTTGGGTCGTGTTTATTGGGACACGAGTGTTGATGAGTTCATCGAGTTCGACAATGACCTCGGTAAGGCGGCGGTAGGGATTCTGCATATGTTGTACCATCGTTCCGGCTTTTTTGATTGGTATTTTGAACAGAGGAGGCGGAACAACAAATCGAGACGGGAGTGGTTAGGAACCATGGAAGGTATTCCAGTAGACCTTCCAGATAGGTTTGAGAGACTTTAAGGTTTTTCTTCTTGACAGTGGGTGCTGGATAGTGTATAATTGTCAGTGAGGAGGTAAAAATGTTAAAGAAAGTACGTGTTTGTGATGCATGCATGAACGCACTGTCGCGTCAAGAGTGCGTAAAGTGCGGGGCGGATATATGTTTCCCGTGCACTCACAACTACCTTGTATCCTACGAGGTAGAGCGGGAACCCTGCGCAAGGAGAATTGATATTCCGTTATGCCCAAAGTGTTATCAAGATGTCTTGGACAACGCTGAGGATGGGGGGTATGAATGGAAGGGGCGTATAATCGAGGCGGTATTAGGTGAGTGAGAAGTTGGCACCATGGGTTTTTAAGGTTGTTATGGCGAGCATCGCTGGGGGTTACGTACTCGTAGCCCACAAGGCGTGGTCAAAGACAGGTACAGTCTTGGCTGTGTCTGCATGGGTAATGGGTACGATAATCCTTTTCTTGTTTTCCCAAGAAGAACCGGAAACCGAGCCAGAGCCTGAAGAAAAAGAGGGTGTTAGCATAGTTCTAAGGTTGATTCTTTGCGGAACGTTGTTATATCTTGTGTTAATGCCCCTTGGGGCATTAATGGATACATATGGCTCTGGGATTATTATTCCCTGGGTCATATTGTATGGATGGGCATCATCTGTTATTTGGAGGTTAAAGTGATTGTCAAGGCTTATGTAGAGGAAAACCTGGGCGTAATGTCCGTGATAGCGGGATATTTGGTGGGGGTCGTCATCGGAAACATATGGGATGCAACCCCTAATCTTTCTCACATTCTTCACATGGTGATAGGTGTTGCTCTCTTAGTCACTGTATCACAGGTTATGAATGTCGTATACAAAAACACCACGGCACGGTTTAGGGGATGGGGGTTTGCTAAGGGAGTTGAATTCGAGAGGATGCGCCATGAAGGCGAAAGGGAGTCCCATCGTGAGGAATAGAGACAGACACACGACAGCATGTAACACTGCCTATGACGGGCAGGTTGCTCGCCTCAGAGAATATGAGGCTAATTACCCCGATTACTGTCGTGAGTGTGGAGCAACTGGTGTTGTGGTTTATACGGAGAATGGTGCTCCACATGGTGCGGGATACTGGCCTATGCAAGTTGAGGAGCTATGTGATGCTTGCCTGGGCGAGTGCCCACGTTGTGGACATGAGTTTGGTGAACAAGAATATCTTGGTTTTACCGAAGGACAGACCCCGTGTCCAGAGTGTGAATGGAATTGGGGTAACAATGAAGGTGATTGTGCTCCTATTGTTGATCTGGGGTGTAGTTGTTATCAACTAGAGAAATTCGGAAAAAATGCATGGCTAGCACCGCTTAGGCATGGTACAAACGTAATTTGTGACCGTTGCATGAGGTCGATGGAAAAGCACCTTGTCTATAGGTATACGGAGAAGGAGGTAGTAGAAGAAGAGTATTATTATTGCCCTCGTTGCAAGGTTTCCACTGAAAGGAGGATGGTTTGATGTTGTTTAGGCCGGCGAGCACGCGTGTGAACATACGTTTTATCAGTGGTGAGAAGGTACAGTTAAACACCAGGAATATTGGAGAGGGGTTGACTGTAGCAACGTCAAATTCCTCTGATATAGTTGCTCTGATTGCAACTGATGCGGGTGATGAGATACAATTTGTTGTACAACCCACGTCGGAGAGCATGAACACTGTGATAAACAATCTGGGTAGCGGATACAAAGTGATATGGAGGTCTGATGCCACTGAGTGACAAGCAGATTAAATTAAGAGAGGGGATGATTACCCCCTTTGTTGACCATCAAGTTAGCGAGGGTGGAGCAATATCCTATGGTCTTTCTTCTTACGGTTACGACATCCGAGTAGCCAACGAATTTAGGGTTTGCGCTGGAGTACCGTGGAAGTGTGTAGACCCCAAGCGGTTTCCAGATGCATCCTTTGTATCCCTTAACTCAGCAGGGTATTGCATTATTCCCCCCAACTCTTTTGCTTTAGCAAGGTCATTAGAGTGGGTTGAAGTACCCAGAGACATCATGGTGATATGCTTGGGGAAAAGCACGTATGCGCGGTGCGGTATTGTAGTGAACGTGACCCCCTTAGAGCCGGAGTGGAAGGGCTACATCACCATTGAAATTAGCAACACAACACCCCTTCCGGCTAAGGTTTATGCTGGTGAGGGAATTGCGCAGCTCGTTTTCCTTAGTGCTGATGAGATTTGCGATGTATCGTATGCTGATCGCAAGGGACGGTATCAGCATCAAAAGGGTATTGTTTTGCCGTTTACAGGAGGATAGGATGAAAGTGCAGTTTGTCACTGGCGGGTTTGACAGCGTAGAAGAAGCTGCGCTGTCTGAGGGGCTGGTGCCCATCCAAGAAATTGAGGTTTATCGAGATAGTGAGGGGTGGTGTGCTGAAACAAAAATCGATGGGAAGCAGTATAAAGGTTATGGCAACAACCCCCAAGTAGCTGTTGTTAATTTGCTTAACGTCTGTGGGGTGCGCGTTAAGGTAGATGCTTCTCAAGCAAGGGTGTTCTGATGAATAAAAGCGCCAATACTATGTTTAGGTTGGGGATGGATTTGACGAATGTTAAGAAGGGTGAAGTGGCTAGTGCTTATTATCTGCGTGGGGGGAAGCAGTGCTTGGTTCTGGTAAGCAAATCCCAAAACGTAGATGAAATGTGCGCATATTTAGGCGCAGGTCTGTCAGATGCCCTAGTTAGGATAACTCTTCAGCTATCGGGGCGAGAGGAAGATGTGCCTAAAGAGATGGTGGAAGAGTATGTGAATCTACTATCTATGGTATTGACGCACCATATTAGCAATAGTTATAATGCCTTGATGGAATACTTCACGTCATCTGGGGTTGAGAAAGACCTTGCTGATTACAGACTAGAGCGCCTGATGGGGGATTTAATCGATGACTGGGAAGGGATTTGACCTTCAAGTCGAGATGGAAAAGCGAGGATGGGGTATTGAGGAAGTAGGAAGCAGGCTGGGGGTTGAACCCAGGACGGTATGGCGTTGGGTAGACAGTGCCAAGTCACTGTCTTTAACCGGAACCCCCGGTCGCGATATGATATATGATATTGCTGACCTTTTCGGTACATCTCCATACAAGGCTGGGGAATACTGGGGGGTGTGGATAAACACACTGGTGCTGCACCCCGCAGTACCCCCTAAGCCCTGTGGGAGATGTCAGTATCAAGAAGTGTGTGGCAGAATACGCAGCTTGGCTCTACCAGCCCCTTGTGAGGGGGTGGGTATGGTAGAAGTAGATGGTATTGTGGCTCGCGGTCTAGGGCCACATTTTTTCAGTCGGTATAAGGTAAGGTATTATAATGGAAAAGTACGTCGCGTTTGACATCGAAACCTCGCAGAAAGCCCCCGATGACAGGGCAAGCATCGGGAAGTTAGATATTACGTGTGTAGGCTACTACATTAGTGGAGAACAACATACCCTCAAATCCTCCTTCTATGGGGATTTTGTTCAGGGGGTAGGATTTGAGGTAATGAAGGAGTTACACATAAATCGTGTTGTCTGCTGGCTTTGGGAACATTACAAGCAGGGATACCAAATTGTATCTTGGAACGGGATGGGGTTCGATTTTCCTGTCTTAGCGGGTAATGCCAGCGCTCGTTACAAAGAGCGCGTCGAAACCATAGCCTGGGGAAGTTATGACCCCGCTTTCCACATGCTTTGTGAGAAAGGTTTTATGATTGGCCTTGGGTCTTATGCGGAGGTCAACGACTTAGGGGTTAAGACAATGGACGGGCTAGAGGCTGTAGAGAAATGGTCGCTGGGTTTCGAGGAGCAACTGGAAGTCATTGAGTATGTTAAACACGACGCATTGCTGACAGCCCGTGCTTGGGAAAAGATGAATGAGCGTGGAGCTGTGGAATGGATTACTCGGTCGGGGAAAAGTTCGGTATGGCAGCCCAGCAAGCGCTTTTTGCCTGTCGAGGAAGCGTATGGGCTACCGCTTCCAGATACGAGCTGGATGGATAATCCATTCAAGCGAGAAGAGTTCTACGATTGGATGGAGCACTATCCTGCTGTAACATGATGTTACACTAGAAAAGCGAAAGCCCTGGGATTGTTACCCAGGGCTTTTTGTTTAGATCAAGATTTCTATACCGTCCCCGTTTTTCTTGATTATCTTAGATTCCTCCAAGATTTGTAGGTGATTCCTGATTGTGCGTGGTGTTACTCCTATGCTTTCCGCTGCTTGGCTTTGGGGTGCGCTAGGGTTTTCCATATAGTATCCTAGTGTTTCCTTCTCAGTTCCTAGCGTTTCCATTAGTGCCTTTCTAACTTCCTGTTTTTTCCTTTGCGCGTCCTCAACCTTCCTCTCGGCTTTCTCTATTTTCCTTTGTGCTTCCTTGGCTTTCTCTTCAGCTTCCTTAGCCTTCCTTTCGGCTTCTTCGGCTTTCCTTTGCGCTTTTTTCATCTCCCTTGATTCACTTCTCTCTTTCCGCCTTCTGGCTCTTTCCTCGGCCTCTCTTTCCGCTTCATTCACGCGGTGGAAATGAGTAACACGCTGGTTGAGCGATATGACGCCAATGGCGCTTAAGCCTGGAAACGAAAGGGCGATGAGGTTCTGGACTTTTCCTTCATTGATTACTGTTGGTAATTCCATTCCTAACAAAAGCAAGAATGATATTACAAAGTACCCCATCATTAAACCCAGCGCTAGATTTTCGTTAGCACCAGCCTCTGACTTTAGTTTGGTGGTATTCCATTCCTTGAATGTGAGCCAAAGATTAGATGTAACCAGGCCCACCATCTCAATCACAACAGCGATGATTAACCCTTCGACAAGAGATAATGAGAATATCTCTTTGCTTGCTCGGCTTACGAGCAAGGCTGATGGGATAGGGGCCAACCAGCATGCCAACCGCCCCACGATGCTAACTAGTACAGTTTCCAGGGTTGCCATGGTGCTCTCTGATGTACGAGAGAGGGCGCGTAGCTTATCAATAGTTTTTTCCATCTCTAGTCTCCCATGTTAATCAGCTTCTTTCTGGCTTCCGACTCTGATATTTCCTTCCATTGCCCGTCTAGAACCTCCTTCTCTTTTATACCCAGTTTTTCCAGGAGGTGTTGTTCACCCACCGTAGCAAACCCTCTTGTTTGAATGCGTGTTAGGGCCGCTGTGACAATCTCTGAGTATCCATTCATTACCGTTGATCGGTAGTCGGCCAGAGACCTAGCTCTGTCTTCTGGTGGCATGCTTACCGGCTGAGTGTAGTCGTTAGACGTACCCAGTCTTGCGTCGTAGATGTTGTGCCCTGGAAACAGGATAGCTCGATCTGGTAATACCTGATGTGCTTCCATGGTTTTCCTTTGGAAGAAATTGTATGAAAACCCTATCCCCAACACCACGACGGTAAGTGAAAGGGTAATGATTGTCGCGGTAGCAACCACCTTGAATCCCCATTTAACTGTCCATGCAACAGAGTTGACAAAGTTTTCCATAGAGGTTTGCCACTCGTCTTGGATGGCGTCCCACTTTTCTTTTCTGACAGAAAGATCGAACTCATCCGATTCTATCTCGACGGATTTTTGCTCTCTGTACATATCGGCTCTAGCGTGTGCCATCGTACCAATCCCGCGCACGATTCCCCATGCTACAGCTACAATGATAGCTGCTAATAATAAGAAGATAAAAAGCCCACCACCATTCTTACCCATACATTATATTCCCTAGAGCGCTCTCCCCTTCCTCTGCGGATGGGGCCTTAGCTCTTTCTAGTATAGTTCTCAATACTTTTTGTGGGTTATTAACCTCGGTGATTTTGAACGGTGTCTTGCTCCAACCCACTTGCAAGAAAACGTCTCCATAGTTGAAAAGATTTGCCAACAGCCCGTCTTGGATGATGTATCCAGTATCAACTCTGCTCACATCACCAGAGCGAGGGCTATAGAATGTAGCCCACTTTCTGTAAAGGATACTGATTTTACCATCCTCTGTGATTTCGTATTTTTCATCTGTCGCGTCTCTAAGGTCAAACCCAAAAATGATAATTGCAATCACGGGTATCGTATAAAACGCCATTAAAAACGCTATTGTGATGGGGGTGATAGTTGCATATTGTAAGTAAGGCGAGAACACTTTAATCGTCATCATTGTTGTAAAGATCGTCGTAGTGATGACAAACAAGAGTGAGTGCCTTATATCTCGCAATACCGCGATGAAGCAACGTCGCCACACAATTCGTTCTTGTTCCATCAGGCTGGTATTCTTACGTTGCGTTTAGGCTGTGTGCTTTGTTGAGTGGATACCGATGCGGGCTTTTCCCTTGCCCCCCAAACCTTCCATCCAAAAAAAGTACCAGCTACAAACCCAACCAAGATACCCACCGCCAAGGTTGCCACTATCCAAGGGATCATTCTATTTTCTCCAAAAACACTGGTGCTCTTCGGTTGTCGTTTCTTTCTTCGCTGACAACGTTCATATCCTCTAATGCTTCATATACCCTTGACGCTCTAGGGTATCCCCAGTTCATATTTCTCATGATATGGGATATAGACGTTTCTTCTATAGTGTCTTGCTTGAACCATGCTATAACCTCATGCACTTCGCTGTCGCGTGCAGTACCAGTAGCCTCGATGTCGTCGTCTGGTAACTCTACGTATTCGGCATCCCATTTTCTGGCGTACCCGTTTATGATTTGTTCGGCACGGTCGGGTTTGTTATCGTCACAGGTGAAAGCGGCTTGAAACTTCACTAAGTTATTTGTGATAAACGAACCACGCCCAGGAAGGGTTTCGGCCCCCCCACTGCCCTTACCCAAGGCCAGGTAAGAATCTTGCGGGTTCTGTACCTTGCCACAGATGACCAGTGGTATTTGCGATTTAGCGACAATGTTGCCAATCTGGTCACCACGTGGTCTTTGCGTTGCACAGATTAGCATGATTCTATCGCTACGACCAAGGCGGGTCAAGTTTTCTAACAAGTCTCCGAACTTGGTGGGGTTGAGGTCGGTTAACACGCTAACCTCACCGATATATACTACGATTAGGGGCAGACCATCCTTATCCCCGTTTACCTTTTCAGCTCGTTGGCGTCGCTCCTCTTCTACCCATTTCAGCATAGAGAACGCTTTGTGGGGTTCGTATGTAGGAGGAGCTAGGAGGTGTGGGAGTCCGTCCCATATTCTAACATCTTCTGGTTTTCCAGATGACATAAACATCTTTAACTCATCGGGTGTGTAGGCTCGCACCAAACCAGCGATGATTGTATTTGAGAGCACTGTCTTTCCAGAACCAGTAATACCTGCAATCAGGGCGTGGCAGTGGTTGGGATGTGTGGGGTCGAAGACGACTGTCTCCCCCTCAAGGGTTACCCCCATGGGAATAGCGTTTTTTTCCGGATATGGTAAATCACTGATGTCCAGGTAAGCAAATACATCACTGCCTACCAGGTCAGATAGAGAGAAGTCAAAAACTACCATACCCTGCGATATATCTATGGTAAATCCTGCAGCCCTGGGTAGCATTAAACCGGCCCTGATGGGGTCAGCTGCACTTTTTCTAAGCGTAGAGAGGTTCCTAAACGCATCTTTACCATAATGTATACTGTTTAGCTTTAACCTTTTCTTCAGCTCGCCTAAATCACGCGACGACCTTGCGGGTCGTGCATAGAACCGACACTGGTTGCCAAGTGCCGAGATACCGTTACTGTCTATGATGATCGGAACCCCAGCGTCGTAGCAAGCCGCCTCTATGATGGTGGCAGCCTTGTTCAGCTTGTTGACAGTGCTCTCTTCTAGCATTAGTCGGTGTGAGTTAGATATGTTGTGTTCAACGTATTTACTTTGAACACAATATCGTCTAGTGTGACGGGGGGTAGGTCAAGCCCTTCCCTGACTTTGTTGTGTTCCTTGAGTAGCTCAGCCAGCCCGTGCTCATAGAATATTGCTTTGTCGCTGGCGTCTGTCAAGAAGGGGTGGGTGTGTAGCAATAACGCTTTGTCATCCGGCACTCTAGAATCCGGGTCAATCACTATTACTTCTACCAATCTACGTGTATTCATTTTGTCCTCCTGAGACTTGTTTACCTTAACGCTCATTTTATTGACCTCTGTACTGAATGTCTCAACCGCCGCATAGGTTTTCTTAATGATTGCTTCAGGGTACGGCAACGTGCTGTATATCCACGAGCCTGAACTTGCGTCAGGTGCATATTTGTCAAAGACTATTCTTGTCAAAACGGAATATCCTCCTCGGAACCATTGTTCCCCTTCGTTGTTTCTTTTTTGTTGTTGTCGTTTCCTCCTCCCAAGAATTCTATACGATACCCTGTCATTTCTAGCGATGCTTTTGCTTCATCTCCTTTTATCCATGCATTAGGTTCGTTCATTTTCCCCTCTACCAAGACTTGTTTTCCCTTGGTGAGGTATCCTGCTAGGTTCTCGGCCCTGTCTCTCCAGACAGCGACTCTAAACCAAATGGTCTTGTCTTTGTAGTCAGAGACAGCGACGTTGAAATTGGCAACTGGTGTACCGTCTCCTAAGTAGCGCAGCTCGGCGTCCTTTCCAATGTGCCCCACAATGACAATTTTTTGATAGCCCATATCTTACCCCCATAATCCTCTAACGTTTGCTTTTTCATCCTCGTCATCAGGCCCCATTGGTTGTCCTTGATAATGACGACGACGCTTACTATCGGCCCAATCCATGATACAGTGAAAAGCCGAGCCGATGCTTTGCCCCCCGATAAAGACCCAATAAGCGGGGCTTTTCAGAGGGCTGATCATGATACCTAGAATGTCTTTGATAGTCCATGCTGTCCTGGTAGCACCATACAGACGCCCTAGATCGGTGTAGGGTACAAACACCAGGTTCCATGCTAGCGTACCTGCTATAGATAATAACGTGAGCATAAACAGCAAGTAAAATTGCTGTATCATGGCCCCCATGATGGGCCAATGTGACACTGGGCTGCGATGTCCGGTGAATATTTGATATGGAAGCCATAGTAACCGTGCCAGCTTCCAGTTGTTATAGGGTGTACTGGGGAGGTCTAAGTCGGGTGAGAAGAATGTACCCCCAGCGTAACAACCTATTGCAACGACACCGGACACCACAACCCCAAACGCCGTTTCATGGTTCCAGCTCAGGTGACCACCAGTGGCTACCCAAGTCATTATTGCGCATCCGCCCGCCAGAACAACGGATGCTTTTTTGTGTGTCTTATAGTTAGGCATTTTCTAGCAACGTTTTGCTAACAACAACCCCGTTGTCCACGAATACAACCCACTTATCATTAACTGTCAATCTACCTCGTTGACGTTCAACATTCCATCCTTCGTGTTGATTGGTGCTTTCAACTGGCTCGTGGATTCTTTGTTCGATATTCCATTTGGTTTGCGGTTTTACATCGACTTTTTCTTCAATCTCTAGACCATTCCAGTCGAAAGTGATTTGGTGTGGTTTCGTAGATTGATCTATGGTAACGCAATCATATCGGCGTGCCCATACCGTGATGGTCAACCATGACGATTCTACCCCCCACATTTTTGCTATCTGTGAATATGTAAACACGTTCCCAGTTTTTCTTAGTTCCAAGAGGCGTGGCCCCCAAAGGTGCATGTCTTCTCTTTCTTTGAAGTCTTTCCAATCCATTATTCTTCCTCAATTTCTCTGCTGCTTGTTTCATCCTCAGTACCATTTAGCTTTTTCCTTATTTCGTCTAGTAATTCGCTTAAAATGTCTTGGTGGTCTCTCAGGAAAACGGTGGCTCCAAACGAGCCGTGCGCGTCTGGGGATTCACTTTCTGTGAAGTAGTAGTAAGCTCCATTCTTTTCAAACACCCCTAGCTCTTCCCCAAGATCAAGCACTTCTTCCTCGATACAAATGCCTCGCCCATATTCTATCACAATGGTAGCACTGTGGCTGGGTGGTGCGATTTTGCTCCATTTCACATAACAGTGAGTGGGCTGGCGAACAGGTTTACCGTCTTTGTCCTTTGTGGGTTTTCGGGGGGACAAATCAATTCTTAGACTGGCGGCATGTTGAATGGCTTGTCCGCCACTCATGGTCTCTGGATTTCCCCAGCCACCAATCTTGTACCTTCTTTGCCCTGTTACAATAAGGGCTGTATTGTTAATCATCAGCGGGCCGACTATTTTTCTCATAGCCTGTGCATTGATACGTGCTTTGAGACCCACGTGGGATTCCCCTACCTCTCCTTCTATCTCCGCCTTGGGGGTGAGGGCGTCGAGGGAATCAAGGATGATAAGGTCTATTTTGTTACTTCTTGCTAGCCCCTCGATAATCTCCCAAACCCCCTCCATGGGAAGAAGGGAACCCGTGCTTTCCTCTACTGGCTTTATCCTGATTAGGTCGTCTAGATTCACACCACACTTTTGGGCGTAGGTGTGGTCTAGGGCGAATTCTACATCTACGTAGGCACATTTAAGCCCCATTTTCTGGGCTTGTGCAACTATTGACAAAGACACACTGGTTTTACCGCTACCTTTCTCTCCCCACAGGATTGTGATTCTTCCCAGGGGAACACCAAGTAGTTTGTCTTTTGCCCCGATGGCTCTATCCAGTTTGATGGAACCTGTTGATATGACATCAACATCTGGATAGTCGTTGAACGTTGTGACTACACCTGGGTATTTTCTTTCTATTTTACTTAATCCTTGCATAATGGTTTGACTCCTACAATCTCTACTCCAGACGTGTCGTTGTAGAACGCTACCTCTATCATCACACCGTTTGGAGCTTCGTATATCTGTGTTTGCGGTTCTTCTCTACGACGGAACCACTCACTGATAATCAGGTTGAGAAGTGATGCTAGCGAGTCCATTTGACGACGCTCTACTTCGGCATCCAGTTTCTCTCTGATTTCAGGCTCGAATCTTATCGAATATGGGGATGGCATTTTTACCTCAAGTAACTATATATCGGGTGTCGTTCTGGCACTGTCCAAATACCATCTCCTACCCACTCCAGAACGTAAACCATCATTGGTTCGTAGCAGTATGGCAAAGATTTTCGCTCTAGCTGTTGTTCCCATTCCAGAAAAACATTGTAAGGAAACAACCACGTTCTACGAGCGTGATGTGTTGAGTTCACTCGATTCTTGCCAATACAAAACCAGAGCCATTTTTCGCGCTCTGGGTTGTCCTCTGCCCACTGGCGCTGATTATCTCTTAAATCCCCGAAGGGTATGCTGGTGTTTCCGGCTTTTACTTCTACGTCGATGAAGATGCTTTCTCGCTTGCTCCACGCGGGGACACCAACCTTTGGAAAATCCCATGTACCAGAAGCGGCTCCTGGCAACACCAATTTTCCACAGTGCGGGCAATACATAGCATCACCCTTCTTGTAAGCGAACCAGCCCCAATCACGCATGCTTTTACCACACTCCGCATCCGCCATACCTCTCTCGTGAGCCATATCTATCGGTAGACAGATCGTGGGGTATTGCACTCTGGGCATCGATCTTCTTGGGTGAGCAATCCACACTTACCGCATACCCAGACAGCAGGGTATCCTCTATATCTGGACGGGCTTTCTGGTAGATGATCTTGTGGTGTGCTGATGATAGCCCGTAGCACTACCTCTGTTTTTGGGTAACAGATGCTGTCGTGATGATTTTCCTCATACCGCAGGTCAACCACAGCCTTGCCACCTAGTCGCTCTATAACGGCGACCAAGTTAGTACCTATCCTTGTTTGTAACCTTTGTGCGCTATAAAAGAATGCATCATCATGGTAATCGTCGGATATAGTACCTTTAACCGCCAGCGTTGTTTGCATGTGTATAGAACCCCTCTAACCGCAAATATCTTTGGAAGGTGGGTTCAGGATATTTGTAACCATATTTGTTACGCATCTTTACCAGTAACCACACCATCCATTTTTCTTGTCCTTGTACTTTTCTGTGACAAGAATCGCAAACACAACACCTGTTTTTCAGTGCATAGCATAGGTGTTGTGTTCTTGAGCCGAAATGCGCCCGTGACACGATTTCGTGTACATCGGACGCTTTACTACCACAGACTTGGCATTTACCCTTGTCTCTGGTAATTGTGGTTGCCCACGTTTTTTGGTTGTACTCTCTACCCTTGTCGCCTCTCTTTCCCATTTTAACAACTCTCTATGTACTCTCTAGGAATACATTATATCAGATGCGTACCATTTTGTCAAGGAAGAACCTTGACGTTTGTTATTATTGAATGATAAGTTTGGTACAGTTGTAAAAAAATTAAGTGGGGGATAGTATGGCGTTAGTTGCTTTACAGGAAAAAAGGTCTGGTAAAAAGGAACTTACAGAGCTTCAGGAGCAATATTTGGATATTGTTCTTGAGGAATATGGTGGCATTGTACCTCATGGGGAAAAAACGAAGATTGCAGAAAGATTGGGGTGTGATGTATCATATTTGTCGCAGATGGATTGTGGTCATCACCCTGCATTTACCAGAGAAAAGGAGCGGCGTTTACGAGAGAACATTTATATGGATGACCCCATGGCGCAGATAGCCGCCTTGCAGAAAATGCTGGAGAGCGTCATAGACGCTCGAAAGCGTGAGGGTCTTCCCTTAACTAAGAAAGACCCTGTGGAAGTAGTAGATACTATCAGAAAGATCAGCCAGGGTGAAGCGGCAAATAAAAAGCCTCCAAGTCAAACGGCTGTTTTCAATTTTCAGGGAATGGGGGATAGAGAACTGTCAGACGCTATTGATAAAATCACAGGAATGCTTAGAAGTGGTGACACCGAAGACATTCAGCAAGTTATTGATGGAAGTTACGAGGAAGTAGATGAGTAATCCTCAGGCCCAAGCATTGCTGGAAGCCGCCCTCTCTGACCTGAAGGACGAGCAAAAACGCCGTGCGCTTGAGAAGGCATCCCAAAGACCTACTACCAGAGATGAACTCTGGGAGTGGATACGTGATGTTTTGGGATACAAGATACCCCGCACTGTTACTGCTCCTGGTCACCGTCCGCTGTTTGAATTCATCGCTGATGCTTATTTTGGAGATATAAGCAAGGGGCTTATCAGGGCTTGTCGTGGTGGTGGCAAAACACTGGGGTTTTCTATTATTTATTTACTCAACACCGTTTTCAAGTCTGATTTTGAGATTGTGCATGTGGGCGGGACAGAGCAACAATCTCAGAAGGGGTATGCCTATTATGCTGGCGACCCCAAAAAGGAGGGTGAGGCTGGTTTTATTAGAAGACCGGCGTTTAATGACAATTTAGCCGGCGAACCGATGGTCAGCAAGACCGCCCTGAAAAATGGTAGCAGGCTAGAGATTAGAACAGGGGGAAGCAAGAAGTCTGTATCGGGGCCTCACCCCAATCTGTTGGGAATAGACGAGTTAGACCATATTGATTTAGACACGCTGAACATTGCCTTACAGATGCCGATTAGTCGTGGCCCTTATTCATCGACCATCCTGATGGGGTCGTCGCAGTATGAGTATTATGGAACACTACAAACACTTGTTGAATCGGCAGACGAACGAGGAATTGAGGTCTACGAATATGATCTCTTAGACATTATTGAGCCGTGCGGACGCTCTTACCCCAAAGAATGTGAGGGGTGCCCGTTCTATATCTGGACAAATCCATTCACACAGAAGGAGGAAGAGCTTTGCAGGGGGCGTGGTGCCAGGTCGCGAGGGTACTATCCTTACAGTGACGCGGTAGACAAGTTTTTGGTATCGACAGATGTAGAGCTATTTGTTTTGCAGATGTTCATGATGCGTGGGACATCTGAGGGATTAGTCTACAGCCAGTTCTCTACTGATACGCACGTTAAGGAATTCCCACCAGAGGGTGCAGATATATCGGCGTGGAAGTTCTTTGGTGGGGTAGACCTTCGCACCAAGGGGCGGGTGGTCATTATAGCTGAAGCCCCCAAGGTCTTAAAAAATGGTCGTCGCCTACGCTGGGTTGTTGACGAGTGGGCGGACAATAACTCTACCCCGTCTCGCATTCGAGAGGCTGCATTTGAGATGCGACGCGATATTGAGAAGCGGTTTGGCAAGATGGTTGATGTATATTGGATGGAGGCCGCTGCTGGTGATGAGGCTGAGGATTGGCGTCGTATAGGTTTGAACGGCAAGATTGTTAGCAAGGACAAACGCAGTATTATGTATGGAGTTGGTCAAATACGTGACGCTTTTTTGGATGCCCAGGGTATCACGTCATTATTTGTAGACCCCCGTTGCAAGAAGTTAATCTACGCACTGGATAAAGGTTATCAGTGCAAGCGGAAACCCGATGGGGGGTTTGACAGAGACAGACCGGAGAAAAGGTTTGATAATTCACCGGATGCTCTGAGGTATGCATTCATTGGCGGGTCACAAGAAGCGTCTCGCTTGCCCGATCACATGTCACAAATGCCGTATCGTTCGCGATATGAGCGATACCAAAGGAATAAATGGAACCCGATGTTATGAAAAATGTCAACTTCTCCCCGCTAAAGCGGGGAGCTTGTCAGGACAGGGATGTCAGTAAGGTTGACTAGCCTAAGCCCGTTTCCGCAAGGATATAGTCAAGGGCTACGCGCTGAATGGTAACACCCAAGAATGCTTGCCCAGTTTTTGGCTCTGTAAGTCCTCTCTTGTCGGGGACGCGGGTAAAGACCGGACATCACGTTCAGTCGCATTGGCGAGGGTACATATACGAGTAGTCAGGCTCGGCTGTTTATCAGCAATAATCTGACAAGAGGATAAATGCGAGTACCGGTGATTTCAAAAGAGGGTGAACCTTTAATGCCCACCACACCAGCTAGGTGTCGTAAGA